CGACGATATATTTAATCATACACTAAGTTGGGCTCTTTCTCAACGACTCGCATCGTGGGTAAACAATAATCATCAGAAAAATATGATTTCTATATCAGAGAATAGTCCGATTACTGTTGATCATATAGCATTCCGCGGGCTATTAAGAGAATTGTTACATTTTAATAAGAAATTTAATGATGGCAGGCCTGTTATTAGATTCGAAGATGTAATTGCACTAGATAACGCCAGGGATTTCTGTACTTTATTTAACTTAGATTTTGTAGATTTTGAATTTGTAAAAATAGGAGAAGAATTTGGAAACCATAAATTGCAGATGATAGCCAATATAAATGAGCTTCACGATATTTACACCGAAGAAATAGAAGAATGAGTAATCATATTCATCAATATTATCCTGTATTCACATATTTTGCAAATCAGTTAGATCAATCGTCAGAGTGGTGGACTGATAAAAAAGTATTAGATTTTGGTGGAAATTGTGGTAACATCTTAAGAGATCCGAATTGCACTATTAAGCACGAAAATTATTATTGTTTAGATATATCGTCGGCCGCTATAGAAAAAGGAAGAGAAGATTTTCCAGAAGCACACTGGCATCATTATAATCGATTTAATATCGCATATAATTTCGATGGTAATAAAGATGAACCGTTTCCTGTGTTTTCTGAAAAATTTGATGTGATTCTAATTTATTCAGTTTTTACATCTACTTCTAGGTCCGAAATGATAAGATGTATAAACTTAGAATTATTACCGTTATTAAATCACGCCGGGATGCTTATCAATACATACCTAAGTTTAAATAATTATGGAGTATTAAAAGGATTCTTAAATAAACGACAAACAAAAAAGGAAGACCAAATTAATATATTAAATGAAATTTATGGAAAAGAATATTTTTATTTAATAGGGGAAGATATAGTTAGCACAGAGGAAGATTTTATAAATTATAATAATCAAGGATGGGCATTGTCTTTTTATAAAGATGAGGAAATTTGCAGAATATTTCCTAATTGTGAAATTAAATCGTTTAAATTAAGTACTGACGGCCAAAGAACTAAATTAGTACATCATAGTATGCTAATTTGTGCCCGGGTCGATTAAATTCAATTTTGAAAATGCCCATGCTCGTTCCTTACAGAAGAAGCATTCGTTGCATCGCCCAGCTACTTTCATGCAACATGAATGTGTAAGTTTAAGCATTTCTTCTATCTTGTATTGATAGTATAAAGAGATAACAAATGCCTTATCATAATTAAAGAATGGATGTTGACGTATATCTGTTCGAATAGTATTTTCTCTGGCCGGGTATGTAAAGGTTGTCTCTAATTGTATATCTGGGTTCTTAGTTGTGCCTGTAAGAAGAATATCGGCCTTATATTTAAGCAAAGCATCTATCATCCCGGATCCGACAAATTTACTATGATGCACGTCTGCATCACCTACATAAATTACGTCTGGCAATTCTGTATTGAAATAACTTTTTAAATAATTTAAAACATTAGTTGTATGAGCGATAGTCCCGGTTCGTCAAGATACGGAGTAAGGTACAATTTTACAGTTTTTATTTTCTTCTATATTTTGTTTATGTATTAAATAAAGGAGTATAGAACTATCTGCACCACCGGAAAACATTACACCCAGATGTTTATCATGATAGGAATCTATTATATTCATATTCTTATTTATATAATAACTATTGTCACCATGATAAATACTTGTATAATGAATAATATTGAAGAAATTAATTTTAAAACTATATTACATATATGGAAAAACGAATTATGGCCCGGCAGAATATCACCTATAGAAACGCATAGTGCTATGTTATATCTTCATAATCATGATATGAATAATTTTTCATTACCGAATTGGTACCATGGATGTTATATAGATAACAAACTAATAGGAGTCAATAGTGGACATCTCTGTGTTAATAACAATGTAAGATCAAGAGGCCTATGGGTTTGCCCAGAATATCGTAAAAAAGGCTACGGAAAACAGTTATTATTGGCGACTGTAGACAAGGCAAAAACACTTAATGCGTCTTTTGTTTGGAGTTACCCACGGAAGTCATCCTGGGTGACATACAAATCTGTCGGATTCAAATTAACTACCGAATGGCAGAAAAGCGAGACAAGTGATGCGAATTGTTACTGTATACTAGATCTATGAATATTTACACATCCGAAGATAATTGGTATAAATGGCGCTATAGTAATGGTCCACTTTTTGGCAGAAGAGAAAGAAATTTTAATTCATTGTTCGAGACGGAATATACCAAATATTACGGTCAGGTAGGCACCTTTAAAGAAGAATTACAGAAGGCAGCAAGAAGCACGCTAGATCATTTTCCTGGATTACGACCTTCTATATTATTCAGCGGAGGTATGGATAGCGAGGTTCTTTTAAGATCCTTTATTGATATTGGAGCAAATCCTGCTGTGTATGTTTTTAGATATGAAGATAATATAAATTATGAAGATGTGTTAATGGCAGAAACTGTATGTAGAAACTTGAAAATAAATTATAATATTATTGATTTTAAATTACAGAAATTCTTAGAGAATGAAGTAGAGAAGATATCAGAAGAGGCCGAAATAGATTATCCTACAGCCTTGACACATATGAAATTTTTTGAATTAGTTGATGGTTTGCCAATATTAGGTGGCGGCGACCAACGTTGGATAAGGAATAATACCGATTACACTACAAGGGGTATATGGTCTGGGGTGTGCGACGAATTTGAGATAGGCTGGTCGAAATATATTCGACTACACAATTTACAGGCAGTAGCAGAATGGTATAAATGGAGTCCTGGATTAATAATATCATATTTAAGATTAAAATGGTTTAACGATTTAATCGATGATAAAATTTATGGTAAACTAAGTGTAAAATCAACCAAATATATCGGATATCAAACTGTGTATCCTGATATTATTGTAAGAAAGAAATTAACCGGATTTGAAACAATCCAGGATTTAGTTATAGAGATTGAGGCAACACTTAAGGATAAATATTCCACCTTACCTTATCGAAATACATATAATAGAACTATAAATCAGGTATGTGAAGAACTGATAGGAGAACAAAATGACAGTTGATATTTTATTATTTACAGATAATACACAAATACTATTTGTGAGATCTGCCGGTGCATACGCAGTTGCCACAACATTACGAGCTGCCGGTTATAGCGTTCAGGTAGTAGATCATTTTTTATTACTGGGCGTGGAAAAAACACTGGCAATAATAGATAAATTTGTAGGGCCAAATACTTTATTTGTTGGATTCGGTACCACATTTATGAATCCAACATACAGACACCTTAAAGAGACCGAAGTTAATAATCAAATATTTACTTACGATGGCTATTGGACTACAACTTCAAATAGGAATATTTATGTTGACACCATAGCCTATAGAGTACCAATAAGCGATCCAGAGATGGATGCCATTAAAAATAGAATTACATCTATAAATTCGAAGACAAAATTAGTAATCGGCGGATCTAAAGCAAATGACTTAAGACAGTCGCAAATGGATGTGTTTATTATCGGTTATGCTGAGCAGAGTGTTGTAGATTTCGCAAAGTATCTTCAGGGAAAAAATCCGTTTTTTCATTACAGAACTACACAAGCTGGTCAGATGATTGTTGATCACGATATTGATGCAAAAAATTATAATTTTTCAGAATCGGGTATAAGGTTTTCTTCAACAGACTTAATTGACAGTACAGAACTCTTACCGTTGGAGGTTGCTCGCGGTTGCATATTTAAGTGTAAATTTTGTTCGTTTCGACTCATCGGGAAGAAAAAGAATGATTACACAAAAACATTTGAGGCATTATATAGTGAGTTAATGTATAATTATGATAATTTTGGAGTAACAAGATACACATTTGTTGACGATACATTAAATGAATCTATTTACAAACTTGACCATATATTAGGGGTGGTAAAAAAGTTACCATTTAAACTAGAAATTGCATCATACATAAGACACGATTTAATACATACCTATCCCGAGATGGCCGATATGTTATCTGAAATTGGATTAAAAGCGGCATGCTTTGGTATTGAATCTTTAAATCATGAGACAGGAAAGCTTATTGGTAAGGGGTTGCATCCAGAAAAAACCAAAGAATTATTAACTTGGTTACGTAATGAAAAAAAATGGAAGAATAATATTCTTATGTATTCGGGTTTTATAATAGGTTTACCTAAGGATACAGTAAATACGGTTACAACCTGGACAGAAGAAATATCGGACCCTAGTTATCCGCTAGATTCTGTCTATCTTATTCCATTAATGATGATTAGTGATTCTACTCGTTTAAAAAAATCAGAATTTGAGCTTAATTATGAGAAATATGGATACACGTACGAGACAGGTTCGACTGTTAGGTGGAAAAATAAAGACTGGACTTATGATAGTGCAACTGCCTTTGCAAAGAAATATACGCTCCGCAATTGGGAATCGAAACGAAATACTGTTACCTCATTTGCTTCTGTGGCATTAAGAAGTTATGGATATTCCTGGGAACAAATTTTTGCCATGCGTGAAAAGGATTATAATTGGCACAATATATTTCAGACGAACATTATTCGAACAAATACATATTATGATAACTTAATAGGAAATTAGAATGGGCCTGTTAGTAACATTTGACCCGTTTAGGGTGATATACCCCGAGATTACTTCTGCTATTAAGGATTTTAAATCTGAGTGTATTTTAGCAGTCAACAAGATCGCAGATAAGAATACAGATAAATTACCCTACGCCATAATGGTTAGTGGTGGAATAGATAGCGAATTAGTTGCAGAATCATTTTTATTAGCAGGTGAACATTTTATTTGTGCCATAGGTAGATTAATGACCTCAATTAACAGCCATCGAATTGAGTTTAACCAGGATGATTATCGATATGCTGTAGATTGGTGTATTCGAAATAATGTTGAGATAATATTTATAGATATTGATATATTTAAATATAATGATTTAATATGTAAGTATACATTAGATTCTGCGGGATTTTCCCCGCAGTATGGCTGTCATATGTTTGTTATGAAACAATTAAGTGATATGGGTTATTTTTTTGTTGCTGGGAACGGTGAAATGGATTTTGTATTAAGAAATAACAAATATTTTATGCTCGATGAACAACGAGAATTTACATTGTTAAATTTTTGTAAGAATAATAATTTATGCGGTGAATTTCAATTCTGGAAGCAAGATAGCAGATTAAGTGCTTCTTTTCTACAATTGCCTACAGTAAAAAAGTTAATGGAACAGAAAGTTACGAATATACTAGATTTCAAACACGTTTGTTTCGCTGATGTCTTTAAATCTGTTGCCAGAATAAAACAGACTGGATTTGAATTAATTCAGCAATGGGACTATATACATAGAAATTATTTAAAGACAATAAACGGGCAGTTTGATGAGAAATTTTATACACCGGCGGAGAAATTTATACTATGAGACTGTTAAGTATTTTGATAATAGTATTAGCTTCGACGGTTGCTAACGCAGGCACAATAAATGCCGAACTAGCAAAATTACCTAGAGAATTTAATGTCTATTCGTCGCAGTCTTCGGGCACTAAAGATACTGTTTGCAGGTCAATTCTGGACCTATATTCCAAAAAATTTAATGCAGTTCCGGTATTTGTTGTTAAAAAGGGGGCTGGTGGGACAATTGCAATGGAAGAAATGCTGAAGGATAAGAAATTCTCAGTTTTATGTTCTGGGCCATCAGAGAGTATATACAATATAACAGTATTTTCGGGGCACGAAAAAGAATATAAAATGTTAACCATGGTAATAATATTGGCTATCGGGCCAACAACAATTTACACAAAGACTGATGGTAAGTTTAATTCAATCAATGATCTCCAGAAAAAGTCGTTTATAACCGTAGGGTTTAATGCTCAGGGGCCGAGATCGATAGCAGAAATAATATTTCAGAATAAAGATGTTGTCTGGGTACCATTTATAAACTCGGTTGATTCGTTATCGTCGTTAATGGATGGTTCTTTAGATGTGTATATTGATAGTGGTAGCTTAGAAGAAATAGCAAGAGCCAACAAGATTAAAAGTTTAGGACATTTTGGTGGGACACCCGACCTATTAGGGCGCGATCTGGGATTTGATTTCCCGCAAGCAGCAAAGTTGCCAGCATTCGTTGCCTTGACTACATCTATAAATAATTCTTTAGATGATATAGAGCAACTAAATGTTGAATTAAGAAGCATTATTAATTCAGCAGAATATGCAATAGCTATTGCGAAAATAGGATGGGTACCGGTAAGTTTCACAGTTAAGAACTCTAACGAATTGGTAGAACAATTCAAATCTTTGTTAAAAAAATAAAATGCAGCATCACTATAAACTCGGATTCTACAACGTCGGGGATAAAACTTTTCTAAATAAGGCCGATGCGTTAATAGAAGCAACCCGTCTTAATACTTCTGTATATTGGAATTTTAATGATTCTGTATTCTCCTCTATAGACTGGAGTATACCGATAACAACCGGATTAAATGAACTCTATAGGAAAAGGGCATTGCAACTTAGGGAAAAATATGATTTTATTTCTCTATATTATAGTGGCGGAGTAGATAGCACAAATGTATTACACTCTTTTATTAATAATGGAATATTATTAGATGAAGTAGTAATGTATCGCCCCAGAATTTTAGAATCAGAATCTAATTCACTTGATAGAACAAATAAGAATATATTTTCGGAAATAGAATTTGCAGCAATACCTTACCTACAAAAAGTGCTAAAGGATAGTCGCACTAAGATTAGAATTATTTATATTGATGAATCTATAAACGATTATCTTTCAGATGATAAATTGGTAGACGAGTTTCAAACTATTAATTTGTTTATGCCTACCGGGGTCGGCCGATTATCAATGAATCTAACAGACTCGACATGGAATAATTTATTATCTAATGGCAAGAAGCTATGTCATTTACACGGGATAGATAAACCTATACCCAAATTAGTAAATGGAAGATATACATTTCAATTTCATGATACTGCTGTAACTCCTGCAGTTAATATTCCTAAATATAATTCGGCACGTTCGGAAATGATGGACCATCAATATCATGAGTTATTCTATTGGACCCCAGACCTACCACAAATAGTAATTAAGCAGTGTCAGGTAGTTAAAGATATTAACACAGACGGATCTTTAAATTCGCTGTTCGAAAACTCAGATAGATGGAAACAAGATAAATTTACCTTCATACATAAATTTATCTATCCGGTACAGGTTAATGCTGTTCGAGATCTATTTGTCACTGAAAAACCGGGACCCGATATTTATTCGGGACAAGGTTTTTGGTTCTACGATAAAATGAATGAATATTCAAAGGGAGTGTTTAGCGATATTATTAAGAACATGCAAGATAATATAGATACTAGATTCTTTCGTGGTTTTAATAATACCAATTATTATCTGGAAGACCCCGATATAGGTAGCCCAAAAACGGGATTAAGAGCTATTAAAAGTAAGGCACATATACTATGAAAATTGATTATACTCACAATAATTTCTTTAGGTGTGGTTGGGGGGATAAAAACACATTTAATTTTAAAAATAAAAAAGATTTAGACTATTGGGTCACGTATGATTGTGCCAAACAGATGCCGGGTACCTTTAGGGAAGAGTGTGTACGTGCTGCAAAACTAATAGGCGAACAATCGAAAAAACCGATATTAATATTCTTTTCAGGCGGGATCGATTCCGAGATAACAGTAAGATCATTTATGGATGCAAATGTAGATTTTACAGTTTGCATTGTCAATTTGTATTATGATAATATCTTATCTAATACACACGATACTAATTTTGCTTTTTCTTTTGTTAAGCAGCATAATCTGTCTGTGAAAGAGATTGATTATAATTTCAGCAATTTCATGAATGAAAGATATATCGATGGTGTATATACATACCAGACGTGGTTACCTGGATCGATAATGCATGCCGAATTAGTTAGTATGTTGTGCAAAGATTATCTATGCGTGTTCGGCCTCGGCGATATCCTGCTAAAACGGGCAAGACATAACGGGTATCCCGATGTGGATGGTATCTCTGTTATATCGGACCCTAAATCAGTTACTGCTATTCATGCGGGAGCTCTGATGGCTGAGCCGGTAATTGCTGAATTTCTTGCTTATACACCTGAACAGATGTTGTCGTGGATGTTACATCCCGATATTCAAACTTTTATTAAGTATGAGAGAGCATTTCCTATATTAGACATATATAACTTAAAACCATTTATCTATTTTAAGATGTGGCCGGATATGGCAGTAAGGCCGAAATATTCCGGATTAGAAGGCATACATCGTCTTTCAAAAAAAGAAATCTGGATGAATGACCCTGTTTTTAAAGAAGGTATGAATATAACTTCACAAATGAATGTGAAAGTTCACATCTCGAGCTCAGAATTAATTTCGATGCTATTGCCGAGGTAGATCATGTCTGTATATAATGATTATTTTCAGTGTTACTATAATAAAGATCCCACGCAGATTCTTAGAAAGAGTGTCGACGATAAATGGGGATTACATCTTAACATTACAGGAAATTGTAAAATAAAGTCGTTTAAAGAAGAGGTATTGAATTCTTGTGAACTGATGTATGACGCATTCAAAATATATACACCTAAATTGAATTTATTTTTTAGTGGTGGTATGGACTCTGAATGTATACTTAGATGCTTCACTGAACTCGAGATACCGGTAAATCCTGTTATTATCATTCACTATGGAGAAGAATCGGCACCTGAAGCGCAGCAGGCATTACGTATCTGTGAGGAATTATCATTGGTACCGACAATTATAAATATTGACCTATCCAAGCTTTTCGGTGCCGGGGTATGCCACGATATTGGAGAAAAATATAGAACTAAAGAGCTGGCAATGGTTGAATTACTATATGTAATGGAAAAATTACAAGAGCCTTCGATACTATGTGATGATATTCAACTCTCTTATCATAGTTCTTCTAAGAATAAACTTTCTAAGAGCGAAACCAATTATCAACAATGGTTTTATTCTATAAGAGAAGATCATGACGGTGTGTTTGATCGGTTCGAATATATTACGGGTATTCCTGTATTTTCTGATACATATAAGTTTACCAAGGAGTCATGGGCTGCGATGCTTATGACCCCTGTTATTCGAGATATAGTCTCGAATAAAAGAGGAAAAGCAAGTGGAAGATCATCTAAGAATAAAATGATGTCAGCAGAATTCGGTGCGGAATGGAGAGAAAAGACTGCGGTATTTTCATCTGGAAATATTCTTCGCATCACGCGGGCATTACATAAAGATTTGGGAGAATTGATACCAGTCAGTGATACCCATACTATTGAGTATTTCAAATTATTATCTTTATTGGGAGCATATGAGTCAATATAAACTATTGTCACAAGAAGACAGGCCGGCATTTAATGAGTTAATGAAAATTGAGAGATCATCCAAGCATCTGATTTATAAAATACCCAATAATCTTCAATTAGAAAATTATTATTTCGATGATACAGAAGATTCTCATAAGATATTTGCCGCTATAACCGATGGTAATTTATGTTCTTGTGTATTTTCTGTATTTTCGATGCAATTGAGAACATGGCAAATAAGACATGTAGTGGGCGATTCCTTAAACAGTCTTTTAAGCACTGTTAATTTCGTAATATCTTTCGCTGAATCGATAAACTATTATAGATGGAATGCTGCTTATTTTGGAAGACAAGATTTAGTGTGTGAGCGAATAATGAGATATAAAGTACCACTGTTCAGAAGGTATAATGTTGGAGTTGAAGAAATAATTCCTGCTTTTAGAAAATCGTCATTCGTAAACTATTGGAGCAGCTTTCAAGATTTTGAAATTACTTCGTCATCAAAGATAATTAAGGAGTATTCTTTAATTGATTGTTATAGAGATTTCGACTAGGAGAATTTAATGATTTTAAGAAATATATTGTTATGTGTGTTGGTATTGTTTGCCCCGTATTGCTGGGCATCCTTACCGAACGAATTTTTTGTTTATACGCCACATGCTGGTGGTAAAGATGCTGTGTGCAGGGTAATATTTAAGTTATATGCTGAAAAATATTTAGCAAATCCTGTATTTATAACTAAACAAGGTGCATCTGGATTAATTGCAATGGAAGAAATGCTGAAGGATAAGAAATTTTCTGTTCTTTGTTCAGGAAACTCGGAGAGTATGTTCAATAATGAACAATATCCGGGGCACGAGGAATCACACAAATTATTAATGTTGGTATCAACTACAGCTCAGGTAACAACTGGTTTTTACACGGGGGTTAATAATCCTGCAAACGATATAAGAGAGTTATTAAAAACATCGAAGCTAATAAAGGTGGGGTATCATACAAATGGTACTAAGTTCATAGCCCAGGTAGCATTTAAGGATTATCCGATAATGTGGGTACCCTATAAGACACCCGGGGACTCTCTGCCATCGTTAATAGACGGCTCGCTCGATTTATATACCGACGGTGGTTCTTTGGATATATTAGTTAAAGGGGGGAAAATAAAAAGTATAGGACATATAAATGGTGCCGATAGTACATCCGGTCCTGATGTGACTAAAGATTTCCCCGACGCGGCAAAAATTAAGAGTATTCTTGCAATTTCGACTTCTTTATTAAACAACATGAAAGACATTGAGGAATTGAATCAACGGCTCAAGCCCTTAATCTATCATCCCGACGTTGTGAAGATCTTATCTGATTATGCTGGTATACCTTATTGGCTATCTGTGAAAGATTCGAATGATCTTATTATCTATATGAGAAGCAAATATAAATTGCTTGGTAACAGATGACAATATTATCTTTAACAAAACACAAGAGATTGGGGCATTATAGGGCGGGCAGCAAAATATTTTTTAATAAAATTGATGCAGTATATTATGCCACTGAACAACTGAAGGAAGGGAACGATCATTCCGTCTACTGGGAATTTAATAAGGATATCTTTTCTAAATTTGACTGGAAAGATCCGATTAAACAATCGTTGTCCGAGTTATATTACTGCCGAGCAAAACAATTACGTGACAAATATGATTATTTGTCCCTATTTTATAGTGGCGGCGTAGATAGTACGAATATACTTCGTGCATTTGTTGATAATGGTATTTTTTTAGATGAAATTGTAATGTATAGGCCCGTGGTTTTAGAACCTTCATTTAATAAGGAAAGCACAAAGACAGATAATGTTTATTCAGAAATTAAGTTTGCTGCGATACCGTATGCTGAAAAATATGCTGATAAGAGAACAAGTATTAGGGTATTAGATATGTGTGACCCGGTTGAAAAATTTCTAACTAACGAGGAATTAATAAAGCAATATTGGGGAATTAATAAATGGTTCTCACCAAATTCTATAGCAAAGACAGCAATAGGTATTTTTGATCCTCACTGGTATTCTTTATATGAATCTGGAAAAACAGTGGGACATATTCATGGTGCAGAAAAACCTAATATGGAAATAACGGATAATGACGAATATTATTTTCACTTCTATGATTGGCTCTCTCATGTGGTTTCCCCGTCATTTGATACAGATAGATCATTAATAATAGAAAATCATCAATTTATTGAACCATTTTATTGGACACCGGATGTGCCCGAATTAGTTATCAAGCAGTGTCAAACAATTAAAGAAGCGTGCCAAGATCCGGCAGTTAAACAGGTATTTAAAACACACCAAAAGTTAGATGCCGGTGCCAATCGCCGCAAATTTACAAATTCGGCCCTATATTCGCCAGATATATTAGCAGTAAGAGAAATGTTCAATGCTGAAAAGCACGGTCTCGGGTTACATGCACCACAAATGGACTGGTTCTATAAGTACATGTCTAAACCAGTTCTTGATAGATTTTGGGGTATTGTCACTGACATACGAAGAGAGGTTGACGGAAGATTTTTCATGACAACCCTGCCATCGGGGCCCGTATTAGTAATGAACACGGGCGACGCCCCGACAAAAAAATGGATGTTTCGACATGCTACGTCAGACCCTTATTTTCTGTAGGTGAATTTGGAAAATAAAATATCGATCAAGATAAATATTATTATAATTTAACATATGGGAATATTATGGGTGTTGTGGCAATATTGTTAAAAAATAAAAGTTTGGTTATGATGGGTATTCTGTTATTAGCACTCGCCGGATCAAGTATCAGAATTAAGATACTGAAAAGTGATGTGGCAACTGTAACAGCAAAAGCCGAGGTATTAGCTGGGGAATTGGAAGTTTCTCAAGCATCGGTAAGGAGTCTGCAACAGGCTATAAAAGATCAGAATTCGGCAATTGATAAATTGAAGGAGGATAGCGACAAGCGTTTCGCCAAGCATCAAGCAGAAGTGAACAAGGCAAAGGCTGTTGCTGCATCCTATAAGAAACAAGCAGAACAAATAATGATTAGCAAAGTTCCACCCGACCAGTCTAATTGTGACGCAGCAAATAATCTCTTTAATGGAGAACTGCAAAATGCAAAATAATATCATAATAGTTTCGGTTATTTTGTTAGCAGGCTGTGCTACTACCGAGCCAGTTATTAATACTGTTATACAACGTGTAGAAGTTCCGATTGCCGTACCATGTAAAGCAGTAGTTCCTGTGAAACCAGATTTTAATTTTGATAAATTAAAAGCAGAACAGACGGTATTTGATAAGACAAAAGCATTGTTGGCAGATAGAAAATTACACTTAGGTTATGAAGGCGAATTATTAGCCGCATTAACTTCTTGTATAAAGTAACTAAATATAAGAGTTACCGTATAGAATATATCATAAATTAGCTACCATAAAGAAATGGATGAACGGTCCCAGGCACCAAATGGTTGCCCTTTTTAATTTATGGAACTATACTCTATAGGGTAACAACTTTTGGAGAAAGTAATGAAAAGAGTAATAGAAATTCGAGCCGCAGAGGGCGGCGAAGATAGCAAGCTATTTACGATAGATTTGGCGCAGGCCTATATCCGCATGGCCACTCGTGTTGGGTGAACTAACCGCCTGATAAATGAATGCTCGGGACAGATAGAGATAGAAGTTCAGGGTGTTGATTTATCTGATTTGGATAATGAATCTGGTGGTCTGAGGCTGCAACGATGTCCCCCGACCGAGCGGAAAGGTCGGGTACACACTTCTACAGTCACGGTGGCGATTATAGATCCGTCTATTCGTATACCTGTTGTTCAAGATGAAGACTTGAAAGTAGAATGGTACTCGGGCACCGGCGCCGGTGGTCAACATAAAAATAAAAAACAGTGCTCTTGTCGAATAACTCATATCTCCACAGGTGCAATTGCTACCGCACAAACCAGAGAAAGAACCAATAGTTATAAGTTAGCAAGAGCCGATATCGAAAAGCGTATTATCGAGCAGCAGGTAGCAATAGCAAATAAACATATATCCGTTGATCGAAAACAGCAGGTCGGTTCTGGTATGCGAGGCGATAAAGTAAGGACAATACGATTCCAAGATAATAGTGTGGTTGATCATATTACTGGGAAACGGACTACGGCTGAGAAGTTCATGAAGGGCAATATGGATCTACTTTGGCCATAATAGTAGCAAGCCATAAAATACAGTGAATACCGCTTGATTTGATAAACTATGAAATAAAAAGTTCTTATACATGGAATAGAATTGGCAAAGACTTAAATCTGGAAGAAATCAACAAGGCTAAGCTACGATTTGCTAAAAACCAGGGGTATGACGTGATTCTTGTATTAGATCACATTGAAATTATACAATAGTTAATGTTTAGTGATATTACACCAGAGTATAGTATGAATTCGTTGATCTTATGTGGTAAGTATAGTATTATAGAAACATACATATTGCAGTAGCTACACTGGAACACCGAAAGACTAATGCTTTAACCACTTTAACGTTGGTACAAGAGTTACTTAGGACCGGCCAGGAAGAGTAGGGCTACCGTGGATTCGAGCGCCACAATGTGTGTAAAAGAATTGTTGTAATCCCTTCGAAATGAAGGCAAGCAAGACGGGGATTCGAATTCCCCCAGGTCCACCATAAAGTATATTAGAAGCATAGGTCAAGCCCTGTCAAGTTGTAGTTTAGTGAAGAACGCTGGTATATTTTATAATGGGCCTGCTCTGGTAATCGATTGCGTGAGATAGTAGAGACGGCAACACGGTAGATGACGACCGTAAATCGCATAAAAATCGTAAATGCAAACGCATATACAACTGAGTCTTTTGTAGCTCTTGACCTTTCGGCTCTTGCTGATAGCGATATGGCTATGGAAATGGCTGCCTAAGAAACACCAACTCCGAGGTAGAAAGACCTTGTAACCAAACCAATCAAAATAGGGATTTCGGTCCCTATTTTAATGATTATCAAACTTGACAAACCAAAAATATCATTATATACTTAAGAGGGTAGGTAAATAATTACTCGCTCAAAAGCGTACACAAAAAGGAAATATATACAATGAAAAAATTAGTATTAGCGGCATTCTTAGCCGTGGCATCACTCGCAGCAACGGCTCAGGTCTCTGTTTACGGGTTGGTTCGTGAATATGTTGACAACACTAAGGTAGGTAACACTACTGTTACTAGTATGGTTGATGACACAAGCCGTATTGGTTTCAAGGCAAACGAAGCACTCGGTAATGGTTTATCTGCTCGTGTAGTTGTTGAAACTGATTTTAGCGGCAATGATCCAGCATTAGGTGCAGACACTAAACTAGGAAATCGTCAAAGTACAGTTGGTTTAGCTTCAAAGAACGGCTCATTAGACTTAGGTCGTAAATTAAATAGTCACTTTTTAGCAATTACAAACAATGATGTATTTGATACAGATTATGGTTCTATTGCAAGCGACATTCATAATGTTCGTACTGTCCGCAGCGGCAACGCAGTGTTCCTTAACTACAATTTAGGCCCAGCTTCGATTGCGTTTGATCGTACAGTAACTGGTGGCAATGAAGCAACTAGTTATAGCGGAACAGGTAAATTAGGTCCTGTTATTGCTACAGTAGCTCGCTTCGAACAAGGTGCAGCAAAGAGCACAGTATTAGCAGCACAAACAGCATATGCTGGTAATAAGTTATTCCTTAGCGCAAGTCAGGATGCCGATGTACTTGGTACAACACGCGGTACCTTAGCAGGAATTGCTCTACCAGTATCGGGATTACCTTTAACTCTTAAAGGTTCGTATGGTGTAAAGACTAGCGATTTTGCTGCTAAGGTTAGCGCATACGCAGTTGGTGCAGAATATGACTTATCTAAGCGTACTTCTGTAAATGTTGCTTTACGCAATGTTAGTGATACAGTTGATACACGCCAGTTCGGCCTAGGACTATCACATAGTTTCTAAACAAAACTAAATAATAAAAGGGACTTCGGTCCCTTTTCTGCTGAGTACTAACCGATAAAAAGGTAAATAACTTTGCTACACAGGGTAGCACCTAACAGACTTTAACAATTGATCGCTTAGTCTGTGCGATGTATAAAGGAAAACATGAACATGTATCAAGATCGCTTCGCCGTGGCAATAAAACATAACGGCAAAATCCTCCGTGAAAACAAAGACTTAGTCCACTTACCCTATGGTAGTGAATTCAGCGTATTAGTTAAAAACCTAAACTCAAGACGAGCAAAATTTACCTTACACATCGATGGCACAGATGTGCTCGATGGTGAAGAAATTATTGTTAAAGGTAATTCTGAAATAGAAATGAAACGTTTCATTCGCAACGGAAATATGACCGAAGGTAATGCCTTTAAGTTCATAGAAAGAACAAAATCTATTGAAGACGGCCCACGCGGTATTAAGGTTGACGATGGTGTTGTCCGTGTTGAATTTTGGTTCGAACAAGAACAAGCCGAAATTAAAGTTAAAGATATTTATTGGGAAAAACACCATTATAGAGATTATTATCCACAACCGACTTACTGGAATACAACTGGTTTAAGTGGATCTAGTGGCGTAAGTGGATCATTGGGTGATTCACAGTATATGAATACATCGTGTGCATCAGCATTAAGAAATGTAGTAAATCAAGTATCAGCGCAATCTGCTACGTTTAGTGCAACAAGTGCATCTGCTACTGCTGATCCGCATATGGGCTCTATATGTGCCGATAAAGGTGAAATCCCAGTGGGTGATATAGGTATTACTGTACCGGGATCTAAGGTAGAACAAAAGTTTACACCTGTATTTGGTTTTAGATCAGAACTCAATTCACATGTTATTATTCTAAGAATAGTAGGTATGATTGGGGCAGTTGAGGTAGTGGCACCAATTACTGTGAAAGCCAAGCCTAAGTGCTCTACTTGTGGAAAGATGAATAAAGCAACATCAGCATTTTGTTCCGGTTGTGGAACCAGTCTGACTCTGTTATAGTTGCTTAACTGAGACACACAAATAAACATATACCAAAGTAGCATAAAGAATGCGCTGTGAAAACAGAGAGCCTGGCAAGAGCGTTACCGGTAAGGCAATCTATGTTTATTTGTATCATCAGTATTTTTATCTATCAAGTATAGAGGTGTGTTACATACTGAGTACGAGGACGCTTGGAAATGAGTGGCTACTTGATAGATAAAGATTGAGTATAAGAGTGTTTAAGCATATCCGGATTTGAGCCGGAAGGATTTACTCAATATATAAATACAGTTACAACTTAATAGGAGTACAACATGACAGAGCAATAGGTGTTGAATAATGGTCCGCCATAAAACTAATCAAATGTTAGTAAGTTAGAAAACAAATTTGATTACATTTTATAAGGACAATAATCATGAATTTCATCATCAATAAAGAAGAGTACCTATGCACAAAGGCTGCATGGAACAAAATTGCAAACCGTAACGCTACGGATCACATTTTTTACAACGCTCTTCGCGGACACGACCTTAAACGCGGTTTTAGTCCGGTTCAATCAGAAAACAAAATAGCAGCAGGTATAAGGCCGTGGCAATCTTTTGACGCAGCAAAGCATGACGCATGGTGGAAAATCCGCGACAATGCATCAATGTGGTCGCATGATACACCAGAACGCAGAGCAAGACGCGAAGCGGAAGAAAAAGAACGAATCGATTCCTTAGGTAAAAAGTACGGCGCGACTTTTACACCGGAACTTATTACAACATTAAGGGAATTACTTAAATGAACTCATATATCTATACTTTTATCCGGGAGGATATTTCTCCTACTCAAAAGATTGTGCAGCTCGGCCACGCATGCCATGAAGCAGGTAAACTATTACATCATCAAGAACACAAACACGTATCGAGTTTGATTCTTCTATCTGCCAAGGATGAGGGTGATTTATTAGATATCGCGGCAAGAATTGATTGTGCAGGTATTCAGTTCTACATATTTCATGAGCCCGATAATGACATGGGCTATAGTGCAATCTGTACAAGACCTGTAAGTAGTGCAAAGGAACGAGCATTCTTTCAGAAGTGGGATCTATATAGACCCGCCGATTGACAATAAATAAATGTGCCCTTATAATGGGCACATACTTGCCTTGTTAGCTTAGTGGAAAAGTACAGGCCTCTAAAACCGTGGGTCATCGGTTCGATTCCGATACAAGGCACCAATTTAGGATATTATGAGAACACCACAAAATTTTGCTGATGAACGTGAAAAGTTAAATAAACTTATCGATGATACAAATGCCCCTATTATGGATCGTATTTTATCTTTATGTCACCTTTATCATTGGTATCAGGGCGATGTTCATATGCAGGCAAGAACTGTAACGCGGATAGAAGATCTCATTAGGTCACTATGAAAATAGGATTTACAGGTACTCGTCAAGGTATGAGCCAAAATCAAAAAGAGCAATTTGTTCTTAAGTTGTTTGAACTCGGCATCACAGAATTTCATCACGGTGACTGCATCGGTGCGGATGCCGATGCACATGATATTGTTAGAGAATTCTTCCCCGAAGTAAAGATTATAATTCATCCACCCGAGAGAACATATACACGGGCATTTAAGAAAGGTGATTTTAGTTATCCTCTAAAGCCTTATATTGAAAGAGATAGAGACATTGTAGATGACAGTGAACACCTAATAGGTTCGCCATTAGATGTAGAAGTAATTCGTAGCGGAACATGGACGACCATTCGCTACGCAAGAAAGATAGGTCGCATACATACAGTATTGGAGAGATAATGAATAAAGCTTGGACAGTTACAGTCGAAGAAGATGAAGATGGCAATGCCATTCTACCATTACCAAAAGAGATGATTGATGAACTTGGCTGGTTAAATGGTGATATTCTTGATATGGATATTGAGGGAGATACAGTTATTGTTAAAAATATCACCTGCGATGAACGTAAAGGTAAGGTTGTATAAATAATTGATCTAAGCTATAATAGCTTAAGATTTGCCCCTTTGGCGGAATTGGTAGACGCACTGGATTTAGGTTCCAGCACCGAAAGGCGTGGGAGTTCGAGTCTCCCAGGGGGCACCAAGTTTAGAGTGACCAGTACGGCCTGACCGATACTAAGAACGTTTTGAAATTTTCGACCCTAACTAATATCGGTTATCGACCGAGGTAGATATTTCGAAGTGCCCTATTGTGTTTGTTCGAATCCTGTACAAAAGGGCGAATGGTAGGAGAGAGGGAATAATTGGCCCTCCGGTTGCAGGTAGGTGTTGAGCGTACATCTTAAGATCCTAAGAATCCTGCTGCAATGTCAATTTAGTGAAAAAGCGGTTTAAGTCATTCTAATTTAATTTTGTTGTAATAGATGGTGATAAATATAGATTCAGAGTGTGGTGAAATGGTATCATGCGACGTTTGGGACGTCGTGGCCAAGGTTCGATTCCTTGTACTCTGACCAATCTTGAGGATGGTACACCCAAAAGGTACCTCAATACCTGGCTAGGGGATAATAGCTGATGGTCACTCTCATTGATGTGGCGGTACCGGAAACCAGAAATCCGGCGGTCACGCTTTTGACCGGTAGTCTTAGATTTGTCCAATCACGGGTACCCGGGGGTTGGTTGTTGTGAAACATCGGCGTAAATACTTCTAAGATATGGATTTACCATCCGTAGCACTAATTTATAAACTGTATGCATGATAAAATTATTTCGGATTTAGAGTCGGTATTATCGCAGTATAAAACTATAGGTCTTCTTGTTTCCGGGGGATTTGATAGTACACTACTCGCGTATCTTGTGCATGAATTACGCGAAAAGAATCAAACTAATAACACATTTGAATTCTTTACTGTGCCGAGATATGATGATTCATTAGTTCATGCTAAACGAATTATCGATTATATTGATATTAAATTTAATAAGATGCCTACAGTATGGCATATGGTAGGCAATCCAGATCTACATTTTACTCAACAGGTTAGTAGCGGCATAGGCGAAGCATTAAGAAATTTTAAGTTTGATATATTGCTAACCGGCGATAATATAGTTCCTCCTATAGATGAAGTGCCCGGCGGACCTCCACGTAAGAGAGGCGATTATCCTAGACTGTATAAGCCTTTCTTTGACTATACAAAAGATGTTATGTTACAATTATGTATAGATCGTGGACTAACCGATATTATGGAAATAACACATACTTGCACAGAATCGAAAACATTAAGGTGCAATGTATGCTGGCAATGTAGAGAACGTGATTGGGCATTTAAGAAATGTGGATATATCGATCCAGGCACAATGTAAAAGATATTAGGTAAAGGGCTCGTAGAAAGAGATATGCCGGTGGATATGCAGCAGCAGGTTGATAAACTGTCAGGGCCGCTTTCCTGTCTTAAGGTATCTCCTCCCGGGTGTCGGGAAAATGCGTCACAATGAGACTTAGGATTGGCAATCTGTTGAAGTCCGATAGTAGCTAGATTACCGGTTAGCAAGACACTCACCTAAATTTATTATGAAACAATCGATTGTAAAATACTGTGTTGGTACACCATTCTATATAGAATGTTTTACTATAGAGAATCAGCCCGGCGAATGGAATTCAACTAAGGTTGCTATCTTTAGAGACGAAATACTCATTGGTGAATATATCCGCAACTATGCGAATTATGCTACGACAACATTTTCTCCGTTCTCAATCGGTGAAGATTGGTATGCACTTTATAGTGCTGATTATACTGCTACTCGTGTGATGAAATTACATAAAGATAGCATAGAAGATTGGTGCGGAGAAGAAAGATCATCTGTCGGATTCTGTCCTGTTGAAATATATGTTCCTCGATATAGGATGGTAAAAGGTTCTTTTGAATCAGACGGTAAGACACACGAGTTTGAAACATACGCCGTAGATTGTGATTATAAAACAGAAGGCGAATTCTTAAAAGATATGCCCGAATTTGATTTTGAACATCATACTGATTTTGGATTTCTATGTGGATGCGTGTGGGGAGATGATTCCAACTGGAAATTATTATATATCGACCTATCAAATATTCAGAATAAAGAACTTAAAATATCTGACAAATTTGGTTATTGGGAATTACCTGTAAATACGAAATTAAAAGAATGTATTAATATGTCTAATTGGGAACCTAATCATGCATGGGTAGAACTGACACGTATAGAACATATTAATCTTAAGACAGGCGAACGCTGCTAAATACGATATGAAAATACAATATCAAGATGAATACGGTGAATCATTACATATAGCTGATGCATATGTAATTCCGTCAGTAGGCCATTCTGTAATATTTGCTGATGAAGATTATAGAGTTAAAAGTGTGACATGGGTAATCGAACACGGTTATATTATTGTCGAAATAACACAGAACGCAGTAAAATCTGTACAGAAAGAATCCGACAATTCTGGTAGACTTAACGAGATGCATAATGCTATACTTGCTGTTAATAAACGACAAGATGCCAGCGAGAAAAAAGGTAGGGCTATTACCGAGAAAGTAAGTTCTATCAGGAAACATATTAATACACGTATTAAACAAGAAAAGAAAGATACAAATGACACCAGATAAAAATTTCAGAATCAAGAAATCAATCAAAACTATGGTTGCCCTATTTAAGGGTACAGCCGAATCCCGCAATGGATTTAGACATGCTATGATTGATGCACAACTTTGCGAAGAAGCGGCTAGACGTGCAGCATTGAAGTCAAAGGATAATAAAGACAACAATCGCGGTCGTGGTGCGGTAGCACCGGCATCAGAATAATTAATAAGGTATGCTAGGCAAACTCGAGTAGTCTGGCCCGTATATAATACAAACTAAAATCCTATATTCTACCTTATTTGTTATAAATACATTATTGCCCCCATAAGCTAGTGGCAAAACTGCTATTATATTGTAATGAACTTATAGTATAAATAAAAGCAGAGGAACTATTATGCGAAAACTATCAAGGGTAGAGTCAGGTAAATTAGGTGCAGCTAAAAGCAAAATTATATTGGCCGCAGCTAAACAAACACGAATAGACGAGTACAACCTAAATCCAAAACACTGCAAGCATTGTGGTGCGGCACTGAGCTACCAGGATAATGTACTGAAGAAAATATTTTGTAATCACCATTGTTCGGCAACATACAACAATCTAAAAAAGGCACAAGAAGTCAAGTGGGAATGTCTATCGTGTGGAAAAGAACATAACTCATTACCGCACAAAGTGGGATCATACTGTGGTATATCCTGTTTCAATGAAGCAAGAATGGAAAAAACATTCACTAAATTGTTATCAGGAGAACTCACTGATCGCGGAATGATGCGAAGCGCAATAATTCGCAAGTACGGTTCGGTCTGTGCTGATTGCGGATTGTCCGAGTGGAGAGGCGAGGAGCTTCCACTTGAACTTCATCATAAAGATGGAGACGCTGGAAATAATGAATATAGTAACATTAGTCTGTTATGCCCCAATTGTCATGCAATAACTGATACTTGGAAAGGCAAAAACAGAGGTAATGGCCGAGCAGCAAGAGGGCTGCCGTTAAATTAAGCTCGCATAGTAAAAAAGCATTACACGACTTTGGTAAAGTCGAGTCCAAGGGGCGGTACCTTGTGTGAGCACCAAGTTATGTGGTAAGTTAGGTTGACAAGTTTGTGCCTGTATGTGAGTAGGAACTGATCACCTGAGGGGCATACAGCGGCAGTGAGTAATTACTCTGTTGTAAAATGACAAACCAGTTGGGTTCGAATCCCAATTACTACACCAGATTCGTAGGTATTAAATAGCACCGAAAATATAGATAAGTATGCTATGCCTAAACAACTTTTTTACTGGAAAACTTTAGCTCTGAATATGCTTTTTGCATTTCAGGGACTATTTATTATTTCAACTGCTGTTGATTTTTTCTTAACAGTTCTTTCCAATTCTGCCAGATCTCAGGTATTGACAGAGTTATCACCACTGGCTTCTATGATTATTATACTTCCGTGGATAGCCGGTATATTTATTTTAGCACTGATGCTAATTATATTTATAGCAAATACAAGTAATAAACCCTGGATACCCGGTGTAGATATTGAATATAGTGGCATGTTATTACTCTACCTGGCATTATTTTTTATTGCTATATTTAATCCTCTGGTTATTTGGCCTGTTGTGGTAAATTATCTGGCACATATTATATGGGTTTGTGCTATTATGTATTTTAGAATTGCTGTAAATACGGCATAAGTATTCGCGGATGTGATGAAATTGGTAAACATAGCGGTCTAAGAAGCCGTCAGCTGGGGGTTCGAGTCCCTTCATCCGCACCAAAGATAAAACCCTATATGGTAAATATGCCCTTCTTTGGTAAATATTGATTAGAGAGAAACTCATTCTTTCAATATTCGGGGAAAAAGGAATGCCAAGTCTTAATTACAGTATAGAGGATGTCCGTAAATTTCTAAGTGTACTGACTTGGAAGAAAATAATTCAATTAATAGTATTTCTATTTATTATGGGTCTAACATGGGCTACATACGAAAATAGAGGAGCTATATACGGTTTCGCAAGTCAGAAAAGAATCGACCCAACTTCCCCTCATGTAAGGGAGTTATCAAAAGGGCCGCAAAAAGAAATTGGTACGGTCGTAGAGAAATCAGCAAGTATTGTGGCAATGCAGGTTGTTCTAGCAGATTTTCAAAAGAATGAACGTGTTATTATTTACACATACATTGAGGACGAAGCAGTTGAATTAAAGAATATCTGGTTAAAATATTCAAGTAATGCTGTAGGAAACATGGCATTATTTACAAATAATGTTGCAGATAATAAGGTTGTTGTTGATCTTATTAATGGTGAATTTAACTGTAGACCGTATATTGAAACAGTAAATATTAGACTTGCACCGGAATCAGGAAAATACATTAAATATACATGCTCAAATGGTATTCCAGCATCATTCGGTAGATTTACCGGTATAATAGTGGTATACTTAAAACATCAATTAACTCCAGAAGAATATGATCAGATTAAATCAATCTCTAGATCATTAGCAACAAATATATTTGAAAAAGATTTAAATAAATAACGGTATGATTAAAACAAGTTTAGATTGGTCAAAGTATGAGGCTAATCTTTTACGCAAAACGTTGAAACTCGAACATGGTAGAGAAGTTCGAAGAATGATTCAAAATATTCGTAGTGAGGTAACTGCACTATCAAAAGCAGAAGTTGAATTACGCCGTGGCAACAAACATGCCACAGAAGAAATATTAATTAGAATTAATCAAGATATAGAGATGGTTGAAGAATACCTATTGGTGGCCGCACTAATAGGTTAAGGTTGACATTAGTATAGCGTTCGCATATACTATCAAAACGGAAAGTAAAGTAGCCAGGGTGCTGCCGCTCATTGGAAATGAGATGGATTTATCGCAAGATAGGTTTGATTTCGAGTATCATGCTTTCCTCCACAGGATTATCAATGCCAGCCAAACAAGTATTAGTGATGAAAAAGTTCCCTAAAGATAGGAACATGCGAATCGGGAAATATGTGGCCCAAGGTGCTCATGCGAGTTTAGGAGCATTACTATCATTAGGCAGTTTAATAGATAATGACTTTGTAATACCGATGAATAATCCTTTTGTGAGAGAATGGATTGTTGGTAGATTTACAAAGATTGCGTTATATGTAGAAACCGATGAAGAATTAGTTGCTATATACAATGCGGCACAAAAGGCAGGTATAGCATCAGCTATAATACAAGATGCCGGCCTTACCGAATTTAACGGTATTCCTACGCTTACAGCAGTTGGGATCGGTCCGGATGATGAAGAAGCCATTAACAAGATTACAGGTCATTTAAAACTATTTTGATTTCGGTTGTTTTTAAATAAAGATAACAGTATAGTAGAGCTTGTCTAACACAGAAAGGACACATAATGGATATTGAAGCACAAAGAGCTAAAGTGAAGAAGTGGGCATCAGCAGTAGGACTAGGGGCCGCATTATTGATTACGGGCACATTCTACCTGTTTATTATGCAGGCAATAGCAGCAATGTTGGCACTAGCATTGGCAGCAGGAGTTGGACTTACATTAGTATGGTCTGTACCTATTATTGCAATGAAGTTTGCGAATTGGAAAGTTAAGTCAATTATGGCTGAAGCCACTGCGAATCCAATCGAAACCATGATTAACTTACTAGCAGCAAAGAAAGCAGCATTTCAAACATTTAAGTTAAATGTAGAAAATTCTGCCGCAGCGAGAGATACATTCAAACAGAAGTGTGAGAAGTTTGCTGCTAAGTATCCTGCTAGAGCAGCAGAATTTCAAGCTCAACTAGAACGTATGATTGATCTAGTGCAACGTAAGAAAGTAGCATTACGTGATGCACAAAAATCTTTAGAGGATGGCGAAAATAAACTTGAAGAAATGCAGGCTTATTGGGAAATGTCTAAAGACGCAATTGAACTTAATAAAGCAGCCGGCATGGATACAGGTGACGCATTTGAAAAGCTAAAGGCAGATACTGCCTGCGATGCGGTATTCGAATCTATGAACCGTGCATTCGCCCAGCTTGAAGTTGCGGATGCGCTAGAAGTGGATGACAAGCCGGCGTCAACTGTTGTACAATTGGCTCGTAGCGAACCTAATGTGCTTGATGTGCAAGTTCGTGAAACACAGAAAGTGAGTCGTTAATGAAAACTAGAATCTTTGGATCACTCCTGGTCCTAGCAATCTTAGTAGCACTGTTTGTTTTAACGGGTGGAGATCATCAAAACCCCTCAAGTTCTACAGTGCAGAGTCAGCCAGCCCCGCCAAGTTCGGCTGACAATGATCTTAAGAACCTGAAAATTAACTAACCTTTAACACAGAAAGATATAAAATGAAAACATTTTCGAAGATTGCCTTAATTGGCGCAATGCTTGCAGTATCTGTAGGTGCAATGGCACAGACGCAGCTCAAGGTAGCAACTGGTGGAGCCACTGGCACATATCACCGTATGTTTACGGAGTTCCAACAAGCCTGCAAAGATCAAATTATGCAAATTGAGGTCCCATCTAAGGGATCTGTTGATAATATGGACAAGTTGCTCGGTAATGAAGTAAATGCTGCAATCGTTCAAACCGATGTGCTATTCTTCCGTGCTCGTAATGAAGATTTGGGCGGAGTTAAAACTTTGTTTGCTTTATATCCAGAAGAAGTGCATGTGATTACAGCAACCGTTAGTCCAATCCTTGAAGGTGGTACAATCGGCTTTGGTAAGAAACCTGCTGTTTTTAACACAGTAAATGATCTCCAGGGTCGTGCTGTTGCAGCATGGGGAGGTAGTATTGTCACTGCTCAAGTGATTCGCTTGCAAAGTGAAATTAGCTTCAATGTAACCGAAGTGGCAGACTTCAAAGCGGCAAAGGCAGCATTGGATGCAGGCCAGGTTGCAGCAATTGTTATGGTTGGTGGCCAGCCAATGGATGATGTTAAGGCAATGAATAACGCATATAAATTGCTCTCCTTCCCAGAAGCTACAATGGGTAAATTGAAGAGCGTATATGTTCCTGCAAAGCTGAACTATTCAGGTATGGGTCAAGGTGGATCTGGTGTGCAATCAATTGCAACTGAGTCCTTGTTTGTAACTCGTGCGTATAAGACTGAAAAGTATGTTCAATCGCTGGGCGCACTCCGCGGCTGCTTTAAGGCCAATGTTGCTGAATTGCAAGAAACCACAGGTATGCATAAAAAGTGGAATGCAGTGAATCCTGATAATACAGGCAAGTGGTCATATTACGATTTGCCGGTAACTAAGGTTGCGGTCCCGGCTAAAAAGAAGTAAGATTCTTTAACCTAACAAAACCGCTTGCGATAAGCGGTTTTGTCATTTATACTACACAAATGGGCAGATTAGTTACACTTAATACTTTAGGCTTGGATGCTACCTGGTTTTTTGATGATGCGTATTGGGTAAGTTCTGGCCCCGGAAGTTATAAATTTGATTGGCCTAGTAAGAATTTTCCGCATCAATTTTGTATGCATAAAGACAATTTCCAACACATCAAACGTAAATCAGAGATTCGTAAATGGATAGAAAATACAATATCCGATACCGTTATATTTGATAGTGTCGATATGGATTATAAGAAATTTTACGGTAAGAGTTATGAATGGGAAAAGAAGTATGATATACGTAATACGTGGTATCGTTTTAGTTTCGAAAACGAGCATAGTGCGTCAATGTTTAGACTTGCGTTCTCAGACTGGATTCAGCCAATGTCAAAATGGCATCCAGACCGCCCACAAGATGAAGAGTATTTAAATAGACCATTAGAAGAGAGGTACATAAAATGACAGAAAGAAAAATGGCTACAATTAGGAAAATTGCTGAAATAAAAGCAATACCCGAAGCAGATCTAATCTGTGCTTACCGAGTTGATGGTTGGTGGGTAGTCGATACGGTCGGAAAATACAAGGTTGATGATCTTGTGGTATATGCTGAACCCGACAGCTGGATCCCCCATGAGTTAGCACCTTTCTTGTCTAAAGGTCACGAGCCAAGAACATTCAATAGTATAGCAGGTGAAAAGTTAAAGACTGTTCGTTTGCGTGGTCAATTATCTCAGGGTTTATTAATGCCACTCGAACCCACTTGTGCCAATATAGAATCTATGTTGTTCGAAGGACTTGATGTTTCTTTCCCTCTTAATATTCAGAGATGGGAAGCTGTTATTCCTGCTGAACTTGCAGGGCAGGCCGCTGGCAATTTTCCAAAGTTTATTAAGAAAACCGATCAAGAAAGATGTCAGAATTTATATAGAGAAATCTTTATAGATAATGCCGATGCTAGATATGAAGTGACTATGAAGTTAGATGGCACTTCTATGACTACATTTTATGTAGATAAAGAAGAAGGTGTTTGTAGCCGTAATTGGGAATTGAAGCTAGATGGACCAAACGAAGGCAATACTATGGTTCGTTTGTATGTAGACAGCGGACTACAGGCAGCATTGCGTCAAATTCGGCGAAATTTAGCCATACAAGGCGAACTTATGGGCCCTGGCATACAGGGGAATCGCGAAGGTTTAAAGCTGCCTACTTTATTTGTATTTGATATATATGATATAGATGGCAGTGGACAACTTAGCCCCTCTGACCGTAAAAATGTTATGGATGAATTATATAATGCAGGTGTAAAACCAGACCGGCTTAAACATGTACCTATCCTACACGAAAATGTAAGTCTGAATGATTTAGGTATTCTTAGTATTAGTGATTTACTAGAAGATGCTGAAGGCCCTAGCCTAGTTCATCCAATCCGTGAAGGTAAAGTGTATAAACGGATTGATGGTCAGTTCTCCTTTAAGGCTATCTCAAATAGATTCCTTTTAAAAGCGAAAGATTAGGATAAATAGCGTATCGAAGGATACGCTATGAGATTGCAAGAGTTATTTGAGACTACAGAAGAAGACAGGGCATTAATTTCTCTGTCTTCCGCCATTTATGCGCGATTACAACAGTATATTAATATTGATCAAGATTATACCGACGAAGATGAAGAAGTAGTTGCCCTAGGTAAGATTGGTGATTTATTTGATACCCCTATAGGCGTATTAAACAATGTTGGCATCGAATTACAGGGCGGCGAACCTTTTGTAAGAAGAGCCAAGAGTATAGATGCAGCTGATGCCGTAAAAATTTCAGATAAGATTATTCTAGCAATATGGGACGATACCACTAAATCTGTTGTGTTCAATATAGACTATTTGGACTCTGATCGGATGAGGACAACAATTACCCATGAACTAAGACATGCATTGGATGAATACAAGTCTGGATCATATCCCCCGAGTCCTAAAAATAAGACTCCAGAATTAACAAACAGATATTTTACACCAAAGAAAAAAGAACACCGTAAAGATGATCCTTATAGCACAGCACAATATCGCGCTCAACCTGCAGAAATAAATGCAAGATTTACCGAAGTATTAGATACATTGGCAACAAGAATCATTCCTAGGGCTAATAAATTATCATCCGATCAAGCCCGACCAAAAATTATGCATGATCTTAATCATCTTCTTATAAAGTACGGGATAGCAGATTTATTTCCAGAAAGAACACAGTCAAGAGATTATAAAAGACTCATAAAACGTGCTGTAGACTTCATAGATAAAGAATTAGCACATCTAAACAGTTAAATAGTCTGTTTTTGGCCTATATTCGCAATGAATTTAGGTTGACTGTATAACTAAAACACTATACAATACAACTTGTATAATTACAAAGAGTGGATACAGCAAACCAAATTATGCCGAAAGGCAACTACTGGCGATTGCTTAAAATATACATAACGGAGGGAGATGCGTAAGCACCAACCGTTGAAGTTGTGTATTAACAAACTTAATGGAGCCAACCAAATGGGAAGCTGTGAAGTTAGGTAAGTGTGCAATCAAACCACACGGGCAGTGGTAAACAATCCCAAAACGGTGGTAAGGCTTCGTTAGTAATATATGGTTCTTCGGAACAGCAATATTATCCCTTACACCACTCTGTTTTCAATTAAGTTCTGGTTTATTTGACAAAGATAATTTGTTCAAGTAAACTAGCACACTTGTAGACATTAAAGGGTAGGTTCAGCAGTAATAAAATACTAAGAACGTTACTACTATGCGGACATCAAACTCCGCATAATTTTAACAAGGTGAGGTCTATCTCTCACTTGAATAAAAAGATATAAAAACTATCCTGTTTTTATAATTTTAAAAGATCGTTTCAGCAATAAAATCTTAAAGCAAAACCGCGTGATGGGGTTCGACTCCCTACTAGTAGTGTATCGGTAGCACAGTGGTAAAAGAAATGCGATCTTGATTTAAAGAATTTGAACAGCAATCACGTAAATTAACAATTCTGAAGGAGAAAGTAAAATGACAACATTATTTGAAGCAGTAAACGCAACAGCAGTAACAGCCAATGGCGCCGTTACAAACGCATCCTCGTTGAACAAGAACGTGGACCTATTTTTCTTGGCCGGTGCAAGCCGTGGCAAGGATATTATCCCTACTTTCGCTGGTGCGATGGTGGAAGACTCTGAAGTGGCAGTTCGTGTTCTTGAATGGGCTCGTGATGCACGTGGCGGAGCAGGTGAACGCGAAACCTTCCGTAAGTTGTTTGGTTATTTGCTCAAGACTGAACCAGCAATGGCTTCGCGTCTTATGGTGAATATTCCTGAACTTGGTCGTTGGGATGACTTGTTCATTGCCTTCGGTACCACACTGGAACGCGAAGCATTGCGTATGATTTCCTTTGCGTTGAATGACGTTAAGGACGGATTGTGCGCTAAGTGGATGCCGCGTCAAGGTGCGGAAGCCAACAAGGTTCGCGCATACATGCGTCTAACACCAAAGCAGTATCGTAAGTTATTGGTTGGTCTGTCCAACACTGTTGAACAGAAGATGTGTGCTCAGGCCTGGTCTGGAATTGTGTATCCGCACGTTCCGTCAGTTGCTGCTGGCCGCTACCAAAAGGCTTTCTTGAAGCACGACCCGAAGGGTTATGCTGATTACAAGGCTAAGTTGGTTACAGGCGAAGCTAAGATCAACGCAAGCGTTTCGTATCCGTACGATGTTATCCGCTCGTTGACAAAGGGTGATCGTGAAGTCGCAATCGCACAGTGGAAGGCTCTGCCGAACTACTTAGAAGGTTCCGATGAAAACATCATGCCAGTTGTTGACGTGTCGGGATCGATGGGTTCTGTTGCATCTGGTAGCGTAACTGCGCTAGATGTTGCAATCTCGTTGGGATTGTATGTGTCTGAACGCATGGGCGGTGTATTTAAGGACCAGTTCATTACTTTCTCTGGTGCACCAGAAATGTTGCATTTGAAGGGTGACTTAGGTCAGCGTTATGACCAGATGGCTCGTTCCGACTGGGGTATGAACACTGACTTAGGTGCAGTATTCAAGTTAATCTTGAAGGCAGCAGTAAAGAGCAATGTAGACCAGAAGGATATGCCGACAAAGATCTTGATCTTGTCTGACATGGAATTCGACTCCTGTGTAACAACAGGTGGAAGTGGTGTACGTCGTAGCTACAATTCGACAGGTGGATCTGCAGTGAGCGTAAGCGCAATGGAGTTCATCGAAGCAGAATATGCGGCAGCTGGTTACAAGGTTCCGCAGGTTGTGTTCTGGAACTTGAATGGCCGTGCTGGTAACAGCCCGGTAACATACAACAAGGCTGGAGCAGCATTGGTTTCTGGATTCTCGCCAAGCATCGTTAAGTCGGTGTTGGGTGGTGAAGAGATGACACCGATTAGCATCATGCTTAAGACTGTAATGGTACAGCGTTACGATTTCTAAAAAAATTGTAGATAGAAGGAAGGGGCCACAGCCCCTTCCTTCTTGATCTTAGTTCCAAAAAGATAAATATACTGCATTAGTAAATATTACAGGAGGTTACTATGAAGAAAAGTTTATTAGCTATGGTGGTTGTTGCATTTGCATTAGGTGCTTGTAGCAAATTTCAAGATTCGCCAGAACAAGTACAGTTTCGCGCATTCTTAGAACATTGCAAGGCTGCGCCAACGACAGCAGAGTGCAAGGCATACGCAGATTTAAAGAAAGATGCCGGCGGACCTAATTAATATCAGTTATTAATATAAAATAGGGATCAATGATCCCTATTTTTATGACTATGTTATACCATGTGATAAATAAAACATTGCGGGGTTAGCTCAGTTGGTAGAGCGTAACTTTGCCAAAGTTAAGGTCGACGGTTCGAACCCGTTACCCCGCTCCAGTTTAAGAATGGTTACTGCCTTCACTTAGATCAGACTCTTTGAAAAATAAATAATCGTGCATTGCAGTCCCTTTGCACACCATTCTGTTTTGAATTTATGAGAGAATAATATGAAAAAATTGTGTGCTGTGTTACTATTGAGTTTAATTTCTATGTCATCCTTTGCTACAGATATAACCTTGCCAATTACCAAGGTTGTTGATGGCGATACAATTAGTACACGGCTTGCTTTACCGTGTCCTCTGTGTGCTGTATCTATAAGAATTCGGGGAATCGATACACCAGAATCTACCTATCTAGCAGAGTGCCCTGCTGAAAAGGAAAAAGGACTCGCAGCGAAGAAATATTTAACTAATTTTGTCACAGGCCAACTCTCTATGATTGCTCGTGATATTAAATGGGATAAGTATGGTGGTCGAATAGATGCCGTTGTAGAAATAAATGGTGTAAATATTGGTGATGAAATGCTTAAACAAGGTCATGCTAAACCGTATACTGGTTCGGGTCCGAAACCCGATTGGTGTGCTTGATCAAAGACATAACTAGTGTTATAATAACTTATAAATAAGATTACGCCCGATTGGCTCAGGGGTAGAGCAACCGCCTTGTAAGCGGTAGGTCGTCTGTTCGAATCAGACATTGGGCACCAGGTTATAATAAGCGGGATTGGCATATTGGTTGTGTCCTAGCCTTCCAAGCTAGTTAAAGGAGTTCGATTCTCCTATCCCGCTCCAGTAGAGGATAAATAATGTTTTGGCCTTGGAGGCATTATGATTAATTTAGTAATTGGTATTGCAATTGGTGCGGCATTTGCACCGTTCTGGATGATGGTGTGGGGCCAGATTAAGGCATGGTGGGCAGCGTTCAACGCTAAGAGGTAGAGAATTTGTCGGCGTAATTCAATGGTAGAATAGGCTCCTTATAAGGGCTCAAATCAGGTCCGATTCCTGACGTCGATACCAACTTTTAAAGTATAGTTTCAGCAAAATAAAATCTTATCATAAAAGACCGGACGTGGTTCGATTCCACGGTTCTTCGAAAGAGGAATTATTGTAATGGTAGCATGTTAAAAAACTATACTGAATATATAATCGTGATTTAATACAAAATATTTTAAACTAGATAAATAGTTTAGATATAAGGTGCTAAATTATGGGTAAGAAAGGCGTATATAGTGATCCTCTGTGCAAAACATGTGGAGACACTGATCCTTCACATTTCTTCAGAAGAATGAAATCGATGTGTGGAAAGTGCCATTCGAAGGACATAGGAAGAAGGTTAATAAATTCGAGAGAAAAGGCAATAGAATATAAAGGTGGAAAATGCGAAAGTTGTGGGTATGATAGGTACCGTGGAGCATTAGAATTTCATCATAAGGACCCTGCTGAAAAGGATCCTTTAGGATTAAGAGCGTATAAACTTGAGAGACTGTATGCTGAGGTTGATAAGTGTATTTTACTTTGTGCAAACTGCCATAGAGAGGAACACGGGAGACTCCGGCTAGAAGAAAAGGAAGATAGGCTGCATGGCGCGGAAACGGTCTTGAAAACCGTCCCATTTAGTAATAGGTGACAGTTCGATTCTGTTATCTTCCTCCACATTTTCCTCCATCTGTTATGATAAATATGCTAATGAAAGCATCAGAAATATTATGTGAGAAGCCAGTTGAATCAAGTTGGATTACTGACTTGGTATATAACAGGCCGAATAAGACTCTCACTATGAGATTATCAAATGGTATGTCTTACTCGATCCCGGGTATTACAAGGACAACATTTGAGAGATGGGTTAAATCACCATCAAAGGGTAGATATTTCCAAGAGAAGATTAGAGATACCTATCAAGTAAGTAGATTAAAATAGCATCTGTAACTCAATGGTAGAGTCCTACATTGACATTGTAGTGGTAGAAGGTCCGATTCCTTCCAGATGCACCAAATAACTGGCGTTCGTATAGTGGAGAATACAAGAGTCTTCTAAGCTCTTAACAGTGGTTCGATTCCACTACGCCGGACCAGTTTTAAATGAAAGAAATAAATGACACACAATTTTACATTTTTTTGGCAAAATAGATCACCGTTCTCTAATTGGTATCCTAGTATTTTTACGCATAACGGTATTACCTTTTCACGAGGCGAACAATACATGATGTATCAAAAAGCTATTATGTTTGGCGATATTAATACTGCTCATGCCATTTTATTAACAGGTAATCCTAAAGAACAAAAAGATTTAGGCAGAATGGTATCTAATTACAATGATGCTGTCTGGTCAGCGAAAAGAGTTGAAATAATGGTAGAAGGTTTATTTGAAAAATTTAACCAAAATCCTTTATTGAAAGAAGCATTGTTAAATACAGGCGATACAATAATTGTAGAAGCAAGCCCTGTTGATAAGATCTGGGGAATTGGTCTAGCCGAAGATGATCCACGTGCATTAGATCAATCAAAATGGTTAGGCCAGAATCTATTAGGCATTACCTTAATGCAGGTTAGAGATGCAATCAGAAAACTTTAAAGAAAAATTAGATATGGGGATAGACGCAGAAAATCTCGTCTATCCTTACTTAGTGGCACATAATAGTTATGTAGAAGACTTGCGCCAACAGAAACATGGCGAGTTTGCCGGTCCACGTTTATGTGGCACAGAAGGTAAAGTAGTTCTTCCTGATTTCCTAGTTTACAATAAAAATCCTTCTAAAGGTACCTTTGCTGTAGATGTTAAATCTAAAAATTCTATCTATACAATAAACGGTAAGAAATGTTTTACAGTAGATGACAAATACGAAGATTATAAAAAAGCAGCACAAATCAAACGATTAGATTATCTAGCAATTATCTTTGTCTATGAAGACAGGATGTATATGTATAAAGAATCTGATTGCAAAGGCATGCATCAATATACACCTGGCGCATATGGAAATGGCCGTGTATATTATTTCGAATTTGATAAATCCACGATGGTGTATTAACATGGAAGGGAGTTATGCGCCTGGCCCCAGAAGCAACAGAGATTCATTCTTTAATAAGATGAAGAAGAAAACAGATGTTCAGGCTGTGCTTGATAATCTAGATGGTTATACTGTTGAACAACTTACTAATTTAGAAGGATCTCATTTCCCACAATGGATAAGAGATGCACTAGTAAGAAAGAAAGAAGGTATGACTAAGGCTGATATACAGGCTCGTGTAGAAGAAATTGCCGCAAGAATGATAGCGGCAAGTAATAAGGATAATTAAGATGGCATCGTTTTTTAAGGAGGGCGATAAATTGTCCTTCGAGGGTTTTAAAGGTAATATAATTAAGATAACAGAAACATATCGGAAGAATGTTATTGTATTAAAGGTTACAGAATTATCTAGACATAAATCGTTTATTGGTAAGAAAATTGAGACAATTGGTTTATTTGAATACCCTGATGGTACATTAGAATTTATGTCTATCATAGATTGACTTTTATAAACAATATCTATATAATTATAGTACGGAACAAGATAAGTAATACCGTATAAAGGGATATTAAATGAAGGTAGAAATTTACGGTAAAGATTTATGCACCTATTGCGATCAAGCAGTTGCATTATGCGAAAGTAAAGAGATAGAATATAATTATATAGATGTTGCTGTCGGAGAAAATCTAAAATTCTTGACAGAAAGAATGGGTACCAGGCCACGTACTGTTCCACAGATATTTTTAGACGGAATGTATTTGCCCGGTGGTTTTAGTGGACTTAAACAGGAACTAGCTAAAAGCTAAGAAACAGATATGCCGAAAAGATCACCGTACGAGGACGATTACGAATACGATGATAACGACGAATACGATGAAAAACATCGTACTCACCGTTATAAGAAAGAAGATAGAGAACCCGAAAAGAAAAAGAGATGGGATCGGGAAAATAATTATGATCATGGTAATAATCACAATGATCGTAGGTAAATAGTTTATAGGAAGATAGATTGCTTGGAGCATAAACAGCCTCGAAAACTGCTCCACTTTGAAATATAGGTGATGGTTCGATTCCATTATCTTCCGCCAAATAACTCGCTATAGTTCAATGGATAGAATAGGAGTTTCCTAAACTTTAGATGTAGGTTCGATTCCTACTAGCGGGACCACACATTATGGATACAGTTCTACAAAAAGAAGTTACTATCCCTGCACAGCAAGTAAATTTTCTTGAGAGGCAGTTGGTTATCAACGGCTTTAAGAATTTCTCAGTATGTGTTTCAAATAATGGAACTACAGCGGTAATATCTTTCGAAGATGAAGCGGAATATACAGTTTTCATCCTAAAAGATATACTTAGGAAAGCTAAAGAAGAATCCGGATACTATTTAATAGGTCCGGATTTTGATTTTATGATTCGTTTAGAAAAGAAATTAAAATCCTATAGTAAATTTGATGAATTCTTTATTAGAAAGAAAACAATAGATTTATAGATCATAAAAAAGCCCACATAAAGTGGGCTTTTTGTTGAGCAAAATTTCTGTTAGACAGAGAATGTTGCACTTAGAGTAGCTTGAACAGGTGCCACATCAGGATCGGGGACAGTTACACTAGGTGCTACAAAATAACCAGTTCCGGCCACACCACCTATTGATGTAACTCTGTTACCGGTAAGCACTGTACTACCAGCGCCGGCTACAGGTGCAGGTGGTGCGTCAATAGTAAAGGCAACCGGGGTAGTATATCCTGTACCCGGGGCATCTATCACTATAGATGTAACTCTATTGGCAGTAAGAACAGCGTGTGCAGTAGCATCGCTATTTCCACCCACTACAGCTACATTAGGTGCAACAGGATAAAAACCATTTGCAGCAGGATTTCCTACTACGACTGCTGCGTCAACAGCACCGGCGGTCGCGGTACCGGTGGCGGTAGCAGTTACGGCAGCAGGTGGTGGAGTAATTATAAGCGCCGCAGTGCCGGCATAAAAGCCGTTTGTAGCAGCATTGGTAACTGTTAAACCCAATACACCGTTTGTTAATGTTCTTGCGACAGTGACAGTGACGGGTGCCGGCGGGGCAGTAAGCGACACGCCCGAATACCCCATACCTGCTGAATCGATAACAGCAGTAGCCACCGAACCACCTGCAATGGTAGTATGTGCAGCACCACCACCACCACCGCCAGTAAGTGTTACCGCAGGAGCAGTAAAATATCCTGCACCGGGGTCATTAACAGCAAGTGTTAACAATGCCCCGACAGAACCGGTACCTGTAATTAAATCAGCTTCGCCTAACGCAGCAGCAGGAATTGTCGACCAGCTATAACTAGCGACTGAACCATCTGCCTCAAATAGATCTAATCTATACTGTGCAATTTTTGCACACGGACGAGCCGAACCGCCAAATGGTGTAGCAAGAATGAAACATTCGCCCGGATTTAATGCGCCAACACCGGTTGCATTAACCATAAACACAATCTCTGGTTCGTGTGTTAAAGCAGAGTCTTGAACAACATATGCATTAGAACCTGTTTGTTTAATGATAAAATCGCCTGTTGCTGTAGTTCCATCAGCAAATTTAACTCCGCTAACTACAATTTGTGTACCTGGTGTTGTGGCAGGTCCAAACCACTTTTTCTGTATAGGTCTTCCCATAATATTTTCCTTGAATAGGTCCCCTTAAATAAGGATCTCCATTATTCAGTGTGGAACTATTTCCACAATGTAAACTATTTATCACCACTTGACACAAAATGCGTTTTGTGGCATAATACAAAGACGTTGTTAAATACAGAAAGAACACACAATGAAGTTAGACGTAGCAGTTAACGAAGTAGTCCTATCAAATGTCGGCACTACAGGCGAATTTAGAATCCGTAATTCAGCTAAAGCATTTGCTATTCTGTCAAGCGGGTTATACAGCAATAAAATCAAAGCAATTATTCGTGAACTTAGCTGCAACGCGGTTGATAGTCACGTAGGTGCAGGAAAAGCAGAGGTGCCTTTTGAAGTGCATCTTCCTACATTCCTAGAACCTTGGTTCTCAGTTAAAGATTTTGGACTTGGTTTAGATGGTGACCAGGTTGTAAATATCTATACCACATATTTTGAATCTACAAAGACTGATTCTAATGCATTTATTGGTGCATTAGGCCTTGGTTCAAAATCCCCATTCAGCTACACAGAAAACTTTACTGTAACAGCAATCAAGAACGGCATTAGACGCATCTATAGTGCGTTTATTAACGAAGTGGGTGTGCCATCTATTGCTGAAATGAGTGAAGAACTTACAGATGAAGGTAATGGAGTTGAAGTAAAATTTAGTGTTACTGATCGTTATGACTATAATAGTTTCCGTAACGAAGCGCATAATGTGTTCTATTGGTTTGAACATAAGCCAACTATTACAGGTGATAATGCTTTCGAACATCGCGGTGTAAAGTATAAAGAACAGAATGTTGTTCCTGGAGTACACGTTCGCAGTGATTCCGAAAGAGAATGCATTGCAATCATGGGTAATATCGCTTATCCATTAAATAATGTTCCAGAAGCAGAAAAGCACTTTGGTGAATTATCGTCTCTTTTAGATTGCGGACTGGTACTTGAATTTGGAATTGGTGATCTTGATTTTGCAGCATCTCGTGAACAACTTAGTTATATTCCGCTTACTATCAATAGTATTCGTACCAAACTTGAACAATTAAATGCTAATTTAGCTGCTCACTTGGCAACCAAAGCTGATGCAATAGTAGATGAATGGGATCGTGCAGAATTTCTGTATACCGAACATCGCACAAGATTGTATGCTTCTGCTGTGAAGAAGTATGTAATTGATACTAAATTTCCGTTATTTGACCCAGCATCATATCATGGCAAGAAAGATTTTACATTTCAGCTACCGGATCTGGAATCAAGAAAATTAGATATGAAAGCATTTCATGTGCGTGGTGATCGATCTAGTAAAATAGGTGAAAGTAGTACCTATATTAATAATACCCATGTTAGAACAATGCTTATTCCGGTGGATAAGAATGTCGTTATTGTATTAAATGATTTGAAAACAGGGTGCGTAGCCCGTGCCCGATATCACTTTTCAAGTGATAGCAGATATTACGATAAAATGGTATATTGTGTATCTCATACAGATACAGATTTAGCAGTTCGTCAGGCAGAATACAATAAGATTATTCAAGAATTGCATAAACCGCCTGTTGTGTTAAAGGCAAGCGAATTATCGATAAAGGAACGGACAAAACCATTATCTACAAATGGTATCGCAATCGCCGATCTTAAATCAAATGGCCGGCGTGGCTATGCAGATTCATATACTTGGTCGCCTTATTCGCAGGAGATTGATGAAAACGAAACATATTATTATGTATGTTTATGTAATCACGAATCTATTGACGTTAATGGTAAACCATTTAATATATTTAAGATTAAATCATTAATGGATGAATGTGGTGTCAAAGAAATTGAAAATATTAAGATCTTTGGTGTTCGTAAGAATCGTATTAAAGAAATTCAGAAGTTAGATAACTGGATTTGGATTGAAGATATTCTTAAGGAAGAAACAGCAAAAGTAGCTGATTCGCACATTGCATCATTGGTTGCATCAGAGATGCTTGACGCTTACTACAATAGAGTTTATACTAATACAACTGTCGCAAAACAAGTTGGACCAGACTCGGCCTATGCTAAGTATGTCAAAGAAGTAGGTAGTATTAAACGTGCATCAGGGAATGTAACTCAACTTGTTCAACTATGCGATATGTATGGTAAGAAGGTTCAGGTTGAAGCAGTTAAGAAAAGAATTCAAGACGCAAAAGATGAGATGTATACGAAGTATCCTTTAATGAAATATTTCAAAGATGCGTCTGATAAGGCAACCGAAAAAGATGCGATAGAGTATATTAAAATGGTAGATAAACAGGAGAAAACAAATGAGTAACGCAGTTCCGTATCTAATTCAGGGTAAGAATATTATCCTTGTTATCGATGGCAAAAGCCACACAATCAGCAAAGACACACACATTGCCTATGGCAAGATTGTTGATGCGTTAAAAGCCCAAGACTGGGACGCATTGCGCGAACATGTCGAGCCCGCAAAAGCAATTGTTAACTTTGGCAGAGGTTATGTAGCAATTAATGGTGGTAATGTATCTTGGAAAGGTCAGCCATTCCATAACGCACTTGCAACACGCATGATCGAAATGTATCAAGATGGTTTCCCAATTGACCCAATGGTTCGGTTCATGGAAAACCTTATGCAGAATCCATCTAAGCGTTCTGTGGATCAAGTGTATGGCTTCCTGGAAAAGAATAGTCTCCCGATTACAGAAGACGGTTATTTCCTTGCTTATAAGAAAGTCCGTACAGATTATCTCGATATTTACACAGGCACTGTTGATAACAGCATCGGCCAAGTAGTTCAGATGGATCGTAATTTAGTCGATGATAATCCTGAATCGCACTGTTCCACCGGTCTGCATTTCTGTAGTGAAAGCTACCTTAATGGTTTCGGTGGCGGCGGTGATCCAGTGATGATTCTAAAGATTAACCCGGCTGATGTAGTTAGTATTCCAACCGATTATAATGGTGCTAAAGGTCGCTGTATGCGATATGAAGTAGTTGCACAAGTCAATGGTGATCCGAAAGATGCATTCGCTTCAGTAGTAAATGGTGAATATAAATCTACCACTAAGTTAAGTCCTATGTCATCCTGGCCTTTCCCAACAGACGAAGCCAGAGAAACATGGCCACCAGCAGGTAGTTGTCCAGGTACCTGTACAGATTGTACCTGTGACGAAGAATTCGAAGATGATGAAGAACTTTATGACTTAGTTCGTGTCTACGGTGGCTGGGTAGAATGTTCTGATTTAACATTAGAAGAAGCACGTAATAAAGTTGCCAGAAATATGGCACAGAAGAAAGCAATGTTGAAGATCGTTAAGGCCGGAACCGACGAAGAGATTTAAGGAAGAAGGGCATTATGCCCTTCCCTTGTATAATGAGAAGAATAATATTTTTTCTTCTATTAATTAGTTCTATAAATCTATTTGCTAAAGGTAACGATATATTACCCGAGTCGGTAACACCGTTGCAAATAAGTCAGCTATTTGTAGAACAGAATAAGATAGATATCAAGAATCTTATTGATTTAGTAGATAAAGAAGAAAAGATTGTGTTTTGTATCAACGAATATATACAGAAACAATCTAAATCGTATTCGAAAATTGTGCAGAATAACCTATATGATTTGATACATAACTTTGATCGTATAGCTTCGAGAATTTATGGTAAGAAGCAACCGGTAGATGAAATACCATATGAGGATAAGATAGAAGCCTTGGCAAGAGTACAATGCGAAGCGTATTATGCGTTAAAGGTGTTAAAGTAGTTTAAGTATGTGGCTTTGTAGAGCCGGTCGAGTACCTGCAATCAACAAGTAGCGCCAATGTGAAAAATGCTGTGCATAGCATACATGTGTCTATTAAGGATGGTGCGGCACTTTCTTCTACAGAAGGAATGTAACCGCGGAGGTTCCGCAATGTAGGACGGGGAACTTAGGTGGGGTGCCTAAGTACATACTTTGATACGGTGGCAGGGCAACTTGCCACCGTATTTTTTTGGAGTAAGAAATGTTAAAAAATATTGCGTTTATAGGTTATGGTTTTGTCGGAAAAGCTTGTCATAAAGCATTTGAACATAATACCGAAGCTATTATAATTGACCCGAAATATTCAACCACAACAATAAGTGATTTACAGATAAGTAATCCACCGCTTGTTTTTGTATCGATTAATGCTCCAACTTTAGATGATAGGTCAGTGGATGCATCGGTAATTTACAATATATTTCAACAGTTAGCAGATATAGAATATGCAGGGTTGGTTGTTTTAAAGAGTACTTTGCCGCCAGCAATAGTAGAAGACTTATACATTAAATTTGGTAAAGATTCGATAATGAATAAGGAAGGCGCCTTGCGGTATATTTATTCACCAGAATTTTTAAGAGAAAAAGAATGGGAAAAAGATGCTTTAGAACCGGATCAAATAATTATGGCTGGAAATTATCATGATTGTATAGCGTTAGAGATAATATATAGAAATCATTCTAATATTAATTGTATTGATGTTATATTTAATAAAGTAGATTATAGGGCAGCAGCATTGGCTAAATATGCTATAAATTCCTATCTTGCAAGCAAGGTTGTATTTATGAATCAGCTTCAGCAGTTGTATAGAGACACATATGACGAGTATAATCATTTACCGTCAATGGATTGGGCAGAATTTATTAATATGATCGCCTCTGATCCAAGGATAGGTGATTCTCATTTAGATGTGCCTGGTCCCGATGGAAACTTTGGTTATGGTGGCACTTGTTTTCCTAAGGATGTAAAAGCAATGATTGGGTTTGATAAAGAGAATAGATTAACAGTATTAAGAGAAGCTGAATTAGCTAATACAAAGATTAGATTGGTTGGAAATAGTAAATGAAATATTTATTTTTAGATGACGAAAGAATGCCGAAAGATGTTAAATGGATACTTATCGGTGGTGTCGGTTCTTGGGGAGCAGACTGGCAAATTGTCAGATCTTACGACGAAGCAATTAAATGGGTAAAAGACAATGGATTTCCAGATGTCATCTCATTCGACCATGATTTGGGTTTGATGCATTATGCTAATGATTACTCTGATGGAAAGACGGGTTATGATTTTGCCAAATGGTTGGTCGAATATGATATGGATACAAATAGCATGCCAGAAACTTTTTCATTCACAGTGCATAGTAAGAACCCACAAGGAACAATAAATATAGAGTCACTATTAAATAATTACATAAGATATAAGAGGAAATAAAATGAGCGCTGGAATAATGAGAAATTGGCAAGTATCTAAACTATTAAAGTCTAAGAATCCTATCGAATATTTTTTTGCGATGCAAGAATATATGGTATATGAACTTAGTGTTATTAGATTTAATACGAGCGAAAAATTTAAAGAGTTTTTCGATAAATATAATTAACAACTACCTTTAGGACCGTTGTGGCTACTGCCGAAATGCAGGCGTCAGGGGCAAATAATTCGCTACTATTTGCCCCTAATTTTACATCGGATACATTATGAGACTATTTGAATTATTTGAAGCAAAGCCTGCCAAGAAGCCTGTTGTACCATCTACGACACCACGAAACTTTGTTGCCAAGAATGCTCCTACATCTGGTGCAGGTCCTCATACAGCCAAAAAATTTACCCGCAAAGAAAAACATAAGAATAAAGTTTAATACTGTTAATTCTTAGAGTTTTTATCCTTTCTCACTAAATACCCTCTTAGTAACAACCAAGATTAGTTGCTATTCTGTTTTAGTCTCAGCTAAAATAGTCACATATCACGAGGATAACATTTATGGCAGTTAATAAGCAGACAGGAAACTTTGAAATGTGGTCTAGACCTACCTTTTCAATCATAACAAAATCTGATAAAAATTTCAAATCAAACTTTCATGGAGCAATGATGTATGCTCATTATGAGCTATCTGCCGCCCAGTTAAAACAGGAAGTTGTTAAGTATATAAAACACATAGATCCGAAACATCGGTTATTGGCTCGCATTACAGATATGCATGAAAATAGATTTGTCACGGTCGGTAAGTATATGTATGTATTAAACCATGGTGCTGATATACCAGATGATGTTATGGCTAAATTAATGCCGGCACTTGAGAAGGTAATAAATGAGGAAAACGCGAAAATCGCTGAGATCAATAAGGAGGCAAAGTATCTCGCCTCTAAAGAAGACGGCACTAAGAACATTAACCCAGTTCCTAAAGTGGTTATCTCTATCCAAGATAGACTCCGCGAAAAGGCACGAGAGGTTTCGGGGGAAGTGGAAGGGTGGATAGATGACTTCTGTATGGATAAGAAACTTCCAGTGAAGACTGTAGATGATTTTGTAAATCTATTCAAAACATATGATTTGAAGGCACAACATATGCGGCACATAAAGGAAATATTTACTCGTCGTAAAAATGAGATTTCTGAAGCTGTAGAAGGTAAAGATAAGGATCTAACAGAAGCATATTCGAATTATACAAAGGCAGAACTTAAGAAGAGCGATCTGTTTAATAAGAATTTATTTAAAGCCTGTGATATGCTTCAAGAAGTCGCCAAGGTAGAACGAGCACCACGCAAGAAGAAACCTGTTTCTCATGATAAAGTTATTTCTAAGCTTAAATTTAAGAAAGATGATTCTTCATTGGGTATTGTGAGTCTTAATCCTGTACATATTATTGGAGCAAAGGAAGTATGGACCTATAATGTTAAAACACGCAAATTGTCTCAGTATAAAGCGGTCGAAGGCGTTGGACTAAGTGTTAAAGGGGCTAGTTTGTTGAATTATTCTGCAGATTCTGTAGAAAAAACACTACGTAAGCCTGTAGAGATGCTCGCAGACTTTAAGAAGGCTAGTAAGGTTAAACTTCGCACTTTTTTAAAGGATCTAAGCACATTAGATATTCCATGTAGCGGCAAACTAAACGAGCACCATGTTATTCTAAGGATTGACAAATGATATTATTTCTTGACACAGAGTTTACAGATCTTGTTCCAGGTAACAAACTTATCAGCATTGCATTAGTTAATGAGTTTGAAGACTTCTTCTATGCCGAATTAACCGATACATATGAGTTGAAAGATTGTTCGGAGTTTGTCAAGAGTTTTGTATTGCCGTTCCTAAAAGGCGGCGAATATCGTATGTCATCCTATGATTGTGCTTTAAAATTGGGTGCGTGGATAGAGAATCAATCGGGTCAGTGTATATTAGGATGCGATAATCCTGGGTGGGATACACCACATTTACATCGTTTGCTTGATCCGTTGTGGCCTGCTAATCTACACAGAAATCAATACCTGCCTGTATGTGTTCCGGCACACATTGAAGAAGATCTTGTGCTAGAAAACAACTATGATATTCATAATGCCCTAGATGATGCTATGGTAATGAAGAAGGCCACGGACTTGCAGAAGAAGCTCAAGTATTGATAAATAGTGTATCACTGGAGTTGATACACATATGTCCTCACAAATTACGCCGAGAGTTTTGTTAATGAAGCAAATCGAGCTACAGCTCGGTTCGCAAATGGTTGATGTTGAATTAGATGTCGAGCACTTAAATCTTGCAATTACAATTGGTATCCAGAAATTGCGTCAGCAATCAGATGGGGCTAATCTTGAGAAGGATATTTTTCTACACATTACACGGGACATAACGGAGTATACTCTTCCAGATGAGGTGCAAGAAGTTAGGCGTCTATACCGCCGTGGTGTTGGTGCATACACTAATGGTGGGGTAAATTTTGACCCGGTTGATGCTGCATTTTACAATATCTATTTGTTACAACCAAATAGATCAGGTGGATTAGCAACCTGGGATATGTATAATCAGTTCCTAGAAACCACAGAAAGATTATTTGCAAGTCAATTAAACTTTACATGGGATGTCAATTCACATAACCTAACAATTATTCGTCGTCCAACAGCCGATGAAGAAGTTGTAGTTCGTGTGTATGCTAGTAAATCCGAAGATGACATATTGAATGACCCTTATACAGGTCCTTGGTTGCGTTCCTATTCTACAGCATATTCTAAATATATGCTAGGTGAGGCAAGAGATAAATTTCCGGGAGGATTTCCTGGACCAAACGGTAATGTTACGTTGAACGGTGCATCTCTTAAACAAGAAGCACAGACAGAGATGGATAAACTTGAATTACAACTTCAGAATCTAGTAACTTCATCGGATGGATATTCATTCGTGATAGGTTAAATCCTATCACAAACTATTTGTAATTGGTTAACATGAAAAATAAAGAGTATCCTACAGATTTAAGGCATTTGCCTATTGAGGAACAGCGCAGAATTGCTCACGAAATGTTTGATAATATAAAGAGAAAATACGACCAACTTTTGGAAGATTTTCCCGAAATACAAGAAATATTGAGTAAAGAGAAACATTAAAATTCCCTAACAAAATCATTTAACCCCTAAGCTGTCTCTGTATAACTACATAGACTTTAACTTAGGGGTTTTCTTATGATTCTTGGCCTACTTGGATTTATTAATAGCGGAAAAGGCACGGTTGCATCGCAACTAGTTAGTGGATATAATTTCAGACAAGATAGTTTTGCAGCAGGTTTAAAAGATGCCTGTGCAGTAATGTTTGATTGGCCACGACATATGCTTGAAGGCGACACAAAAGAATCCCGAGAATGGCGAGAAATCGTTGACCCATGGTGGTCTGAACAATTAGGTATGCCCAATTTCAGCCCAAGGCTTGCCTTACAGGTGATCGGGACAGATGTTATGCGTAATAATTTCCATCAAGATATGTGGTTCTTAACACTTCGTAATAGAATCCGTAAAAATCCTAATCAAAATGTAGTTATTAGCGATGTCAGATTTCCAAATGAAATAAAATTTATACAAGAACAAGGCGGCACTTTGATTAAAGTAAATCGTGGCCCTGCACCTGTTTGGTATGAAACGGCCATATTAGCGAATAAGGGAAATTCTATTGCTAAGGATGTAATGACTCAGACTTATTCAAATGCCCATCTTAGTGAATGGGCATGGGTGGGTTCTAAAATAGACTACGAGATAAATAACGACAGTAGTCTAGATTCCCTTGAAGGTCAGGTTCGGGAAGTGTTATCCAATATATTGTAATATTGGTTTTTGTTTGTCGTATATTTAATGGCCTTCTAGATAAATACTAGCAACAAGAAGTAATATCTTCATAGGAGTTAAATTATATGGCAGTTTTAGTATCCCCAGGCGTAAGCGTATCAGTTATCGATCAGAGCATTAATGTTGGTGCCGGTCCAGGAACAGTTCCGCTAATTTTTATCGCCACACAAGAGAATAAATCTACCCCAGACGGATCTGCAGTTGCCGTAGGTACAACCAAGGCAAATGCTGGTGTAGTTTGGTCTATCACTTCTCAGAGAGATTTGGTACAGACATTCGGCGATCCAACTTTCTATTCAGTAAGTGGCACATCGTTAAATGGTTATCCGTTGAACGAATATGGTCTACTTGCAGCTTATTCATATTTAGGTATTTCTAATCTATGTAGAGTTGTTAGAGCAGATGTTAATACAGCACAATTAGAACCAACACCTATTGAGCCAACAAGCCCTGCAGCAACAGGTACATATTGGCTCGATGAATCCTCGAGTGGTTCTTCATATGGCTTGTTTGTTCGTTCTGGTATATTCCCTAATGAAATATGGACTACCATAACACCGACATTTGTATTATCAAGCGCGCCGACAGCAGGTACAGGTGTTGTGGGTGATTATGCAGTAGTATTTCTAACAGCAACCGGCGCATTATCGTATTGGGTAAAGGTTTCGAGTACGGTATGGGCACAGCTAGGTGATAATACTTATACGTCTGTAGCAGGCGCAATTTCTTCAGGCACCACTGTGACAGTAAGTACAACTGCTGGATTAAAAGTAGGTATGGTTCCGGAAGTTACTGCAGGTACAGGCATATTTGCTGCAGGTACAACTATCACAAATGTTTCTTTAGATGGTATGACATTTACTGTATCGGCAACACCTTCTGTTGCTTTATCGGGCGGTGGATCAATAATTAAAGCAGGATTTGGGGTTGCTATTCAATCTGTATGGCCTGATTTAACAAGTGCTTCATTAACTGAAGAGTTTTGGGTTAAAACAACATCAGCAGCACAAGGTGCAAATCTTGTATTAAGAAAGATGAGCGCATCAACTGAATCGTTTATTCAAGTTGAAGCACCGATTTTAGCGGATGATGCAGCGGCTAATACATATTACGGTGCGAATGCAGCTGGTTCAGCAGGTCAGATTTATATCGAACCTGTGTCAACAGGTGCTGATCCGATATCACTAACTGACTCATTAAGATTTAACTTAGGTGCGACTGCAACTACCTGGGCACCATTAGAAACTATCATAGATTCGGCTTCTGTTCCAACTCAAGGTCCTGATAACGGTCAACTATGGTTTAATGCCTTACTAGGTTTAAATGATAATGCTGAATCTACTATAGATATTTTAATTGCAGACGGTATCGGTGCTTGGCAGAATATTAATCTTCCTGGATTTACTTATACAGTATTACCGGGATCGCCTACATTGTATCCACAACCAGCTGATCCACAAGATAACGTTCCTGCCCCTTCATTGGCAACGGGCGATATCTGGGTAAACACTGACGCTGCTCCATATCCGGTTATTAGCCGTTGGAATGGCGCTGTTTGGGTTCTGGTAGATAATACAGATGAAACAACACCAAACGGTATTGTATTCCAGGATGCTCGTCCAAACCCAATGTACCATGATGGTACATATTCCGGTGAAAATAACGAAGGTGGATCAAATCCTGACTTAGATCCTGATGCTCCACAGGCTGCATTGTATCCTAAGGGATTCTTATTGTGGAATACACGTTACTCAACTAACAATGTTAAGGTATGGGAAGCACCGTATGTATTTGATGGTGTAACTGCAGAACCAGATGATACAAACAATGGTTCAACAGGCCGTTGGTCATCAACATCTGGTAATAATCCAGGCGGCGTACCTTACATGGGCGCAGCAGCACAACAAATTGTTATCGTGAAAGGTATTCAATCTGCTATTATTTCTAATGAAGATATTCGCGCAGAAGACTTGTATTTTAACTTAATTGCTGCTCCAGGTTTTGTTGAAGCAATTGACGAAATGCTTGTACTAAACGACGATCGTAAGGATACAGCGTTTGTGGTCGGTGATACACCGTTTACATTGAGTTCCACTGGAACATCATTACAGAATTGGGCAACAAATCATAGCTCTGCATTCGGTAATGGTGCTGACGGCCTTACATCAGCAAGTAAGTATTTTAGTGCTTGGTATCCAAGTGGTTTAAGTACTAACGTTGATGGAACTGACGTAGTTGTTCCACCATCACATATGGCATTACGCACTATCGCTTATAATGATCAAGTTGCTTATCCTTGGTTCGCTCCAGCAGGTTTACAACGTGGTGTTGTTAATAATGCGGCAGCAGTTGGATATGTTAACGCATCTGGACAGTTTGTTTCAGTTAAATTGAATGAAGGCCAGCGCGATATCTTATATCAAAACGGTATTAATCCGATTCGCGTTATGCCACAAGGCGGTATTGTAGTGTTTGGACAAAAGACACGTCAGCCTTACGCAAGCGCAACAGATCGTATCAATGTAGTTCGTTTAGAAAACTATCTACGTTATATGTTAAACAACTTAGCACAACCGTTCTTGTTTGAGCCTAATGATACAACAACACGTAAATCAGTGAAAGACGCATTTGATAGAGCTCTATCGGAACTTATCACATTACGCGGTTTATATGACTTCTTGGTTGTTTGCGATTTAAGCAACAATACACCGGCTCGTATCGACAGAAACGAACTATGGATTGATGTAGCAATTCAACCAGTTAAGGCAATCGAATTCATCTATATTCCAATCAGAATTAAGAATACAGGTGCAAGTTTATCAGCTTAATAACAGCTTAATAGAAGATACCGGGTTAATTGCCCGGTATTTTTTTGGCGATAAATATCCCATATGACTATATTACCATCTGCCGTCTCATTAAGAAAATACATAGATTATGTTCAACCTCAAGAAAATGTAGGATGCTGTACATCATGTGCTGTCTTATTAGCCGCAGAAATTATATCAGCAATAGCAGGTCATAAGATAAATTTTTCCAGATTATACCTATATTATATGACTCGAAAAGCGCAGAATAGATTAGGTCAGCATGGTGCAGAATTAAAAGAGACATTAAATGCATTGGTAGAGAACGGAGTACCGTTAGATAAATCCTGGCCGTTTACTTTGCATAGAGTCGATATAAGGCCGTCTCGAGCAGCCATGGAAGAGGCGATTTCGTATAGACAATTTTCCTATCAGATATTAACACCTGGTGATTATAAAAATTATCTGAATCTAGGTATTCCCATAATAATCGGGTTAAAGACAGGTAAACTTTTCTGGGAATTAAGTGGTGAACTTAGCGAGCAAGCATATAAACCGATAAATAATAAAGATAACAGGGAATCTAATGGTCATGCTGTGACTATTATAGGGTATGATGATACTCTGAATGGCGGATCTTGGATTATAGCAAATTCTTTAGGATTAAGATGGGGTAGTCAAGGTTTCGGGGCTATACCTTATATATGCAACAATGATATATGTGAATCTTATGCTATTACCTATTTGCCAAAATAACCGCCGATAAAAAATTTCGGAAATTTGATAAATAGTATTAGCTTTTATAGCAGGAGAAAAAAGATGGCAAATGCACAACCAACAATAGCCAAATTCGGTATACCGTTAAATGGTAACAAACTTGGTATTTTACAACCTAAACAGAAATATCGTTTTAGAGTGATTTGGACAAATTTCGGTGAAAATAGAGACCCTAACCAAATGACAGCCAGTGTAATGACTTGTACCCGTCCTAAAATTACATATGACGAAGTTAAATTAGATTCATATAATTCTGTAGCATGGATTCAGGGTAAACACAGTTTTGAAACAATTGAAATTAAATTACGTGACGATATTACAAACTCAGTAGTTTCCTCGGTCGGTGCTCAAGTTCAGAAACAAATGAATCACTTTGAACAGACAAGCGCATCAGCAGGTATTAATTACAAGTTTAGTATGGAAATTCATTCGTTGGATGGTACAAATAACGAAGAACTAGAATCATGGTTCCTAGAAGGTTGCTGGATTAATTCGGCAGCATACAGCGATGGTGATTACGCTAGTGGAGATCCTCAAGAAGTTACATTAACAATTCGTTATGATAATGCAACAAATATTGCAGGTACTGATCAAGCATACGGTGGTACTGATCCATACCCAAGTACACCAAGCCCAACTGGTGGTACTACTTTCGCTTAATTTCGAAAGTTTGGAGGTGGCTTATGGCTAACTCGAGCGCAAATAATGGCGGGAAATTCTATTATGAAAAGAGTTCCCGCCATGCTTCTTATAATTTCAATCAATCAGGGCAATCTTTATTTGTAAATCAGCCTCGGTTTCCGTTTGAGTATTATATCAATATTAATTTGAATAATGTTACAACAGCAACTACGTTTATTTCTGAATTTTTTCTTCCTGATGATCTAAAACAAATCATGCCACTTGTTAAGACTGTCGACATGCCAGCCTTTAAGATTGAAACTACGCCATTAAATCAGTATAACAGAAAACGATTGAGTCAGACAAAGATAGCATTTGAACCAGTTAAAATGGTATTTCATGATGTTGCCGATGGTAAGACCTTAAAATTCTGGGATATGTATTATAGATACTATTTTGCCGATGGTATTGAACCGGGTATGAATTACGATAAGCCGATTCCGCAAATTGGTGGAACTTACTATACAGAACCAACGGGTGCGGCCGGCGGCCAGAGTACAGCAGATTTTGCTGCTACAGACCCTAGAAGATTAGATCTAGCAAGTGGATCAGCGACAAATACAAACGGTGATAAGAAAGCACTTCAAAATATTGTATCAGATACACTGGATAATCATAATTTTGGTTTTAATTTACCCACTGTGCAGAATGTAAGAAATTTAATTCAATCCATAGACATATATCAGGTACATGGCGGCCGTTTCAACCAAGTTACATTAGTAAATCCCAGAATCTCAGCATTCACACATGATGTATTAAATTATGCATCAAGTGATAAGACTCTTGAAATGACATTTGTGTTTGAATATGAATATGCATTTTATACAATACAAAATATGGAATTAGGTAATCCGGGTAATCAGTCAAATAACAATTCGACTATAGAGCAATTTGAGCATGGTAATTTTTTAGAATTACCCACACTTTCGTTTAAAAGATTTGATCCGGCTTATGTTGAATCAAAAAATCCTTCCCCAGCTTTTACTGCTAATTCTGGTTCACAAAACATAGGAAATAATACGCAAGCTTCATTAAGTTCGGTGAAGAGTCAGTATGTAGATACAAATGTGCCAGTAAGAACAAGTTCTAGTTCGTTAGGTGGGATGGTAGATGTAACACCTGGCCCGGCTAACATACCGTTTACTCCTAATATACAGACTAGACCATTTAACTCTGAAGCAACACCTAATACAACAATGTACCCCGATATGAATCGTATAGGCGGTGTATAATGGCTAATTCACTTTCGTCAATTGGCCGATTTAGTTCTCAGATGCTTACCTATCTGGGTACGCAAAGAACTGTTAAGATAGTACCGGGCAGTATAGATAATACATTTAAGTATGCTACAGGAACCACTGTATTTCCTAACCCGGGTTCCATATCTCAAGCAGCATTAGGTGCAGGCGTTGTTGGCAATTATTCAGCGGCAACATATAATTCAACCAAGTGCTATTTTTTATCACGTGGTGCGACGCAGGTATATGCTGATACAATGACCGGCTTAACAATAGATATAGCAAACATGTTGGGTATATCTACAGCAAATTTATTAGTACAATCCGAAGTTAATGGTGTAACGACATTGACACCCGATGCATACAGATCTTTTAACATGCTCAGAGATACCGGTAATCAGGTAGGCACAGCTACTAGTGTTAATAATAGATACAGTCTCCAGTCTAGGCAAATAAGGTCTTAAATGAGATCCTATGTACAAGGCCAGTATAAACCTATAAATCCTAACAAATATGTAGGGACTTATCCTATAATCTTTCGTTCTTCGTGGGAACATAAAGTTATGGTAATGTTTGATACAAACCCAAATATATCGAGTTGGGCAAGTGAATCCTTAAAAATCCCCTATCAAAATCCATTCACTGGTAAGTATACTGTGTATGTGCCTGATTTTGTAGTTACTTATGTGGATGCTAAAGGTAATCAAAAAGCAGAGATTATTGAAGTAAAGCCAGCCAAGGAGACTTTCTTAGAACAAGCAAAGTCCCAACAGGCTAAGGCAGCGGTCGCATTGAATACTTTCAAGTGGGCAGCAGCACAAGCATTTGCGAAGCATCAGGGCATGACGTTCAGGGTTATGAACGAAGGTAATATTTTTAATAACCCGAAAGGTAGAGCCTGATGACTAAGAAAATGGAAGATTTTTTCAACTTACCTCCCACTGAAAAGCCGGCGGTGGAAGAAGAGTTGCCTACAAAATCTAGAGAGCAACTAATGATCGAAGCTACTGAAATTAATAACGCACTTACTACTGCAGAAAAGATAGATTTCGCATTACCCGTGGTTGTCGGCCTCGAATCGCACGATAACGAGATGGATGAAGTTGCTAAACGTGCGATGGCAAAATTTGAGGATCTTTGCGATTTAGGCGGTAATGTACCTGACATGCACGCTGGGAAGATCTTTGAAGTAGCGGCACAATTTCTTAAGATAGCAGCAGATTCTAAGATATCTAAAGCAGATAAGAAATTAAAGATGATTGATCTTCAACTCAAGAAAGTTCGTTCAGAACAAATAGATTTAGAACAGGGCAACGGTGATAAACGTCAACTAGGTGGCGGAGAATTCGATAGAAACGAACTTCTAAAATATATAGTGTCCAGTAAATCAGAAAACTCTGATAAATAGTCGTAACACTGGAGTCACTATATGGCAGAAAAGAAATCATTTACCTCATATGTTGCAGATGCAAAGACAGACTATAATTATGTCTTGAAATTTGCAGTGCATGAAATGACCGACGACATGATTGATATGCTCGAATCGTGCTTAAAGAAATACGATCTAAAATCAGCATCCTCGTTTAGAAAAACACCTATACAAGAAAGTCCGCTAGATTTTCCTAATATAAAAAATACAGCCGTATTTATTTGTGATTTAAAGCTTGGCTATCCCGGCTCACTAGATTTCCTTAGAACTTATATCTGTAATAATTTGGGAATTTCCCCACAGCAATTAGCTGTATATTCTGAAAACGATCCACGTCAAATTGAGACAGATTTATACCTAGATAGAAATTCTCCAGAATACAAGAAGAAATATAAAACACGCCTTGGCAGCGATCCAGATGATACTGAAACAGTACCATATGGTGCAGCATATAACACTGATTTCCTAAAGGCTCTTGATAAAGTTAGCAAGGAACGTCAGTCCACAATAGTAATAAATCCGTTAAGTCCAGCAGAGACAATCGATCATACTACCTTAACAAAGGGGTATGATAGTTTCAATGATCCTAAGAATTTAAAGAAAGACGATTTAGGACTGTTCGGCCGTGTTAAAAAGCCTAGTCTAACTAGAGCAGGAGTCCTATAATGAATTTACAAAGAATGAAACAATTAGCCGGTATTAAGCTTAACGAAGGTGTTGTAGCTATTCCCGGCGTCGGTCAAGGCAGTGAGTCTAACATGCAAACCGCTGGGACAGTGGGGCGCAATCAAGCTTATGCAGCATACGATGCATCACAGCAACTTGATGAGCTAGTACGAGTAGGCTCAAATATAGATCCGAAGTCCGGTCGAGTTGCCCCCGACAATGCTGAAGGAAATCCTGATCTGTATAGAAAAAGTAAAGGAACTCAAGACTCCAGGACTTGGCGCGATTCTACAGCAAGTGCTATGCGGGCCGCCCGAAAAAATCCTGCAAATAAAGGGGTAAAAGCAGATCAAGAAGGCTATACTTCTATGAAGTCGGGACAGGATGCTCTAGGAAATTCAAGGAAATTTTCTGACCGGCCTGAAGTACAACTGTCGGTACATCGACGCCCGAGTATGGAGAGTAAAACACTAGATGAAAAATCTACCTCTGAAAAACAAGCAAGATTTATGGCTGCCGCAGCACATAATCCTGCATTTGCTAAAAGAGCAGGAATAGATGCAGGCGTAGCAAAAGAATTCAACAAGGCCGATACTGGCACCTCACAACTTAGTAATGCTATGAAACATAAGACAGAAGAGGGTCTAGGACAGTGGGTTAAAGATAAGGCTCGTGAAGTATTTAATACTCCTGATAAAAATGGAAATGTAAATTGGTCTAACGGTATGGGTAAGACTACTAAAGCACCTGGAGTAACTCAAGATAAATTATCAAAGAATCCTATTAGTCCTGATAGAATGAGCGAAGAAGTAAAGAAGAGCGAGATTCCTGCAGTTCAGCGAAAGGCTGCACAACCGCAGGGGAATTGGAATATGTCGACTGCTGATTTGAAGCAAGAAAATCCATCAAATAAAGAATGGATGGATCAACGTGCTCAGCAAGTTGGTATTAAACCACGTACTCAAGCAGATGAGGGTGAAATGTTTCACCCAGATCATGATGCTGTGCATGGTGCAATGTCTGATTCGGATTATAATCAACATCAAGAAATGCAGCAGGATGCACGTGATGCATTTAACGACTATGTAAGAGGATATCTAACACAGCATTATTCAGCTGATTCTAGATTTTCCGATGACGAAGTTAGCGAGGTGGCCGCTGCTATGGGTTGTGATGAAGGCGAAGTATGGCAGGCTATGGAAGATATGGGCTTATTAGATGGCAGTGATAGCGAACCCGGTGAAGGCGGCCCTGACAATTATATGGATGATGCCGAAGCCTTAGCAAGTGCTGGTCATGGATCTGATGAAGATTACGGCGATTACGGCAATGATGAATTTGAAGAAGCATTAGATTTAAATAATGGCTACGGTGGCACTAAAGCTGATGGTGAAGATTTCTTCCCTGATGGTGCAGATAGTCCTGTTGTAGATAATGTTGGACCGTCAGGTTCCCGTCAGGGCGATAATCCAGAGCAGAAGAAGATGCAGGTTGCAGAAGTTCATAAAGAATTAGTCTATGGTTACAGAAATTATCTAAAAGAATCGGCCTTAACAGCCAAAAAAAAAAGTTAAATGAAAATCAACAGGTCTCTGATATATCTATAAACGATTATTACGGAGACTTTAATGTTTCTACTGACAGTATTGACTACGATAGTACTATTAGCGTGGCAGGAAAAGCATTAGATAGGGAAGGTAATGTTGCAGAGATCGGGTTTGATCTTGATATTGTAGCATCAGCAGGTTGGGAATGGGAACAAGACGAAAGTCCTACAGGATGGAATTATAAGTCCGATTCTCCAACATATACCACTACTACTTTTGCGTCAGTTAATACACCTGTGGTAAGTTCAGTATCATTCTCCCCAGAACAAGATTTCACTATAAACGGCGAATCTCATTCTATTCGCAATGCACAGAAGTATATAGATCCTACTGTTCTTAAACAATTACTAAATCCTGTATTATATGCGAAGCTAATGGGTTCTGCATTTGAAAAAGAAGCCGAGAATATGGAACAGCCGGAACCAGATTTTGATGAGCCGGATTATAGTAGGGATGAATATTAATCATGGCAATATATCAAGATGATACGCTTGTAAAGCGTGCTCATAAGAAACTTCATTATACAAAAGAACAAACAGATGAATTAAGACGTTGTCTTGATCCTATCTCTGGACCCGAATATTTCATAACAAATTTTATGTATATTCAGCATCCGACACAAGGTAGACAAAAATTAGCATTATATCCGTTCCAGATAGAACTGATTCATACATACCATACATATAGAAAATCTGTAAACATGGTTAGTCGTCAGATGGGTAAAACCACTGTAGCTGCAGGATATCTTCTATGGTTTGCTATGTTTAATGAAGATTCGACTATCCTTATCGCATCTAACAAATATGATGGTGCCCAAGAAATTATGCACAGAGTTCGTTATGCGTATGAATCTATACCAGACCATATTCGTGCAGGTGTAAAGACTTATAATAAACGCTCTATTGACTTTGACAATAATTCTCGTATTGTAGCAACGACTACCACAGAAAATACAGGTCGAGGCATGTCCTTATCGCTTGTTTATCTAGATGAGTTTGCATTCGTTGAACCAAATATAGCGAAAGAATTCTGGACTTCTTTATCTCCTACATTATCAACAGGTGGTAAATGTATTATCACATCAACACCTAACACTGACGAAGATCAGTTTGCTGATATATGGTTTGGGGCGAATAAGCTAGTTGATGCAAATGGAAACGAAACAATAATCGGTGTGAACGGTTTTAGACCGTACATGTCAACATGGGAAGCTCACCCAGATCGTGATCAAGCATGGGCAGATTCAGAATTTGCAGCACTAGGCGAAGATAGATTCCTACGAGAACATAAGTGTCAATTCATTACATTTGAAGAAACCCTTATTAATCCTGTTAAACTTGCTCAACTTGAACCATCTCAACCTATAAGAAAATCGGGTCAAGTTCGTTGGTATTCTGATATTCGCCCTCATATGACCTATGTTGTTTCTTTAGATCCTTCTATGGGTACCGGCGGCGATAACTCTGCAATTCAGGTATTGGAATTACCTTCATTGGTACAGGTAGCCGAATGGAGCAGTAATAAGACTCCTATTGAAGAACAAGTAAGAACAATGAAGCGTATCTTAGAAGAATTATATGAAGCAGGTAAACCCGAAATATACTGGTCTGTTGAAAGTAATTCTTTAGGTGAAGCCGCCCTGGTTGTTATTCGAGATACAGGTGAAGAAAACTTCCCCGGTACTATGTTGCACGATCCTAAGAATAGATTGCAAGGTAGAACAGGTCGTAGAGCAGGGTTTGTTACAACAAATAAATCAAAATTAGAAGCATGTGCTAAATTAAAATTCCTTATAGAATCTAACAAAATGAAAATAAATTCGAGAGGGTTACTATCAGAACTTAAGGTATTTGTTTCTAGGGGAAACACCTTTGAGGCTAGAATTGGCCAGACAGATGATTTAATTATGGCAATGATATTAGCGATAAGAATGACAGATTATATTTCGACCTGGGATGATAAATCGCAGGCAGCAATTAATAGTAATGTTGGTTCGAATAATGATTCTAGTTTCTTATCACCCATGCCGATATGCATCTAACGGACAGATAAGATAAATAAGAGAAACAAGGATTTGTATATGGTAGAGATGGATGATATGGCAGGGAAGATATTTGCATTGCTAAAAGGTAATAATTTTCAAATTAAAATCTTTGATGGCGAAGGTGCAGAAACTACAGACCCAAAAACTGGTCGTCGATTCTTTGTGGTCGATCCCAACATAATGGTAACCATTAACGAACCATCAGACGAGAACAGCGGTAATATAGAGTTCAGCAAAGGGTCTTCTGTGGATGATTCTGTGGATTCATTACAAGATAATATTCGTAAGATAGCAGACGAATTCCAATTAAATGCAAATATTAAAGTCTTTGGTAAAACTATTCAACCAAGAGATTATGCCTATCAGGCGAAGATGAAAAAGGAAACTAACATGAATACACTGGCCGAAAGTTTAAGCAGGATGTTTGGCTCTGCAAGAACATCACAACAGACTCTTGAGAATGTTAGAATTCTGGTGAAGCATAAAACAGCAGTTGACGAAAATGTTCGCGGATCTCGTTCACGCCATATAAGCGCAATTTTCCTAGAATGCAATGGTGAACGTATTCGTTTCCCACATAACTATCTACCCGGCGCAAGAGCAGGGGCACAACATATGGCACACGGTGGATCCATGAGCGATAAAGTTGGTGCATATATAATTGAAAGCACAGGTCAACTTCTAACACTTCAGTCGTTTAATCGTTATGTGACTACAAACAAACTTATTAACGAAGATAGTTCGAGTATTGTTGATACAGTTAAAGAAAATATCGAAACACTTCGTACTGAATTAAAGAAACTCACAGGTTCGAAGACCTATGAAACAGTTAAGGCACGCTTAGAAACATTTGAGCGTGAACCACTTGCTGAAGATGATACAAGTCAATTAAAGGAACTTTTTACTATTCGTCGCTTCGATGAAAAGTTTGAAGGAGTATTACCTATCATTAAACAACTTGTTCAAGAGAAAGATACCTTCCATAAACGCATTGAAGAAGCTGCCGGGAATATTATCTTGCTTCGTCGTGAGGCACTAAGTACAACACCGATGTTTGAGTTCGCGAGCGATAATGCTCGTATTGGATTTAAACTAAATGAATTTGCATTGCGTATTATAGAAAATGATGAGCTATCTAGTTTTGTTAATAAGATTGGTACAAAATTATGTAAAGAGGGTATGGTAAACGATTTCGAACGTGCTGTACTTAAACAAGTTTTAGAAAATGCTAAGATAGTGGAAAAGGCTGTCGAAGCTAGGAAAGATATCAAAGAAACAACCGACCTGACTGCTTACTTTGATAAATATGATTACAACTTCTTTTAAGAAGTTCTTGACAAACACACAAGGTTTTCGTACACTAACTACATACGAAGACCTTAGCAGGTAAGATGCGAAAGGGCCTAACGTGACCCGAGTAGATCGTAGTTCAAATAAAAGCGTTTAAATTTTAACCAAAGCATAGGAAATAAAAATCATGTCAAAAACACTCGAAGAAATCCGTAAGAAATTACAAGCATTAGATACACGCAAGAGCGGTGGTGGCCAAGGTGGTGGCGATAAGGCAACTTACGCACACTGGAATATCCCAGAAGGCACATCCGCAACACTTAGATTCCTCCCTGACGCAAATGAAGATAATACATTCTTCTGGGTTGAACGTCAACTTATTAAACTCCCATTCCCGGGTATCAAAGGACAAGACGAAAACAAGCCTGTTGTAGTTCAAGTTCCTTGTATCGAAATGTGGGATGGTAAGATGACTTGCCCGATCTTGAATGAAGTCCGCCCGTGGTGGAAAGATAAGACATTAGAAGACACAGCACGTAAATACTGGTGCAAGCGCACATATTACATGCAAGGTTTTGTTAAGCAAGATCCGTTGAACGAAACCGACTCTCCAGAAAATCCAATCCGCAAGTTTATTATTGGACCACAAATTTTTGCAATCATTAAGGCTGCATTAATGGATCCCGATATGGCATATAGTCCTGTTGATTTTATCAACGGTACTGACTTTATTACTTCTAAGACAAGTAAGGGTGGTTATGCAGATTATGGTACTTCTAAGTGGGCTAGAAAAGAATCTAGTCTTACAGAAGACCAACAGGCAGCAATTGCTCAGTTTGGTACTGTTGATCTAGCAACATATTTGCCAAAGCGTCCAACACCAGAACAATTAGCAATTATGTTCGAAATGTTCCAGGAATCATTAGATGGCGAATTATATGATCCAGCACGTTGGAGCCAGCATTACAAGCCGTTTGGTTTCGAATCAGCAGCACCGACCGATGATGCCGAAGGTGGCGAAGGTAAGAAAGTTACACGCACTACTTTCACTCAACGCCCAGCAGCACCGGCTGTGACACCAAAGGCAGCGCCCATCGTTGTGCCCGAAGACAACGAAGAAGACTTTGAAGCAGATCCTCCAAAGGCCGAAGTCAAAGAAACCGTTTCTGCTACAGCGGCACCTACAGCCGGCAAATCTCCTCAAGAAATCTTAGCAATGCTAAGAAATCGCAACAAGTAATATAACACGGCCCGGACCTCTACAGTTTTCTGTACGTTCGGGTTATCTTTAAGGAGAAGCCATGACTCGGCCATTCGATATATCAAAGTTTCGTAAAAACTTAACAAAAAACATTACAGGTATTTCTACAGGATTCAATGATCCAGACACATGGATCAGCACAGGATCTTATGGATTAAATTATCTTATTAGTGGAGATTTCTATAAAGGAGTCCCGATGGGTAAGGTAACGGTATTTGCAGGTGAATCAGGTGCAGGTAAATCTTATGTTGTTTCCGGGAATATTGCTAAAGCAGCACAGGAACAAGGTATTTTTGTTGTTATGATTGACACAGAAAATGCACTAGATGAGAAGTGGTTGTTACCGCTAGGTGTAGATACAAGTGAAGAAAAGATGTTGCGTATCAGCGCATCTATGATTGACGAAGTTGCAAAGATTGTACATGATTTTGTAACTGATTACAAGGCAAATCATTTAGATTTGCCAAAAGATCAACGTCCCAAGATTCTGTTTATTATTGACTCTATCGGTATGTTATTAACACCTACTGAAGTAAATCAATTCCAGGCAGGCGATATGAAGGGCGATATGGGTCGCAAGGCTAAACAACTTAAAGCATTCGTATCTAACTGCGTGAATATGTTCGGTGATTTAAATATAGGTATGGTTGTTACAAATCACACCTATGCAAGTCAGGATATGTTTGATCCCGATGATAAAATTTCCGGTGGTTCAGGTTTTATGTTTGCTTCGAGCATTATTGTTGCTATGAAGAAATATAAGTTAAAGGAAGACGAAGAAGGCAACAAAGTTGCTGAAGTTACTGGAATTCGTGCAACCTGCAAGGTTGTAAAGACTCGATACTCTAAACCGTTTGAATCAATTAAACTTAACATTCCTTGGGAGACAGGCATGAATCCAGTATCAGGATTGTTTGATCTGTTTGAAAAATCGGGAGTATTAATAAAAGAGGGTAATCGTTATAAATACGTTTCCAAGAAAACAGGTGAAGAAATGAAGTATTTCCGCAAGGATTGGAATGACTTCAGCAAGATGAAAGTTATTATGGATGAATTCACCCAGGATGATTTAAAAGTTGTTATAGCAGATTCACCAGACGAAAAAATTATATTAGAGGTACAAAATGGTTAACGAAAATCATGAATTGTTAATGGAACTATGGGCACGTATAAAATCCCATATTCAACCTAAAGAACGATTAGAAGTGGCAGATATTCTTGTTGTGGTCTTTGATGAGTTTAGTCTAGTAGATGAAGAACTACTGGATGAAGATCTTGATAAAGAACTTAGGGCTGCTGCAAGGAGTCATCTATCAGAACTAATAGAAGACGAAGACGAAGAAGGATATGATGACGAATAAACAATCTGCTGCCGAATTCGGCGAAGCATTAATTCTAACAATCAATAGCAAGGATGCATTGAAATCCATGACGCAAGTCCAGCAGTTCAAAGAAAATATGAAAGATGTGACTGTGGGTGCCGACTACGTAATTTGGATTTCAGAGCCAGCAAATCTGACTAGGGTACATAAGGCCCTGGCGGATGACCTAGACGTCCCTCCGCGAGCTATGGCGATTAAAAGAATATTAATGTCTAGAACCCAGCGGGCAGTATTGTTAATACAGGCAATGGAAATTGCAATTAGGCGGGTACATCAATTGTGAGCAGTTGGTATTATAAGGTTACTGCTGATCTATCTAACGTGGGTGGCTTCTTAGATCATTTTGAACTAGAATTAGAAAAAGCTAGATTAGAATTATCTTTGAAGGGTAAATCACTGGAACGACATGCCGCGGAATTACCCGGTCTAGTCGAACAAAGATTTGCCCAACTACAAGAGATAGAAGCAGTCCTTGAATACCTTAATATCAAACTTAGACAGGAACGATCGGCAGAATTTAAGAAGTTTCTGGAAGCATATAATAAAACTCTGAGTTCTAGAGATGCAGAAAAGTATGTCGATGGTGTACAGAGCATTGTAGATACTACCTTACTCGTTAATGAAATTGCATTACTTAGGAATAAGTTCTTAGGAATTAGCAAAGGATTTGAAGCAAAGAACTTCATGACTGGGCATATTATAAAATTACGAGTCGCAGGACTTGATGACGCGAGTGTTTAATGGCAACAACAACCTTACAGATATTAGATGAAGTAAACATTCGATTTACGGACTTAGATGTTGTTTGTCGTCGCAAGATGGTACAGGCATTAGAGTTTATACTGCCTTATGCTCGTCATACACCTGCATACAAACTAGGCCGGTGGGATGGCAAGATGTCATTTTGTGATATAGGTGGAAGATCCTATGTTAATCTATTAGATAAACTATTACCTATTGTTCAACAATATGGTTATGAAGTTGAAATAGATGACCAACGTATATCCGGTGAGAATTTTGAATTTGAATTGGTTGAAGAAGATAGCTATAGTCATATATGTTGGCCTAAAGGGCATCCATATGCAGGTGATCCCATCTTAATCAAGGAACATCAACTAGAAGTAATAAACTCCTATCTTGAGAACATAACAGGTATCAATATTGCCCCAACAGGCTCAGGAAAGACCCTAATTACGGCGATTCTTAGCCACAAAGTTCAACCTTATGGTCGCAGCATAGTGATTGTACCCACTAAGGATTTAGTTACACAAACCGAAGATGATTATATTAATATGGGATTAGATGTGGGTGTATTCTTCGGCGACAGGAAAGAGTATAGAAAAACTCACACAATATGCACATGGCAAAGCTTAGAAAGCCTAGCAAAGAAATCAAAAGAACACGATTTAGAGATCGATATAAATGCTTTCTTCGAGGGAGTGGTCTGCGTTATCGTGGACGAGGTACACAAAGCAAAGGCAGATGTATTGAGACGGCTATTATCGACTTATTTGTGCAACGCACCAATTAGATGGGGTCTAACTGGAACAATGCCCGAAGAAGAGGCAGATAAAGTTGGTGTAGTTGCCTGTATAGGTCCGTTATTGGGCAAAATTAATACAAAAGAATTGCAAGACCTAGGTATACTTGCACAGCTACATGTAAACATCTGGCAGATGCAGGATTTAGGTGAAGCAGCATTTACAAATTACCAGGCAGAACTAAAATGGTTAACAACTAGCCAAGCTAGATTAAAATTTCTTGCCAAAGAGATTATTACTATGTCTGACAGTGGTAACACACTTATATTGGTTGATCGTGTTCAGACTGGAGAAATGTTACAATCACTTATACCAGATTCGATATTCGTTTCCGGTAAGATGAAGTCAAAGGCTCGTAAAGAAGAATATAAAGAAGTTCAGGAAGTCGACGGGAAGGTTATTATAGCTACATATGGTGTGGCGTCTACAGGCATTAACATTGTCCGTATTTTTAATCTTGTCTTATTTGAAGCAGGCAAAAGTTTTGTTCGTGTAATTCAAAGTATCGGTAGAGGTATTAGAGTTGCACCAGATAAAGATTTTGTTAATGTATATGATGTATGTTCCAACTGTAAATTCTCTAAACGACATTTGACAAAAAGAAAGAAGTTTTATACTGAGGCAGAATACCCGTTTAGCGTTAAGAAGGTGAACTATTAATGATAATCAATACACAACTAGATATAGCACATATTGAATTAATAAAGATTTTTATTAAGGCAAATGATTTAGTAGGTATAGTACTTAGAGAATACCCTATAGAAGTTAGGGGAAGATTTCATATGTGTTTACAGTTGGAATCAACATTCGAAGATACATCTATTGCTCTTACTTTTATGGGTGTTATACATTGTGGTGTACTGAATATGCTAGATGACTATCTTATGAAATGCGGAGTAACACCTGACTCATTAAAACCTAAATCTATTCATAGACAATTACAAGAAGAACGCGAAGCTAAATTCAATGAAGAATTTATGACACACTTATTGGAGATTAAAGAACAACATGAACATTCTAACAAATGATAATCGGGCATATAATCTCGACAAGATTCCTAACGAAATAGAGGATATTAGATATTGTGTATTAGATTATTCAGATCCGAAAAATCCTGATTACTTTTTTATACCACTTATCTTTTTAGAAAGCTTTTATGCTCCGGCGGTGGTATTGCGTATCGGGGAATTTACAGTACAAATGCCGCTTGATTGGTCTATACTGGTATGTGATTCGGATTATAGTGACCTAGAGTTGATGCCGTTAACAAGTTTAAATGATCGTGGGTTTCACACAATGGTATATAATCCATTAAGGCATATGGTACCGAGACCACAAGAAGTAAGTATTACAAATGTGTATGCTGAAGTAAAATGGTTCTTTCCTAAATTAAAGAATGGTAATATTTTAGTTGTACCTGTTGAAGATACACCGTACCCTAATTGTGTATTATTTGTTAAAGAGATTAGTAAATTGCCGGATGTTATAGATATTGGAGCACTCTTTGAGTAATGAAGTAAGTGATTGGCTAAGTGGGTTCTTTGAGATGAATCCAGATGCTTTACCTGCCGAAGAAGAGGTAAAGACAAAGGCATACAAGAATGATTTATTTAAGGATATCTTGCCTGCACTTGACCGCCGCGACATAAAATACTATAGTACTCTAAATGCCGAACAGCAAAAAGATGTATCGATATGGACTTTAACTAGATGGATGAGTTCTACAGCAAGCGGAGCAGCAGATCAACTGTATACTGTAAATAAAATTGTCAATGATAGTTCTAATATATTCAGTTCTAAGAAAACTGAAAACTTTTTAGAAACTAATAGACATAAGGAATTGCAGTGGATGCTTCTTGCTATTTCGGGAACAGGTAAAAGAGAAAAACACGAATGGCCAGGTGCACCAAAGGGTGTAAAGAAAAGTCCGCTCATAGAAGCACTTATTAAACATTATCCGTTACTTAAGGACGATGATATAGAATTGCTACTTAAATTAAATACACAACAAGATTTAGAGTTCTTCTTTAAAGAAAACGGATATGATGATAAATCAATCAAAGAATTATTCAAAGGCGAAGCTAAGGGGAAATAACCTTGTTGGCTAAAAAAGCAATGGACCAAAAATTCGAATGTCGATTTTGTGGAACAAAATTTCGTAGAGAAAATACATTAACTACCCATATGTGTGTAAAGAAACAACGCCATATGGATATAAACACTGCTGGTTCGCGTTTTGGATTTAGGGCATTTCAAAAGTTCTATGAACTCACGATGCAGTCTAAGAAGCCAAAATCTATCGATGAGTTTATTAACAGTCCGTATTATATAGATTTTGCTAAATTTGGAAATCATCTAGCATTATTAAAGCCCGTTTATATTGACAAATATATAGATTTTGTTATCATGAATAGCATAAAGCTAAAAGATTGGACAAAAGACTTTGTATATGATTATTATATTGAGGATCTAGTAAAGAAGGAACCAGCGGGTAGCGCAACAGAACGAACAATAACAGAGATAATAGATTGGTGTAATAAAAATAATACCCCCTTTGGGGATTTCTTTGTTACTATCTCAGTAAACGAAGCTGCACACCTTATTAAGACAGGTAGAATAAGTCCGTGGGTATTATATCTAGCCGAGTCGGGTGAAAAATTAATGACACGGTTCAATGAAGATCACGCTAAGATAATAGGTTCTATTATAGAGCCGGGTGTATGGATGAAGAAGTTTAAGAATTCTGAAGAGGATGTTGATTATATAAAAAACGTATTGACGCAGGCCGGCCTATGAGAGAAATACAATTAAATCAGTGGAATATAACAAAACTCCAATTTATGGAGTGGATAGCAGAGACAGAGGCAGAAGTTTATGCTGTAATCTTCCTTGATACAAAACCTGTGGATAGAGCACCGAGATACAGTTTCGGCAATGATGAAGATTTCTTAGCATTTAAATTAAAATTTACAGAATATAAACCTGAAATGGTAGGATATAAAGGTAAGACAACGATAGATACCTCTTCTTACTATTGCCCATACATTCCTCCCAAATGAAAGAAATTCAATTACCGTCGGGTGTTAGTTATCTTAAAGATTTAATGGTTATTCTAAAAGAACAAGGTGTTGAACATACTTATTTTTCCGGTAAGAATGTTATTGCTTTTGTCAATGACGAAGATGCATCGATGTTTATGTTGCAACACGGCGGCAATATGAAATCTGCGTTAGAAGAATTCAGAAAACAATTTAGTAGGATATATGTGCAGTGAAGAAAGTAACAACTGACGTAGATATTGACGTGTTTGGTAGAGATAATATCTTAAAAGGTATTGAATGCATCTTTGGACGGATAGATCGTGCAGATAATAAATTTGAAAAACATCCCTCGGGTGTTTATTTTCAGAATATTCCGAGAGATCCGACAACAAACATATCCACGATAGATCACCGAATTGCAACCGATTACGGTTATTTTAAGATTGATTTCCTTAATGTTAATATGTATGAAGCTGTCAGGGATGAAGCACATTTGCTCGACTTGTTGAATAAGGAACCACCGTGGGATTTCTTTGAATACGAGGAAATTACAGATCAGTTATTTCACATTAAGGGGTATAGTCATCTATTACAGAAATATAAACCTCGGTGTGCAGAAGATTTAGCTATGATACTTGCTATGATACGTCCTGCTAAGGCCTACTTGCAAGGAACTGAATGGGATAAGGTTAGGACTGAAATATGGGATAAGAGTTTAGATAGGACTGCTTATCATTTTAAGCGTAGCCATTCGATTGCTTACGCTCTTGCTGTGATAATAAATCTAAATTTATTGATTGAGAAAATGTCGAAAGATTAATCAGCACGTCTAAGAAGTTGTATCTGACGTTTCTTGATGCGTTTCTTCATTATATTATTTAAACTTGTTAGTGACCCGAACATAATTTCTACGTCCTTATTCACTATAGTCTTCATGCAATAACGGAACGGTTGCATTTGTCCCTGTAAGAAAATGTTAATCGGCAGTAATCTATTACTCTCCGACCACCATACATCACCTAACTCTAGGAACAATAATTTTTCTTCTTTAGAACGTATTACTTCATAATCATAGAAGCTGATAATTTTGTCATCAGAATTTTGAATGATGCCAATATACTCCTGCGTTTGGCATCGCAGGCCGCTAATAAAAGGGAATTTATCTTTAATTTCTTCAAAATTTATCATACGACTTATTTATACATTTTAGAATCAAAGGAAACATTTTTTGATGTTCTTCTTGATAAATATACAAAAGACAAGGCAGCTTGATGAAATTATCAGAATTTATAACCGAGAAAATTAAATATAGTGCAACAACACATGATAAAAATCAGCACGATTATGTTCTAGGTAATGAATTAGAGAAGACAGCAGCATTTGGTAAGAAAACTATTGTAGTGAGTAATATATCGGATTTAGATAAGTTAGATCAACTTCGGACGGAATCTAAGGCAACAGCATTATATTTTTATATGACACAGGCCCTGAATAAATCTAAGAATCCAGAAAAAACATTCAAAGAATACAAGAAAGCTGTAAAACACTTTTTAGATAAGAAAGTGTTATGCACATTAGATATACCTGTTGAGTTTGCAGATAAAATATCAGATCTATCTAAATCGGATTATTTTATTGCTAATATAGTAATTAAACTGCCTAATATAAAGTCGCTTAATTCTAAGGCAGCTATTAAATTACAAGGTGATAACTTTGGTGATAGTAATGGTGGCGTCTGGGTCACAAATCTTAAAAATATAATGGTAAAATCTAATTTTACTCCTTGGAGTAAATATAACAAAGATCACGGAGTAGACTTAGAATAATGGATATTACTTTTCACAAACTATATCTTTATGATCATGTTAGGCAGCTACTAGCGTATGATAATGTATTCTGCCCATTAAAGGATAACGGCCCAATGAATAAGAACCCAATACTGGCACATAAAGGAATTGATAATAAAATTATATTTAGAGCTCTAGGCCCTGATAGAATTCCTGTTGATATTTCGTGTAATCAACAAGTCTATGCAAGAATTATTGATGTAATAAACAATACAGTTGCATTAGAAAAATTATGTAGATTAGGTCCTGCCAAGGGTCTTATTACATTAGAACTCGATAGTGGCGACATCGTAGATATTGCTCCGGGATTATATCAAATGGTTCTTATTAGAACAGAAGACTTTGTTTCTAATATCCCCGGCTATTATATAGAGAAACCATTATACAGTGATATGAATGATAATATCTCTATGGAGATACAAATTACAGAACAAGCGTTTAAGGCACCACTACCAAGTATTACATTATTACCCGAAGATTGGACACCCGATATTTTAGCACCTACTACTGGCGCACCTCGTCCGTGTTTTTATACAGGACGCATTCCGGGTGGACGAGTATTGAATCATAAAGAATCGGTTCAATCATTCTCGACCTATACTGAAAATTTTACAGGTGTGTTAGAGATCTGGGGAACACTAGAAGAGACACCAAGTCCGTATCTAAATGATGTAAGATGGTTTAAGATTTATCCATCAAGTATGTCAGTAGATATCGAGTATGTCGGATATACAGGAACACAGGCGTGGACGTTCAGCGCAAACTTTATGTGGTTGAAGTTTAGATACTTTCCGAGTACAGGAGTATTAGACCACGGTCTTATGTCAAAGTTGATTGTTCGAACATAGTTGATTTTCGCAGAAGAATCTGCTATACTTGTTCAATGATCATAGATTCTTTGAAAGATGCGATTCTCGCCAACATAGGACCACTCAAGCAGGCTCCAAAAGGTTGGAATAAAAGAAATTGTCCCTTATGCCACACGCAAGGCCACGGGCACGATACTCGCCATCGGTTTGGAATACAATTCAATCCACAATCTATAGCAATGAATTGCTTTAACTGTGGATTTTCTGCTGGTTATACAGACGGAAAAGAATTATCTAAATCGTTTAAATTCTTCTTAAGTCAATTACATATTGATCACAAATTTATTGAACAGATAGAATTTGATATATTCAAACAAAAGAATCAAATTCAAAATGTGAGGGAAGGCGACGAAGATAAGGTTGAGGATAAGGAAAGTAAATACCGGTCATTATTTCAAAAATGGCATCCTATGGAGTTGCCCGATGATTCGTTCCCCATTATGGAATGGCTCGAAAATGGATTAGCTGATCCTGATTTTCTTCGTGTGGTAGATTATGCCGTAGATCGGAAGTTATATGATTTAGGCGAATTTTACTGGTCTCCTGTAACATCACATAACATGAATCAGCGAATGATCATCCCTTACTATTATAAAGGAAATATAGTAGGTTTTACAGCAAGACTATGCTACGATGTGCCTGACAAAACTATACCAAAATATTATCAGCAAAGTCCAACTGACTTTGTCTATAACTTGGACCACCAGCAGGGTTGGTCGCGTAAATACGCAATAGTTACAGAAGGCGTATTGGATGCTTATGTGGTAGATGGTATAAGCATATTGGGCGAGATAGGACAGAGCAAAATAGACATAGTAAATAGATTACAGAAAGATGTCATAGTATGCCCGGACCGAGATAAGAAAGGTTGGGACTTAGTTAATGTAGCTATAGAAAATGAATGGGCAGTTGCTTTCCCTAAGTGGGATGCTGATATTAAAGATGCAGCAAAGGCAGCAGAGAAATATGGTAGATTATTAACCACACATTCTATTATTTCATCAGCTGTATCGGGCAAAGAAAAAATACAACTAAAATGGCAGATCGAACAGAATGAGCGCCAAAGGAGAATATGAACGATAGTAACGCAAGCGAAATTAACGACTATAGCAAAGATATTGAGGATTTATTCATTAGCTTTATGATGAGTAACAAGGATTTGTTTGTTCGTTGTAAAGGTATTATAAAATCCAACTACTTTGATGATAGGCAGAATCGGGATACGGTTGCATTCATTGAAGGGTATAGCACAGATTTTTCTAAGATACCTTCACTAGAACAAATTAAAGCAATTACAAAAAAAGACATACTCATTATGGAGACCGATGCCGTTGTGCATGATGGCTGGTTCTTAAGAGAGTTTGAAAAGTTCTGCCAACATAAAGCATTACGTGATGCGATTTTAGCATCGCCAGAAAGATTGGATGAAGGTAGATATGGAGAGGTATTAGCTGATATTAAGGCAGCAGTTGAAATCGCTCTAGTTAAGGATTTAGGTCTCGATTACTATGCTGACCCGAAGGCACGATTAGAATCAATGAGAGATAATAAAGGCCAGATATCTACAGGATGGAAATCAATTGATTATAAGTTATTCGGTGGATTAAATAGAGGCGAATTAACTATTTTTGCAGGACAATCTGGTGCAGGTAAATCACTATTCTTACAGAATCTTGCAGTAAATTGGGCCATGGCTGGACTTAATGTAGTCTATCTTTCGCTTGAATTAAGTGAGAAACTGTGTTCGCAGCGTATTGATGCAATGCACACAGGGTATGAAACAAAAGATGTTATGCGTAATATCGATGATGTGCATATGAAAATACGTGCATCACAACAGAAGAGCCAGGGCTCGATGCGTATTAAACAAATGCCAAATGGTTGCACCACGAATGATATTAGGGCATTTATCAAAGAGTATGAAATACATAGCGGCAAGACAGTAGATGCTATTCTGGTAGATTACCTAGATCTTATGTCACCACTTAGTAAGAAGATTTCTGCAGAGAATCTGTTCGTTAAGGACAAATATGTGACAGAAGAATTGCGTAATCTAGCAGTGGAATTAAATATGGTAACAGTATCAGCTTCGCAGTTGAATCGTGGTTCATATGAAGAGATTGAATATGATCCAAGCCATATTGCGGGTGGTATTTCTAAAGTTAATACGGCAGATAATGTTGTAGGTATTTTTACAAGTGCTGCAATGAAGGAAAGTGGGAGATATCAAATCCAATTCATTAAGACACGTTCGAGTTCTGGCGTAGGATCTAAGGTAGATTTAGCATTCAACAATAAGAGTCTTAGAATATCCGATCTAGAAGAAGGAGAGGATAATGCAATCATGGCTACCTCAAAAGGTGTTATGGAAGAACTTAAGAAACGAAGTGTTATAAGATCGGGTGAAAAGATAGATCCTAAGTCCGGCGAGATTACCAAATTTACACAAAATGATTCAAAAGTGAACCCATTAGAGGGTGCAGCAGCAGTTCGGGCTTTCATCAAGAAAAGGTAAAAGCTGATAAATAGTTGAAAGTAATTGGGAGCCTTAAATTGTCTATTAATCGCAGAAGCAGATCTATCTTAGAAGAAATTAGTTCTTATGTGCCGCAGAAGAGCAAGGAAGAGCTAATTGAGGCACGAGCACAGCATATAATAGTTTCGGCTATAAATTTGTTAGAATCCATTGACGAATCATTCTCCCCTGAGGATGCAGAGGCATTAAAGAAACGTTTTGTCTCTAGCATTCGCGGTGCTGATCCTAATCGCTTTACTAGAATGGTAAAACGTATTAAGACTGGTAGCGAAGAGGATGAAGATTCTAATGGCTGATACAAAACGTCTTACTAGAGATTGGATTCAATTTTTAAAGAGCAACCAGATTGTTGCTTTAAATTCGGATCCTACTACAGGTAAACTTGCCTATAAGAAAAAGGTAACGGCTGATGATTTATCTCGTTTCTTAGAAACTAAGACTGACTTCGACGAAGAGACAATTAATAACGCAATTCAAACGGTGCTTTCTAAGAAAGGCACACCTAGATTACCGGATAAGACAGATGAGCCAAAGCCGGGCAAGGCCCCAACACCAAATCCACCGGCACCCGGTACACCACCTAAGTCCGGTGAACCTCCAACACCTGGCACACCTCAATCAAAGAAATATAATACAGATGATGCCACAGATGTAGAAGTAAAATCACCCCGTCCGGGTTTACCTGCTCCACAGCCTAAAGAAGATCCTGCAAAAACTGCAAATAAACAGGAAATGATGCAGTTAACCAAAGGTCAAGGCCTTACAAGAAACGATGATGGCACTTTAGGGGTAACTATAGATGATCCCGAAGATCCTTCAGGTAATACCAGTCTAAATTTAACATATGATGACAATTACAACATTGTAGGTAAGAAGAAATATAGAAATGTGCCCGATGAGGATACACCTACTACATCTCACCGTCAACACACAGGTGGTAAACTGGCCGGCCAGCAAAGTCAGACAAGAAACGCAATCAATAAACGTAATGCAAGAACAAAGCCGGGTGATCAAATGCAGCTGGTTGAAGAATTTACAGATAAACCAATTGAGTTAGAAGAGAAGGATGTAGAAGATGTATTTGCATTACTATATCCTACAGAAGCCCCCGAAGATAAAAAACAGGCCGATCTTGATAAACTAAAGGACTTGGTTAAGACAAAAATGTCAGCTAGTCAGCGTAAAGAGCTATGGAGGGCATTAAACGAATCTGTATTATTTGAAGAATATGTAGATAAGGATGATGTTAGGGAACTGTTCAAATACGCGACAAAATTAAAAGGCAATAAGATCGATATTGAGGATCTCCGCCTAGCATGGAAAAAGGCAGGGTATCCCAGCGATACCAACGATATTGCTGCTATATTACAGAGAGCTGGTTTTGGTAATAATGAAATAGATCGCGTATTTAATGAAGTATTGGGCGAATATAAAGACGAAGGTGATGACGAAGAATATGTAGATGATGAAGAAGATACACCGCCCAGTCCGGCTATTATTAAGATAGCCGAATATGTAAAGAAGAATGGCATTAAAGACGAATTAGTTGCGTTCTTACAAAAGGAATTCGGCAAAGAATTAAGCGAACCAGAAGAACCTGCACCCGAACCTAAGAAAAGTATGTTTGATCGTGCCAAAGAATTTGGTAAGAAAATGTTCAGTAGAAAAGCAACAACAGAAGAAGTGAGACAAATTTTTACAAATATACTCAAAGAAGAAAGAACTATGCTGTCAGCTCGTATTAAAGAACAAGAGCAGAGATTATTAGGTAGAAGTAGAAAGTAGTATTAGATAAATATAGAATATGAGATTAGATGAAATTGTAACATTAAATGATGTGCTGAAAGCAAATCAGTATATTAAACTTCTACGAAGTTTAAAAGCACACGCTAAAAATGATATTAACATAACTCGTATTAAGAACCGCGTAATTCATTCGTGGAAAAAAGGAATGAAACATCGTAAGCATTATGATGATCTTCTATCACAAATTAACTTAAATCTTAATAAGTTAATCGAAGATTGAACGTTATTTTCGCCTAGATGATAAATAAGTTTATGAATAGGATTATCCTATCAAAAAATTAAGGAGTTATTATTATGACACAAAAAATTAACGGCGCCGCATACTCTGGTATCTGGGTAGAAAAACAAGTAGCCTTCATCAAGCTTACATTCAACCACAGTTTGTTGGCTATTCCTGCCGCTAGTATGTTTTTAACTGGTACAGCAACAGCAACAACAACAACATCCGAAGGTGACACTTCTTTTGGTGTAGTTGAGTCTGCAGTAGTGCAAGCTTTGAAGAACTTAGAATTGAAGGCAACAGTATTGGGTATTTCTGCTCTAAGCGCAGCAGGTACAGTTGTTGACGTGATGGTTGGATGTTCGGAAGGTTACTTCTCGGACAACGTTGGTGTTATTTCTACTGGTAATACAGTGGTTGGCGCTAAGGCAATTATCACAACAGCAGGCGGCAATACAGTGCTTGGACAACTTGTTGATGTTAGCGATTCGTATTTAACATTTAGCATGTCATTTGCAGCATTCGATGGTACAATGCCAGTTGCTACATTAGCTCATGGTGATCTAGAAACAGGCGTAGGTTCTACACCAGGTTCTACAGCTACACCAAACGGTGCCCCAATCGGCTCTGCAAACAGCTATCAGCCAGTCGCACTTATTACAGCTTAATTGTTGTATTAAAAAAGAAGAGCAGCTTTCGAGCTGCTTTTTTTTGACATAAATTTCTAAACTTGATAAATAATGTAAATGATAAGGAACAGTAATGTCTACACCCCCACCAGTGCCGCTAGGATATACAAGCTGGAATGTTTACATCGAAGAACAAGCAGATGAATCGCCAGACCAGAGTATAGAAGCTCGTAGGCTTATTAAGCGTAATATTAAACTTGAGCAGATCGCTCAAGAAATACGTCAGGCCGGTGGTGATACAAGCAGCCCTAGTTATCGACCTTATAACATATATGAAACACCAGGCACATTTAGCCCAGCAGAAGGGCATCCTTGGTTGTTGACACCTACCTATCCACAGGCTCATATTACTGATCAATTAGGTAATAATTTAATCACTGAGTCTGGTGATATATTAATTACGGAGTAAGATATGCCAGATGTAAAAATTTCAGAATTACCACCATTAGCAATATTGACAGCAGGTTCTTTATTGCCTGTTGTCAATGCAGGTGATACCTATAATGTGACAGGAACAGTGCTTAATGATTTTATATTAGGCGATCTTGTTGTAATAGATGATCAGATAACACTTAACGGTGTTTCAGTGAATGTAGGTATCACAGATATTATATATGCTGATTTATATGCTCTATGGTCAGGTGGCACATTGCAGGCAGGCAGATTTTATAGGATTACTGATTTTAGATCAATATATGATCAGCCAGATTATTCTGCTCCATATACACCAAAGGCGCCAGCAGATATAACCAACCCGGTTAGACCAGTTGAACCATTAGTGGTATTAGCTACAAGCACCTCGTCGTTGGGAAATCAGGCTTGGTCTGCTCAATATCCCGAAGATTACATTCAATATAACATTGCGTTTACTCAAACTGAATACAAAGGTACACCTGCAAAAGGTCGTATTGTTTTGCGAGTCGATGATGCCTATAATCAAGGACCATATGATATTCGCAACGTTGTATTTAGACGGTATCAGGATGCAGGCGGTTTTTATACAATCGTATACGATAATGCGACTGTACCTAAAACAGATATTCCGACATTCGGTGCAGAGTGTGAAAATATTAGAATGGCGCAGCATGATTCAGATGAAGTTGGTATAGATGATCCTCCTTTCTATGCTACAAACAATATTTTTGGTGATTATTGCGAATCAACCACTACGTTAGGTGACTTTTATAATAATACAATTGGTACATTTGATCCGGTAGGCGCATATGGTGGAGCATGGATGTACGGTGTATCATTTGGTCATAATTGCCACGATAATAGAATTGGCGATGCCTTTACTAATAATATGATAGCCAACGAGTTTAGTAATAATGTTATTGGCAATGATTTCAATAATAATACCATCGGAAACGGTTTTTCAAACAATATCATCGGAAATTCCTTTATGTGTAATACTGTTGGTGGTGCACCATCCGGGAATGGTTTCTTTTCTAATACAATAGGTGATGGATGCATGTATAACAACGTTGGTGCAGACTTTACCAACCCGGGTATTACTATAGGTGCCAATTTCTCAAATAACATGATTGGCCCACATTTCCGCAACAATGTAGCAATTGGGGTAGATTTCACCAACAATAATATCAGTGGCTTCTTCGAAGGTAATACTGTTGGAGCAGGTTTCACAATGAACGAAATAAAGTGTGCCGTTAGCGGAAAAGATCTTAACACAGTTCCTATTAGCTTCTTAGGTATTACTGTAGAATATATTATGACAGGGAACGGATCTACATTGCCTCCAACGATTGGGCAAATATATGCTGGATATTTCAACGACAGTGCCGTACCAGGCCCGTTCGGTTGGATATACACTGGCGTATAAGATCCACCAGATTGGATCTGTAATATAATAAAACCCTGCTAAATAACAGATAAGGATAAGAAATGGTACAAAGAATACACGGCGCAGCAACAGCAATGCAGAATCTTACAGCGGATCTAGCATTCTATGTCTGCTATGCGTCTTCTCCAGGGGCATTTACAAATCCTAATCCTAATCCACCACCTGCCGAAGAATTAGCACGATTAGTTAATATTCAAGTTACAGGTAGTCCTTTAGATCAGAGCCAAAAGAATTTCGAAGTATTTTTAATGAGTATTGGTTTAAGAGCTATGCCAGTTGTTTTATCAGATCCAGCGGCAGTATTACAATTAGCAGATTATACATTAGAACTCTCCGGTGAAGGTTTTATTTGGAAATTTGCGGTTGAGAGAGGTGTTCAATTCTTTAATTTTACACCATATGGAACACCCGGCCCAGTCGGCCTATTAGTAGATGACCTTAACGGGGTTATTTTACCTAGTGGTGTTAGAATTACTACAGTCACAGGTAGTCCAAGCGGTTGGGCTAAGAATGTTGCTTTCGCAAGGATGGATACAATATGATTAAGAATGATAGAGTTATTAGTTCACTTATACACGGTGACGCAGTTGAAAAACTTATTAAAGAAAATAACATTGACATTACAGAAGCACGAGCAATGATTTCAGAAATGTCATTCAAAGATTATTGTTCTTTAGATGAAGCGAGTGCTGATATTCTACCTCCATCGGGTAAACCATTATCGCCTACAGGCCCGGGTGGTGCACCTCCTGCTGCCACTACACCAGGACAACAAAGTCAGCCAGCTGCAACTGCTCCAACACCAGTAAAACCAGCCGCCGATCCGCGTGGTGTTCAAGTTAAGAATCCGCAGACAGGCAAAATGGAGTGGATGAAACCTTCTGTTGACCAGAATGGAAAACCTGTAGTCGAAGATAAAGAATTAGCAAGAATGAAACAATTAGCAGGAATATCCGAAGACGGTAGTGGAGGCGCATCTTGTGCGGGTGGTATAGCAATCGCGCCAACATCGCTCGGAATGAAGAAGCGTAATTCAGTTGAAGAAAGTCCTTCATTAGAACATCCTGTTGCAGGCCGTAAAACTATACAAGGTGCTACAGCAGAAAAGAAACCAAGCGGTAAATTGTCTGCTAACCTTGCGGCCCGTAATATACCTACAGCGAGTAGAATAAATAACGGCTTTAAGAAATAATATGGATAAATCTGCCTTACTTGATAAATTAGACAGGGCAACTTCTCGTGGTGCCCAACTTGCTATTAGTAATGGATATCCTATTCCACTATCTAAGAAATCTACCTTAATAGGTAATACTTTCGTAGAGAAAAATCCAAACGGTCTTTATAACATATTAACACCTAATAGAACACCTATATATGAAAATATATCTGTATTTGATATAGCGGTAATTATTGCTCAGAGATATAATACGGGTGAATTAGGCACTATAAAAAAAGTATTATTGTTAGAAGAAAGATTTACAAAGTATCATTATGATATGATACATTATTTGAATTGCTTAAAAGGTGCCAGGAAGAAGCACGACATAGAGCGTATGGCAATTTTAGAAGACAAATTTCAAGTAGCCGAAACTCTTGCCAAAAGTGCAAGGGATAGTATCTCTATTTTCAAGAGAGTAAAATAGTAACTAGAATGATAAATACTAGAAATAACACTTAACAGGAACGGTTTATATGCTTTTACACGATATTGGTAAATCACCAGATGCCACATTTAGAAGGATAAATCAACACCTTGAAACTAATTACGGGTTTAAAATCTCTGAAGATGTTAGTGATAAAGACTTAGTTGCTATCATGGAACAGATTGAAGAAGAAATTACTGATTTGAAAGTTAAGGGAGATGATGCTAGAGGTTCTTCGGAAATTTCGAAGAGATTGCTAGTTTTAGAAGGTATTAGAAATCTTAGAGAATTTGCTATCACACAATTCAAGTCGCCAAAACTTGACAGCGTGGTTAATAACTTAGTTGATTATGTAGTTGATACATTTGAAATAACAGGTAAAGATTCGATAGATTATGAACGGGCGGTAGAAAGAGCAATGGATGAATATCGCTCGAGTAGATATCGTTTCCCGGATGATTTTATTGAGCAACGTGTTAGACAAGAATCTATGGCACGTATTCAATCAGAATCGGCATTATCTGATCCACACGGTATGTCAGTAGAAGCCCCATCCCCGATGATGATGGAAGAAACCGATAGCGAAGTAGCTGAAGAAGATAGTGAAATGAGTGGCACAGAATTAAGTGAAGACGACGAAGAACAAGTATCAATGATCCGTGATAAGAACGGTAATATGGTACCGGACCCATTTGCTGCACAAGCAGCCGCAAGAAGAAAAGGAACAGCAATGAAAGAACATGCAAATTTAGTAAAGAACCTACGCCGCCTTCTAGAAACAGAAGTTAGTCAGGCCGAAGTTATGATGGCAGCTAAGGGCTTTGCTCAAGAGTTGCAAGAAATGGTAGAAAAGATCGGTCGTTTACAAAATGAAGATCTTCCACCTGTAACAGATCAAATGCGCGAGACATACGGTATGGAATCAGCTTCTGCTTTCCAGACACAGATTTATGGAGCATTACAGAGTGTTATGGATGCACTTTATACCGCTAAGAGTCAAGTTGATGATGCAGTGGGTAATATGGCTGCTACCGGCCAAGTTAGTGCCGAAACTGATATGGATAAAGATATCGGAATGGACGATGGCATGGGCGACATGGGTGATGAAATGCCGATGGATGATGAATTTGCAGATGATGATTTAGATAACATTGGTGCAGATTTAGAAGCTGAACCAGAAGACGAATTCGGCGGCGAAGAAGCACTCGGCCGTTCTAAGAAAATGGAATCTGTTGCAACATTGCAACGTAAAATTACAGAAATGAAGAAGCTTGTTGCTAAAGCAAAGAAGCTTAAAGAAGCCAAGAAGTAATTGAATGAGAGCAAGAGAAATACTCCAGGAAGATTATAATCAGAGTCTGGAATCAGATCTTACTAATCTTCTAATAGGTGCCAAAGGTTCTGGGTCACAAGAAATCAATACACGAGATCTTGTAACACAACTTCGTGGCATGGGTTATGCGGTTGACGAAAATAGTCTAATGCTTTTGCTAAGTCGTAATCCAGCAGTTCTTAATGCTACCCCGACACTAGTTCGTATGACTGGTGCCGAAGGGGCAGAGCAAGGTGGTGGTGATCCTGCACAAGATACAGCCGCTCGTGTCGGCGATATGGCGCAGAAGGCCACAAAGATCTAATAAGGTAACAAAATGTCCTGTGATTCAACTACTGGTTTTCCAACATCTGCTCAAATGGAGCAACTTGCTACAAATAACTCAGTAGTATGGGAAGAAATTTGTAAGATTCAGCAGGCCGTTCTTGCTGCATCTAGCCAGTGTCAACCAGGCGGTGGACAGATGTGTACCACTTTAGGCGGCACAACACCGATGACCTTTGTTGCAGGTGTTACTTCAGTAACAGTTGTAGACGGCGGAGCAGAATATTATCAAGATTTCCCGGCAGTTGTATTTGTTCCACCAGTTGGAATTATACCTGCAGCAGATGCATCTGCTACTGTGACAACCAACGGTGGAAATATTTTATCTATTGACATGGTAAGTGGTGGCTCAGGCTACCAGCCGGTGGCAGCAACAATGGCAGTAAGTTCGTTGACTGGTGCCGCAGCAGATTTGCGTCCTTTGGTTAATGCTGCCGGTCAGATAGTTGGTATAAATGTTGTTAGTGGTGGATTCGGTTATACAATAGCTGATTCTATAACAGCCACTCGTGCTGTATTACCTAATTCGGGTTATACCGATGCTATATTTGTTATTACATCGGTTAGTATTACCGGTGAGATTATTGGAATAGTTATATTGAATCCAGGCTCAGGTTATCAACCTAGTGTTACAGAAGTGCAAATTGTATCTTCGTTAAATCCTTCATTACCATATCCATTGGGTGGCGGATTTATTGGTACAGTAATGACGGATATAACAGGTGTAATTACTCAAGTTATTATTACTAATATAGGTGCAGGTTATGCGGTTTTCCCGCCATATCTTGTAATTACTGATCCAGGTACAGGTGCTACAACCTCTGTAACACTTAACGCAGATTCTGTTTCTGCTATTGCTGTAACATCTCCAGGAACACAATATACATCTTCTGCTATAGGCAATGTATTTAATCCTATCACAGCAACGCTGCCAAATCCACCAGTCGCGCCGGCTATAGTTACTATAAATGTGGCGAATAATACATATGGTACTGATCCTCTGCTATATTGGCAGGTCTGGGCAGGACTAGCAACAAATAAAGCGATACAAATGCAACTTAATACGGTATTGTCTTACTTCGCCGGTCTTGGATATACAATTATACTCCAAACAAATCCAAATACAGGTTCTACCCTACAGTGGAAAATCTGCTGGTAAAGCGTTGACTTTGTGATACTCTTTGTGTTACAATTTTATAACGAATAAATTTTAGTCTTGATAAATAACATAGTAACGGAGATTTGCTATGTATTATGTTTATGAATTAAAGTATCCCGCATCAAATATTACTTTTTATGTGGGTAAGGGTAAAGGACGTAGGGCCTCTTACCATACGATGAGAAATAAGAAAGGTTGTTGGACAGATAATAGGTACAAAGATAATGTTATTAGACAAATTCTTAATACGGGCGTCGACCCCTTGATAGAATATGTATTTTATACGGAAGAAGAAAATATAGCATATAACTTCGAGGAAATGTTGATAAAAAAATATGGAAGACGGTTATTTGACGAAAAAGGAATATTAACAAATATATGTGAATCGAGTAGGCCACCGCATTCTGTATATAGCACAGAGCGTAAGGAAAAATATAGAAAACGAATGGTTGGGAATACACTTGCATTAGGAAGAATACAGACAACAGAAGAAAAAGCACAGCGTGGTAATACATTGGCGGAGTCTTATAAGACAGGCAAGAGGCAGGTTACTGACAAGATGAGAGAAGCATCAAGAATTACTCATACAGGAAAGATAGTTAGCGAAGAAACACGAAAGAAACAATCTATAATAGCAAAGAATAGACCGCCATTGTCTAAAGAGAGTATAGAAAAAAGTAAAAAAACAAAGATAGAAAGGGGTGTATTGCCGCCAAATAGGAAGAAGATTACTATTGACGGTATTACCTATAATTCGATAAGAGAGGCAGCAGTAAGTTTAGTTATCACCGAATATAAAGCAAAGAATTTATCAGATGAATATAGTAAAAAAATATAATTACAAACCTATGACTAGACAGGAAGAGAATGGGTTAAGGAAATATAATACACCGGATGGTAAGAGATTAGTATCTGTCACAACAATCCTAAGCAAAACACAAGATATGACCCACTTATTAGAGTGGCGTGCTAATGTGGGTGAAAAAGAAGCCACAAGAATTACAACAGAAGCAAGCGGCCTAGGCTCTGGCATGCACAATAATATAGAAAATTATATATTAGATAAACCTATGTCTGGATCTTTTATGGCGAAGACATTGGCAAATTTAATAATTAAGAAAGGTTTATCTAAAGTAAGTGAGGTATGGGGAACAGAAATTTCTTTGTATTCAACAGAATTATATGCCGGAACAACAGATCTTATAGGATTGCATGATGGTATACCGTCTATTATGGATTATAAGAATAGTCTGAAGGAAAAGAAAAAGGAATGGATTGAGGGGTATTTTATGCAATTATGTGCTTATGCCCTTTCTCATAATGAAATGTTTGGCACAGATATTCATCGTGGTGTCATAATGATTGCTACAAGAGAGGCTAAATATCAGGAATTTATAATTGAAGGCGCCGAGTTTACTCACTACGAAACCCTATGGGCAAATAAGGTATGTGATTATTATAAACGCTTCTATATCAGCTAAATACATCACAGAAGAGGATTTATAAGAATGGCATCACCAGTAGTAGTTTCAAGAATTCAAAATAGACGCGGTACACAAGATCAATTTAATGCATTATATCCTCTCGGATATACAGGTACAGGTGGATGTGATATATTATTATACCCTGATATTTTATTACCAGGTGAATTAGCTCTATGTACTGATTCTCGTAGGATATTTTTAGGTAATGAAAATGGTGAATATGTAGAAATTCCCATTGTCTTAGGCGATGGCATTTTTTTACATCCATTAAGGCTTACCTTAATCCCTGCAGCATCCTTTACACAGATACCTGAACTCGATTATCTATCTACTCCGTTTTTTACATTATTATATGATTTAACTGATGATACCTTAATGGAAGATTGGAATACAGTTGGTACAAATTTCTCTAAGAACGGTGAATTGAAAATTACAGCAATTAATAATGAACCAACTGATGCAAGTCTGACTGATACAGGTACAGAGATAAATTTAACTCCATTATATGATATAAGTTTTAAGGCTGTATATAATAATGACCCTTTACCAAATAGCCCACATATCGAAATTTGGTATACACATAATTTTCCTACGAATCTAACATTCAGCACAAGTACAATTAGCTGGATATCATTCTCTTAATATAAACATATGAGTTGGAATACAATTCCTAATGACGAGCGGCTCCACCTCTGGAAAAAATTAAGAGATGATGTTCGCCTACTTCCTTTGACAGAACAATTAACTGAGATTGCTAAATTCTGTTCTAAAATGCCATTTGGCTCCCGAACCCTAGACTATTATAGTCCCGAAGATTGGCCCACACCGTGGGAAATATTATTCCACGGTTCTTTCTGCACAAGCTCTATTAGTCTGCTAATATTTTATACATTAACACTTCAAAACCCCTCTACAGACGTAGAATTACAGCTAGTCGAGGATGATGACGGGCTGTATTTATTGCCGATTATAAATGACCAGTTTGTCTTGAATTATGAGCTGGGCGCGGTAAATAATTACTCAGAAATTCAAAATAACTTTAAAGTATTACAAAAATATACCAAAGAAGAGATTAAAAATATAACTTAAGAAGATTACATTAACGGCCCGTTCATGGGTCGTTATACATTTCCCGGAGAAAAAATGCTATACGAAACCTACATCGCTAAATCCAGATATGCCCGCTACATTGATGCTAAGAAGCGTCGAGAGAATTGGGATGAAACTGTTGAGCGTTATTTTGATTTTTTAGAAAATCATTTACAACAGAAACATAATTACGAATTATCTGAATCGATGAGAGCAGAATTGCAGAGTGCCGTTACAAATTTCGAAGTTATGCCTTCTATGCGAGCATTAATGACTGCAGGTAGGGCATTAGAACGTGATAATACAGCTGGTTATAATTGTTCTTATTTGCCAATTGATGATCCGAAAGCGTTTGATGAAGCAATGTTTATTTTATTGTGTGGCACCGGAGTAGGTTTTAGTGTAGAAAGACAATATATAGCAAAATTACCCGAAGTACCTGAAAAGATTTTCGATAGTGAATCAACAATTGTTGTATCTGATAGTAAAGAGGGTTGGGCTAAATCGCTGCGCCAGGTTATTGCAATGTTATATTCCGGTGAAGCACCGAGATGGGACGTAAGCAAGGTTCGTGCAGCAGGCGCTAGACTAAAGACCTTCGGCGGAAGAGCATCGGGCCCTGAACCTTTGGTAGAATTATTTAAATTTGTGGTAAAAGTATTTAAGAATGCTCAAGGCCGTAAATTAAACAGTATCGAATGTCACGATATTATGTGTAAGGTGGGCGAAGTGGTTGTAGTTGGTGGAGTTCGTCGTTCCGCTATGATCTCTTTGTCCAACCTTTCTGATGATCGTATGCGTAATGCTAAGACAGGTTCGTGGTGGGAGACACAAGGACAACGTGCTTTGGCTAATAATAGTGCATGCCACACAGAAAGACCCGACGTTGGTATCTTTATGAAAGAATGGTCTTCACTTTATGAGTCAAAATCAGGTGAACGCGGTATCTTTAATAGAGAAGCAGCCAAAAATATTGTTAAGATGAATGGTCGTCGTAGTCCTGACTTTGAATTCGGTACTAATCCTTGTGCAGAAATTATTTTACGTCCTTATCAATTCTGTAATTTGACTGAAATAATTGTTCGTGCAACAGATACATTAGAAGATTTGCTAAGAAAAGCTCGTATTGCAACAATAATGGGCACATTTCAGTCAACAATGACACATTTTCCGTATTTACGTAAGATATGGAGAGATAATACAGAGCAAGAACGCTTACTTGGTGTGTCAATGACAGGTATTCTTGATAATCACTTACTTAATAACCCCACTGACGACGGATTACCTGCTCGTCTCGAGGCATTAAAGACTCTTACTATAGATACAAATGCAGAATTAGCGGCTATTTTAGGTATTCCAGCTTCTGCAGCAATTACAGCGGTAAAACCATCCGGTACGGTATCTCAGTTAACAGATACAGCAAGCGGTATTCATCCACGCCATGCTGCTTATTACTATAGACGTATCCGTGGTGATATTAAAGATCCACTTACTAAGGCTATGATGGCAGCAGGTGTACCACACGATCCCGATGTTATGAAACCCGGTAGCACCATGGTGTTTACCTTCCCAAAGAAGGCACCAGAAGGTGCAGTTCTCCGTTCTCAACTTGATGCTATCAAGCATTTGAATCTATGGCTTGTTTATCAGCAACATTATTGTGAGCATAAACCATCTGTAACCATCTCGGTAAGTGAAAGAGAATGGCCAGCAGTTGGTGCATTTGTATGGGATCACTTTGACGAGATGTCCGGTGTATCATTCTTGCCATACGACGGCGGCAATTATAAGCAAGCACCTTACGAAGATTGCACACAGGCAGAATTTGAAGCATTATCGGCTAAGATGCCAAAGAGCATTGATTGGGATGCCATAGTTGAGATGGAAGATAATGTGGAAGGCACACAGATGTTAGCTTGTACAGCTGGTGGCTGCGAAATTTAATTTTGAGTATTTGTGTTCCTAATACTGTATGTGTATAATTACTAAAAACGTTAATAACAAGGATTAAAATGTTAACACAAAAACAGAAAGACACACCGTATATAGGCGTATTTAAATTATCCACAGGAGAAGAGGTTATAGCTAGTGTTGTTGAAGAAACATCAGCAGGATATGTAATTAAAAATCCATTATGTATGGTACCTACACAAAAAGGTTATCAATTTGCACCATTATTGATGATGGCTGATCCAAGTAAACCTGTTACATTAAATGGGTCATTGGTTGTAGCAACTACACAACCTGTCACAGAATTAGAGGGCCAGTATGAGAGTCTTACAACTGGAATTGCCCTACCGCAGAAGAGCTCAATCATAACTTAACACACAAGGAATATATGTCAACACGAACTGCTCCAAAGACTCCATACGAAATTAGACTTGATCTACTCGAACTTGCTCGCGATATATTACAATCTCAGCATGATGCCAAAGCTGTGCTGACAGCCGGAAAAACTGCTCCTACTACAGAAGAAGTTATTACCGAAGCTGAAAAGATGAATGCATTTATCTCCAAGGCAAGCCAATCTCATTAAACTTGACAATCCGGTGTTGATACAATAAAATGTGTCAACACCGGATTCTCTTATGTATAAACGTATCAGTAAAACACTAAAAAGATTTAAATCTTGGATGAAATTTGATCCGCCGGGATCAATGACATCAAAAGGTTGGCGCCTTTTTGACGAAGAATTTAAAGAAAAGGCACCAATTCGACATTGGTTTAAAACAAGTTTTAAGAGAGCAGTTATATATCCGGTTATGTGGAAATATAAGGATATCAAATATTGGATTCTATATAGAACAACTCGTCAATACCATAAATTAGATTCAGGATTGAAGCCGGGATACTACGAAATTGATACTTTAATGTTAAATGTTAATTTTAACATGTTAAAAGATTTTGTTGAAGTAGAACAAGCAATACACACATATTGGTGGTCAGAGGATAGTAAGGCTGCTAGTTGGTGCGAGAAGCATATGCCTTTTTATTTTAAGTTCTACCCGTTTAGACGACCCGACTTAGGTATAAAGCACCTCGATTGGGCCGCTACCTTAGATGATCCAAAGTTACCTCCACACGAACGAAGTGATAGACAGGCAGCAGATGCAAGGGAAATTAAAATTCTATATAAATGGTGGGTAGAAGAAAGACCTGCTCGTAAAGAAATAGAACATACCCCTTATGACGATCAAGGAATGGGTTCTCTAGGTTGTTTTGATGATGACTTTGATAGGGAGGCCGAAGACTTCAAAACTCATATTGCATCTATGGAGCAAGGTAATAAACAAGAAGAAAATTGGCGTGAAGAAGACACAGCAATGTTGATTAGACTCATTAAAATTCGTCAAAGCCTATGGACCTAAATATCCCGCCTGATCTCGAACACGAGATGGAACATGATGCTATAGTAATTTCTTACCTTGAAAATATAGATATAGCAAGACAATTTTATGCCGCATTATGTAATATGCGATGGAAGAAAGAAGACAATCGCCCCGAAGATCAACAAATTATAGATAAGTTGAAAGGTGTAGATTCAACTGTCTGGTCAGTTAGTTGGAGAGGTTCGGGTGGAATCATTGCGGACATTCGTAATAAACACTATAATACAGCAGAAGACTATATGAGTTTTTATTGTAGCGGAAATGAAGGGTTTGTTTCCGACTTGGTTAATGAGTGTTTTAAACGAATGGGGTGGAAACAATTTCCATGGGACGATGACTTTCTCTAATTTAGCAAATCATGTAAGGAATAAATTTGATGGGATGCTGGTATTCGGTGATGTTCATGCCGATTACGAATCCTTTAAGCGTGCCTATGAGTATGCAATCGCCCATAATTATTTTCTTATGTCAATCGGGGACTTAGTAGATCGCGGTTCGGGCCCATATCAGGTTGTATCTCGTATGGCCGAATTAGCTGAGGTTGGTAAAGCAGGACTCACTATCGGGAACCACGATGATAAATTCAATCGTTTCTATAAAGGTGCTAAAGTAAGCTTCTCAGTGGATGCTAAGAATACATTAGCTAATGTAGGAGCAGAAAAACAGTACGATTTTCTGAAAATGTATTCAACTCTTGTTGAAAGGCCTATGTTTTCTTCAATGTTTCATACATTCGATGACATTACATTAGTTCATGCTGCGAGTCATGCAAGTATGTGGGATTCTACTATAAAGTTTGGCAGTGAAGCACGTTCACGAGCCTTATATGGTGAAGTAAATGGAAAAATGAATGAGAGAGGTTTTCCTATGCGATTCTATAATTGGATAGAGGATATTCCTATGGGTAAGACCGTTGTGGTAGGACACGATTGCTCACCGATCTTCAATGTAGATATAACAGAACCCATGGTAAAAACAAATAGCAAAGGTGGCCGCGCAGTTTTTATCGATACTGGTTGTGGTAAACGTGGAATCTTAAGCGGCGTAGTCGTTACTCACGATAAAAAACATTTTAAGATCGGTGATTTTGTTAAATTTAACGAAAACGCAGAATAATTTGACATCTATGCTGTCGAAGTGTATTATTACAACTGTTGCAGCTATTAGGGCAGTAACAAATTTTTAACCCGGAGAAATTTATGACAACAAACACAAAGAAATTGGTAAAGATTGACAAGACCGTTACGTTTATTGCTGTACCTAACAGTAGCCTTATCGTGTCTTATGCCCGCGCAGCTGGCGATTTGGCACTGAAGCTGAAGAATGGTTCTACATACATCTACAAGGGTGTTGATGAAAAGACATTCAAGGGTTTTGTTGATGCCGCATCCAAGGGCAAGTATTTTGGTGCCAGCATCCGTAACAAGTTCGTTGCTGAACAGGCTGAGTAATTATTTAATGGATTGTATAGGAAACTATACAATCCTTTTATAATGAACAAAGGCATAATTGGCGTAACAGCCGGCAGTTTCGACTTAACACACGCCGGACATTTTCTAATGTTTGAAGAATGTAAAGGTAATTGTGATTATCTAATTGTATTACTTCAAACCAATCCCCACACCGATCGACCAGATAAAAATATTCCTGTACAAAGTACACATGAACGGTATCTACAGGTTCGTGCTTGCAAATACATCGATGAGGTTGTGGTTTACGAGACAGAACAAGATCTGTATAATTTACTTTGCTCAATCAAGTTTGATAAACGATTTATTGGATCAGATTGGCAAGGGAAACCATTTACCGGGCATGATATTACCGGTATGATGGAGAAGGTAGTTTTTAATTCTAGAAATCATGGATTCTCAACTAGCAGTTTACGAAAAAGAGTATATGAAGCAGAAAATAGCAAACTTATCTAAGTGGAACATTAGCATTGAGTATGGTCCAGTTGCAGCAGATGTTCATCACATCGTGGTTGATGCTGCAAACTCAGAAGAGGCTTTAATTAAGGCCGAAAAATGGGCCAAAGATAACAATGTAAAGAGTCCTATGTTTAGCGAACCGTATGAAGATTCATACGACGACTTCTTAGAATGGACACCCGAAGAGGAAGAAGAGTTTCTACTTATAGTTAGTAAATCGACTAATATTGACGAAAGTTAATTATGGAATTTTTACGTTTTATTAAGTGGCAATGGAATCGTATAAACAGAGATGATAAAGCATTCTATATATTATTGTTAATAGCTGTTGCATCGATCGGGTATACCTGGTATATTGGTTCCACATTTATAACAATATTATTGACTGCCTTTGGTATATTTATACTCGGGGTAGCAATATGGTATCTATTTATTGCAACAGAAAAACAGTGGAATCTGTATAAGAAGATAAAAGAACAAGAAGTCGAAGAGATTGTTCGTAAACTACGTGGCACCTATTGACCTAAACAGTGCCTTTAATTTATAATAAAGGCTAAATAACAATAGTAGAGATAGACTTTACTATATCATTAAACAACATAGGATTTATGTTATGACAAAACAGTATCATACACTTGTATTCATCGGCCGCTTTCAACCGGTCCACAACGCTCATACAGAAATTATCCGTAGAGCAAGCAAACTCTCCAAACAAATTATTATCATTGTCGGTAGTGCCAATCAACCACGGACTTATAAGAATCCGTGGACAAGCAAAGACCGCCAAAACATGCTCGAAAATGTTCTGAACTATATAGTTCCGGAAACCGAATGTGCAGTTCGCATAGAGCATAATGTAGACACAATTTATAACGATACAGCATGGGCTGGTCGCATTCAGTCTATTGTGGCAAAACATACACAGCCCGGTGATAAAATTGGTGTGATTGGTCACAAGAAAGATAGCACTTGTTTCTATCTTGATATGTTTCCGCAATGGGAACAAGTAGAAGTTCCGTTATTGGAGCCACTCAATGCTACAAATATCCGTGATCTTTACTTTCGTCGAGATGCTAATATGCACTTTATTCAGGGTGTTGTACCACAACCTGTATTTAGATTGCTCGAAGGTTGGAAAGATACACCTGAATACGAACAAATTATTCGAGAACGAGAATTTGTTGAAATGTATAAGAAACAATATTCAAGTTTACCATATGCGCCTGTTTTTGTAACAACAGATGCAGTGGTAATATGCTCCGGGCATATACTAATGATTCGTCGTAAGAGTGAACCCGGTAAGGGGTTGTGGGCATTGCCTGGTGGGTTTTTAAATGCACAGACTGACCGAAGCATACAAGATGCTATGATTAGGGAATTGCGAGAAGAGACCGGGATTAAAGTACCATCCCCTGTACTGATCGGTAATATTAATAAAGTCAGGGTGTTTGATGCCATTGATCGAAGTACTCGCGGCCGCACAATAACCCATGTATTTAAAATAGATCTTCCCGACGGAGTATTACCGAAAGTGAGGGGAATAGACGACGCTGATAAGGCTCGGTTTATGCCGTTAAGCGAATTGGATTCTGCCGTATGTTTTGAAGATCATTTTGAAATTATTTCTTCCTTGATTGCATAATCTATTTACCGTATAAGACGGTAGAGGAATCACTTAAACTGGCAGGCTACGATGTGTTGGTTTTTGTTCCTTCGATGGACGAGGAACAAGGATTAGTTACGTGCGGGAATTTGGTATTGTCCAAAAAAATTGACTTAAAATAGTAATTCTGCTACAATAAGTCATAGTAAGAAAAGTCCCGACGATAGAGTTGGGCATTTAAATAAAGGAACTTTATTATGAAACTCTCTAAAAACATTATTTTAAATTCTGACTCGTACAAATACAGTCAGTTCAATCAATACCCTAAAAATACCGAATATGTGTATTCTTACATTGAATCGCGTGGCGGTCAGTGGAACAAAACAGTCTTTTTCGGACTGCAGGCATTTATTAAGGAGTATTTGACTACTCCAATCACAAAGGAAGATATTGATGTTGCGGAAGCCATTATCACTGCTCACGGTGAACCGTTTTATCGGGAAGGGTGGGAATATATTCTTACGGCGCACGAAGGTCGTCTTCCAGTCGTCATTAAAGCGGCCCCAGAAGGTTGTCTCATACCAACTAAGAACGTATTAGCCACAATTGAAAACACTGACCGCAACTGCGGCTGGCTGACATCGTTTCTTGAGACTGCAATTCTTCGCGCAATTTGGTATCCGACTACTGTAGCAACAAATAGTTACGAATCGAAGAAAATTATCCTCAACGCATTGGAGAAAACAGGTGACCCCACTCTTATTGATTTTAAGTTACATGATTTTGGTGCTCGTGGCGTATCGAGCATGGAAAGTGCTGGTCTCGGGGGAGCAGCTCACCTCATTAACTTCATGGGTACTGACAATATTAGTGCTCTACTCTACGCTCGCGAGTATTATGGTACTGATATGGCAGGATTCTCCATTCCGGCCATGGAGCATAGTACAGTAACCAGCTGGGGACGCGAAGGAGAAGTAGACTCATACAGGAACATGCTGAAAACACACGGTAAGGCGGGTTCTCCGATTGCGTTTGTGTCTGACTCATACGACATTTACAATGCCTGCAAGATGTGGGGCACTGAACTGAAACAAGATGTGCTGGATTCCGGTGCAGTCGTTGTCATTCGTCCTGACTCAGGTGAGCCAAGCGAAGTAGTTACCAAGTGTCTCTACATTCTGGAAAAGTACTACGGTTCTGTGAAGAACGCTAAGGGCTTCCGAGTGCTGAACAATGTGCGTGTCATTCAAGGTGACGGCATCGATCACGCCACAATTCGCTCAATTCTGTTTGTCATGGAACTTGCAGGCTTCTCTGCTGACAACGTGGCATTTGGTCAAGGTGGTGCGCTGCTTCAACAAGTCAACCGTGACACACTACAGTTTGCTATGAAGTGTTCTGCGATCGGTGTTCGTGAGTATGTAGAGTTTAGCGATGATCCAACATTTGTCACCCCGTCTCGGGTAGAATGGCGTGATGTGTTCAAGGATCCGATCACTGATCACGGCAAGGTCTCCAAGAAGGGTCGCGTAACTCTTTGGAACAGCGGTGGCGAGTATGTATCTGCTGTGGATCAACCACGCGGTTGGGCTGACAAGAGTTTCGGACCATGGGTTGAGGCTCTCTCGGAAGTTTATCGTGACGGTGTGTTGGTGAAAGAAATCACCTTTGAAGAAGTCCGTGCAAACGCTCGGAGGTAACATGAACATCTACACCGTCCGAAACAATCTGAAAAACACAATCGTTGGCAAGGAGGAACACCTTGCCAAACTCATACCTAATGCCCAAGAGGCAGTGACACCATTTGTTGCCGATCGTATTGCTATAAAAACAGCAATCCAATACCTTTCAGTCAACATTGGCGAACTCAGGCGTATCCTTCGGGATGTGGAACAATGCTGTAAGAAGGCTACCGATCAATCCTGGGAGGCTAACCCAGATCGTATGGGCGGTGCCTCCACAGCAGACGAAATTAATGAATCTAGAGCCTGGAGGTAATTATGTCGAGCCGGGCTCTTTTTTATTCGTCTCTTGATGTAGCTACAGTTAGACCAGCTGTACCTAACTTCATTACATCGCCCTTTCCTAATACGGTGCTTTGATAAATTAATGGAAATATCATTATATCATTGTCACCCTCATTAGGTCCTAATACATAACGACCATTTGGTCTTAATCCTGCAGCATTTGCTTCAGCAGCACTTAAAGATATGCAAGGCAGCTTAGTGGCACCCTCAGTCTGTCTTTCTTTCTGTGTTCTAATATGGCTTGTCTTTAGTCCCGATGACTGTTCAAGTGATATCATTAATGTTGGTCTATTTTCATCATTACTGATATTCGCATAAAATTGTTTACCGAATTCTTTAGCAAAATCTACATTAAAATCGATAGTGACTGATTTTTTAGATTGAGTATCTGTTCCACCACCGGAATTGATCCACTCCTGGGCATCACTTACGGCATCTTTATTACTCAGTGATACTCCTCTGTGCTTTTCTTCACCCCTTCTATCTAACACCATCCATTCTGTCTTGCCACCATCTGTTGATGGGCGATATCTAATTGTCCAACCATGAAAATCTATATTTACGGGTTTGGCCTTTGGTTTAGCTGCCTGTGCATCTGTGTGTTGTTTTCCTAATATATCAGCGAATTGATTCATATCGACTGCTTCCAAGAATTTACTTAATCTACTTTCATACGTTTCAGCTAGACCAGCCGCCTGCGCTTGCTGATCTAGTTGAGCTTTCTTTCTGACCAACTCCTTTTTCATGACAGGACTCTTAGAAGTATGCGGATCCATTTGTATACGTTGTAATTCTTTACGGCGAGAGAAATAAGCATCTTTACTTAATGCTGGTGCGGCATCTTCTACTTTTACAGTAGATCCTCTCCACTTATCAGTGACATCATTTAGTACATCTTGATAATTTACATCGTTAGATGGAGCACAACGATTGATGCCACCCATACCACCTTCATTTACATCACCAATCATAGTTGCATAGTCATCCATTGTGAGTGTTCTGCCTTCCTGGCTTAACTCGATTAACTTCTCGGCTGCATTGTGCAAATCTAAGTCGGTTTTTGCGTCTTCTTTGGCGTATTCCATGATCCGAATCAATAAAGGTACATCTACTGTTACTGTATCGGCAGGATTATTGATTTCTTCGCCTTCCGCCACACCTTTTCTGCCCATCTCACCTTGACGCATACTGTAGTCAGTATAATCATCTTCGGAGCCTTGGTCAAATGAACCATCTAAACTAGCATCATTAAACGAAGTCGACCATGCATCTTGATATATAGAATCTTCTGGATCGTATCCTAAATGTTTAGCAACACGGGCGCCCATCTGTTGGATTGTCTCTGCATCCTTGCCTTGGTCGTATAGCTTGATCAATACACCGGCAATCTTATCCTTCATTTGTTCGTATTTGATATAGCCGGGAGTAGAGCCTTCCGCCACACCTTGACCCATTGTCTGAACCATACCTGGCTCGAATTTACGTAGATTGATTCTGCGTGCTTCTAACCATTTTTGTATATCAGGACGATTAAAATTGAAAATCTTACATTCTGCATCAGCATATTGTTGTTGTAAGTCTCCTAACTGCTCTTTATCTTTAATTCTGGCATAAACTTTCTGTCCATTAGATAATTTAGCATAGAACAGTATATCCTTTCCAGCGTAACCATATGACTTATCTTTAAGTTTACCTAATGCACGTGGTAAATCTTGTTGTGTGACTCTTTTGGCCTTATCATAATCTGTTCGAGCTAATTCTTTTGCCTTATCTATTCTTGCCGGTACATATCTTTTCACAGTTTCGCGATCTAATTCATTAATTTGCTCTTCGTCCACATCTTGTTTTTCTGTTGCTGCCTTCTGTGCTGCCCTTCTTTTATCACTTTCACCTTGATGAAGTGTTGCTTGGTGAATTTTATGATAAAGTTCATCACCTTTCTTATAATCGCCAGCGTCATCCGCAGCAGTTTTTTGTTTACCTATCGCAGCCTTATATTTGGTTATAATGTTGTCCATCTCATTTACTTCGGTAGATTCTTTCATCTGACCTAATAACTCTTGTGCTTTTTCTACACTAATTAGAAATCTACCAAAACGCTGTGGATCGGCAGCTTTCTCTAGATATTCTTTACTATAACCCGATGAAGGCTTTTCTGCAGACGCAGGCGCAGATGTTTGTTGTTTACCGTTTTCTCTATCCTGTAATTCTGCCTTGGCATTATCAACACTTACCATAAACCGCCCGAAACGATTAGGATCTGCTGCTTTTTGCAAATATTCGGTACTATAACTACTGAGATCCTGCCGATTTTGTTGTTGTTGAACACGTTGATTTAATGTAACTTGATCTTGTGGCTGAAACCCTTGCTCTGGATTAAGAGATACGCCGCCAGCATGTGCGCCACCCGAGCCTAGCGATCCCAATGCCACGGCACCAGCCGCCACCGCATTTTTCCACCCTGCTTCTGTGATCTCATCATCTCCATCTGCAAGTTTTTCCACAACAGTAACATTATTAGTTGATGTTTTCATTAGTCTGCCATCAGCTAGACGGAAAAATACCACATTCTGATCAATTCTTTCAACTTTACCTTCCATGTCTGTCTTATTAGTTCGGATATTATCACCTGGTCTGGGAGTATCAGACATATCTTCGTTGGCTGTGGCACGTTCATCACGTTGTCTTTGTTCCGAACGATCTTGCTCTCTATGCCATTCATCATTACCGGAGTTTTTTCTGGGTGTAGAAGGAAGAGCCTTTAAATGCTTTCTTGATTGTAGATAATCAGTGACTCTTTTAGTAATTTCAGGTCCCGATGGAATATCGGCTTCATTAACTTGTGATAACTTCATAAGAAATCCTTTTCGTTTAAGCTATTTATCCATAATTTGATCTTTCAGTTCACATTGTGTATAATGACTTATCCCTAGGACTAAATACTAGTCCCTTGTATATCCAAGAAGGGAATTTAGGAGAAAGAAAGATGATAACAGCAAAAATTCTCCTTGCATATCTTTTGAGCACAGCCAACTTCGTCGGAATCGACGTTGACACATCAAAGATTGATCCAGAACAAGCGTATTGCTTGGCTGAGAACATCTATTATGAGGCCAGAAATGAAGATATTCGAGGTCAATTTGCAGTTGCTTCTGTTACCCTAAATCGTGCAAATGATGCACGATTTCCAAATACTGTATGTGGTGTGGTTAAATATACTGCTGTATCTCGTATCAGTAAAAAACTTGTCTGCGCGTTTTCCTGGTATTGCGAAAATGACAAGAAGGGTAGAGAAATACCTGTAAGAAATAAAGACGGAACCGTTAATCAACGAGTAGTTGATCAATTTCAGGTTGCTAGTATTGTAGCGATTACAGCACTTGGCGGAACTGTCGAAGACAACACAAATGGGGCAACCCATTTTCACAACCCATACACGAGTCAGCCGGCATGGCGTAATGAGTTAAAGAGAACCATAAGATTAGGTAATCACGATTTTTATAAGATGCCACCACAGAAAGTAGATTAAATAGCCGGGGCTTCGGCCCCGTTTTTATATGGGATATATACCACCACAACCACCTAACTGGAGATGCGACCCGGGTCTTGTATCTATATACGAATATAAGAGAAAGTTTGCATTATTACCGGTTAAATGTGATGATGGAACAAAAGTATGGTTTAAATTCTATTACAAGAAATACGAAATCTGGTCACATGGTAGATTTGGAGTCAAAGGATCTCTCAATTTTGATGAAAATGATTATTTACATACCGACTTTATTGGATGTCTAACAGAAGCTGATTATATAGTCTGCCGACTTGTTGAAGGATTTTGACTTTCGTTAGATTTTCGTGTACACTTTGCATATCAGGAGAAGATATGCAAGATAATATTATAAAAGTTTTAGATCATGGCCATGTAAGATTGGTCGAAAGCATGGGTAGCGACTTATCCATTGTGCGTAATGCCAGAGTATCGTATGATGCAGACTGGCGTGCAGGTGACGACGATGGCAAAGATGCCAAATTGCTCCATTACCTATTAAAAAATAAACATACAAGCCCGTTTGAATCCTGTGTTTTTACATTTGACGTAAAAGCACCTATCTTTGTATTTAGACAGTGGCATAGACATCGTACTTGGAGTTTCAATGAGATTTCTGCTCGTTATGCAGAGCTGCCAGAAGAGTTTTATGTCCCGGCGTTAGATCAAATCACCACTCAATCGGCATCAAATAAGCAGATGCGTACAGATGAGCAGCACCCGGATGCCGCTGGCGTAGCCGAAATTATCAAATCAGCGAGTGAAGCTTCGTTTAATCACTACCATAAGCTAATATTAAATGGTTGTCCGCGTGAGTTGGCACGATCAGTATTACCGGTCGGGACATATAGTCATATGTTTGCTACCTGCGACTTACATAACCTATTCCACTTCCTTAAACTTCGGCTACATTCACATGCTCAATATGAAATTAGAGTATATGCGGAAGCAATGCTCAAATTAATCGAACCTATCGTCCCGATTTCCACAGCCGCTTTCAGAGAACACATATTAGGGGCATAATATGATTTATTTAACCGCGGAAGAGACAGAAAAGATTGCATTATTAGATAAGATATTCCGGGTATTATCTGCAGACGATATTAAGCAGCTTTTTGGTTGTGATCTAGTTGTCGGTAAGCTTAAAGGGGTAGAAACAAAGGGCCCAGGGCGTTTATCAGAGGTATTAACTGAATTACAAGTCTTGCAGAATATGGTAGCATCGTTACAAATAGAAAGTACAAGTTTAAAGAATGATTTTCAGTCTCTAATACGGTGTTTAAATAAAGGCATGGGCGATTCTACTGCTTCCAGTGATTTCTACACTCTAAAAAGCAAGCACGGTGTCTATTAATTGATAAATAACTGTGCTACACAAAGGTAGCAAAAATCAAAAACATACCATCACAAAGGAAGGTACATATGTCATACAATAAAACAAAATGCGATCCCATTCTGGGTCAACAAGTACACGAACATCTGATTAAAATGGGCGTCGAAACGCCAACGTTTCAAACATCGCTAGATCGTAAAGATAAAATAGTCGAAATTGAAAAATCATTTGCACATATCATGCAGGTGTTAGGTCTAGATCTCGACGATGATTCCCTGATCGAAACACCGAAGCGTGTTGCCAAGATGTATGTGAACGAAATCTTTTGGGGGCTTGATTATGAGGCGTTCCCAAAATGCACTACAGTAGATAATAAGATGAAATACGACGAAATGGTCGTTGAAAGGGACGTAAATGTACAATCTAACTGCGAACATCACTTTGTTGTTATTGATGGTCTTGCAACGGTCGCTTATATTCCTAAGCAAAAGGTACTGGGCCTTAGTAAAATTAATCGGATCGTTGAATACTTTAGTAAGAGGCCGCAAATCCAAGAGCGACTGACTGAACAGGTCTTTCATGCTCTTCAATATATCTTAGAAACAGATAATATTGGTGTAGTTATTCATGCTCAACACTTTTGCGTTAAGAGTCGTGGCGTTGAAGACTCTGGTTCCAGTACTGTAACAAGTAAACTGGGAGGAGTCTTCAAGTCTGACCCAAATGTTAGAACCGAGTTTATGAGATTAGTATCGATAACCAAGGATTGATATGTCTAAGAAACGAATGTTTGACAAATTACGGCAAATACCTGTCGGAGAGATGTTAGAAAAATTACACGAAATTAGAAAACCGTCTCCTGCCATATGGTTGGGAGAAATCACGAAATCGCGAGATGATTATTATACAGATGTACAATTTCATTTCGAACGAGTTAAGTTATTAGAGAAGCATGGCTGGAAATACGAAGAATTTCTTTTAGAATTAGAAAAGAAAAGCATACTAGACCTGATTAGAGAATTTAATGATAATATACAATTCCCTGCAGAATTAGTTGACCGGGCAAAACGATTTTTTCCTAATGCAAAATTTATACAGGCAAGCATTGAGCTTGAATAATCATGACAAAATATATAAGTACAAAAACATATAATCAACTAGGTCCAGTAGCATATCGTCAGTGGAGGTCAGATTCTCATTGTAATCTTATCCACGGATATGCCTTATCATTTCATCTCGAGTTTGAAGCCGATACATTAGATGCCCGTAATTGGGTGTTTGACTTTGGCGGATTAAAACCTCTTAAGGGTGTTCTTGAAGATTGGTTTGATCATACATTACTTGTTGCAGAAGATGACCCAATGAAAGCTGAATTATTACACTTAGGTGAGTTAAAATTGGCAAAAATTACTGTGGTTGAGAAAGCAGGGTGCGAAGGTATTGCTGATTTCATATATGAATATATCAACACAATCTTTTTACCTAATTGCGGATCAGCAGAAGCAGAACGAGTATGGTGCTGTAAAGTAGAAGTAAGAGAAACAGATGCAAATATGGCATTACGCCAAGGTCATCGCGAAGATAACGAATACCAATAACAGAAATTATATCAGGGGCTGATTTGACGATAAATATTACATGACTTTTGCACTATTAACTCTCTTATCAGCCTTATCTTTGGCTGCTGTAGCTGATTGGTTCTCTATAATCGGTTTTATGGCAATTTACGCCGCTTCTCCACTACATGCCCTTATTATGGGCATAGTATTGGCATTAGCAAAATTAGTTACTACCAGTTGGCTTTACAGAAATTGGAAATTCATTAATTGGCGGCTTAAATTTCCACTAATAGGATTTATATTAGCTCTTATGATTGCCACTAGTATAGGTACTTTCGGCTTTTTGAGCAAAGCCCATCTAGAGCAAACTGGTGGTACAATAGATAATGGTGCTAAAGTAGAGAGATTAGAGCAACAAATAGCAAGAGAAAAATCAGTAATTGCAGATGATGAAAAAGTTATCACACAATTGGATGCAACAATTAATTCTTATATTGGAAAAGATAGAACAGATAAATCTTTGGCAGTTAGAAAAAGTCAGGCACCGCAGCGTAAACAATTAAGAGATGATATTGATGCCTCACAGAAGCGTATTGATACATTCAGTGATGAAAAATTGAAATTACAATCAGAAGTTAGAAAGCAACAGTTGGATGTAGGTCCTATTAGGTATATTGCGGAATTATTTTACGGTGTGGCAGCTGATGCCGGAAAGAATATAGAAGCAGCGGTGCGGATATTCACTCTTCTTATTGTATCGACACTTGATCCACTTGCTGTTATACTATTAGTAGCTGCAAACCATACATTGTTAAGATTACGAGATGAGAAAAAGAAGTACGATTCGGAAGAGATTGACGGGGTACCTAAGTCAGGGAGTATTGTGGCCGATGTCCCGATCAAAGTGGTTAAGGAAGCTGCACAAGATATCAAATCTCCCGCCAAAACCTCTACGAATACCGAGATACGAAAGGTGATCAATGAGGAAGAAGATACAGTATTGGAGAACATCCAACTCAACAGATCCGTTGATGCGCCTTTACCCGTCATACGTCAACCTAGTTATTCGAGAGTTAGCAGCGGGGAGGACACTAATCGTATTCCCACATCAATCGCCACCGAGATATTGGATGAGATACAGGAAGAACCTGTAAATACAACTATACAAGAATCGGCACCTCATTTTATCCCACAAAAACTTAATGAAGAAGAGAAAAATATACAGGCAACGGATGAAAGTGAGTATATCAGGGAAGACATCCTGGCCGTTCATACCGATACCCAGACCGATGTCACCCCACATACAGAGGCCGAGAAAACTGAAGAAATATTCGAAGCACGACCGGGTATTATTAAAGAACTGGCGCAAAATGATACCACATCGGTGGCCGAGCCTGTCGCGCCCGGTACCAAGAATAGGTATCCGACAGCCTTAAGTTGGTTAGCAGAATTTAAAAGGACACAAAATGGATAAAACTGAAGAAACTAATGTTAAGAAGCTTATTAATTGTTCCTATTGTGGGAAAAGTAGACATCAAGTAGAACAAATGGTTGAAGGTCCGGAATTTGGTGGCAAAAATATTTATATATGTAATGAATGTGTAGATGTTACATATAATATTCTACATACTGAAGAAGTAGATGTTAGCATAAAGAAAAAGAAAGAAAAAATTCCAACTCCTGAACAAATTAAGGAGTTTTTAGATACATATGTCATTGGACAAGATGGTGCTAAGGTAGCAATTTCTGTTGCGGTCTATAATCACTATAAACGAATCAATAATAAGACTAAAACCGAAATTGAAAAATCTAATCTATTAATGATAGGTGAAAGTGGCTGTGGTAAGACACTTACAGTAAAGACCATTGCGAAACTGTTTGACATACCTTATGTAATTGCTGATGCTACAACACTAACCGAAGCTGGATATGTTGGTGAAGATGTAGAAAATTTAATTAGACGGTTGGTACAAAATGCTGATGACGATCTAGAGAAAGCCCGCCTCGGTATTATTTTTATTGATGAAATTGATAAGAAGAGTCGTAGAAGTGAGTCTGCTTCTGTTAGTAGAGATGTTTCAGGCGAAGGTGTACAACAAGCATTATTGAAACTTATTGAAGGCACTATTGTAAAGATAGACGATGGGTATGATGATCCTGTTGATTTTGATACAAAGGATATTCTATTTGTTTGCAGCGGCGCATTTGTGGGATTAGATGAAGTTATCAGAAAAAATCGGTCAAAGACAAGCATCGGTATAGGTGCAAACCTAAACATGAAGTCTTCTTTCTCAAATGTAGTGAAAGATATACAACCAGACGATCTTATTAAATACGGTCTTATTCCAGAGTTCGTTGGCCGTTGCCCTGTCACAGTTGTATTTGATGATCTTACTGCGGATATGATGATTAGAATATTAAAAGAACCGAAAAATAGTATTGTAGAACAATTTAAGGCATTATTTAAGTATGAAGGCGTCACTTTAGACTTCGATGATAAATACCTACATAACGTTGCAGAAAGTTGTTTAAAACAGAAAATTGGAGCAAGAGGTTTGCGTTCAATTATGGAGAAAGATCTCCAGGCTACTCAATTTATTCTGCCCAGATTAGCAAAGGATGGTGTTAACAAGATTTTTGTTGATGCTAGTGGAACAATTAAACATGTATACAAGGCAAAGAAACGAGCAAACAATGAGTAAACAATACAGAGATAGTAGAAAACATAGGGGTATGACAGTGGAAGTACGCAATGATGACTTCGGTCGGGCATTACGCACATTTAGCAAGAAGATCCAAGACTCTGGATTACTTCAAATTGTTAAAGAAAAAATGGCCTATGAGAAACCGGCTGTATTAAGACAACGTCTGAAAAAACAAGCTCGTAAACGCTGGGAAAGAACTGTTGAGGAAATGATCACTAATGGTCATTGGCATAAAGATAAAAAGTACTAATCTAAACTAAAGTTTCAAGTAAAGGCCTTTAAAGGCCTTTACTTTTGGAGATAAATATGTGATATTGGAGATATTACATATGAAAAAACGTGCCTTACTTGTCGGAATTAACTATGTTGGAACAGACCACGAATTACATGGTTGCATAAATGATTCTAATAACATAAAAACATTCCTTTCAACTCGCGGTTTTACTGAAGTTAAGCAAATACTAGAAGAAAATGCAACAACTGACCGCATAAAGGCAGGACTCAGCTGGCTAGTTGCCGATACACAACCCGGTGACGTCATTGTTTTCCATTATAGCGGTCATGGTTCTCAGTTACCTAGTGCAGATGAAGCAGATGGCTTTGAAGAAATTATATGTCCCGTGGATTTAGATTGGGCAACAAAGATTATAACAGATAAAGATTTACGAAATATATTCAATACAGTTCCAAATGGTGTTAATACAACTGTAATACTCGATTGTTGCCATTCGGGTACAATGTTAAATCAAACCGAAAGTTTAAATGGTACAAAAGCTATACCTAAAGCACCTAGAAAGGTTAAAGGAGCACGTTATTTAAAGCCGCCAACTAAGATTAAGGCAAAACTTAAAGATCGTTCATTGGTAAATTGGAGTACATCAAAAGATGTTAATGCAACTGCACTACTTATAGCAGGTTGTCACGCAAATCAGACTTCAGCTGATGCTAATATTGGTGGTATTGCTCAAGGTGCTGCCACTGCTGCTTTATTACAAGCAGTAAGTAAACATCCTGCAATCACTTATAGAGAATTAGTAACAATTATGATAGGTTTTATGGTATCTAACAAGTTTACACAGGTACCTGAACTAGATGGTTCGGCTGCATTATATGATAAGGTTTTTATCGAACCGTTTACTTTTAATAAACCTCTTACACCACCAGATAGCACACAAGTTAAGAAATCGAATATTTTACTTATTATTAGTTCTATAGTAACATATATTACATCATTATTGTCGGGTAGTAGAACCAACAAAGATAAATAATTATGTAAAGTGCCCATGGTGGGGCTTTACAAATTAGCGGTATGATACCGCAACGTGTTTTGATATAGCACGATAAACTTGCTTAAGGAGTAATTATGTCACACAACGATTTCACACGATTATTTAATCAACTCGAAGCTATGAGTATTGGTTTCGCACCAGTATTCAGGGATTTCCAAGTACAAACAAACAACTATCCACCACATAATATTGTCAGTGTCACCGATAATGAATTCTATCTCGAACTTGCGGTAGCCGGTTTTAAGAAGGATGAAGTTAAGATGGAAGAGCATCAGGGTTTGTTGACTATTACTGGTGATAAGGCTGCTGGCCCAGATTCAACCTACCAATATCGCGGTATTGCTGGTCGTTCATTCTCAAAGAGCTTCCGTATTGCCGAATATTTTGAAGTAAGCAATGCAGCTTTAGAGGATGGTATTCTAACAGTACATTTTACAAAGAATGTGCCGGATGAAGCGAAGCCTAAATTGATAATGATAAAATAATAAATTAACGGGGCTTGCCCCGTTAATTTATACTACTGTTTTTCTTTAGGATAATGTTTACCTGTTCGAGATGCACTTATCTTTGCTTTGGTTTCCTCAGACATACGCTTACCTGTGTGCGTCATTCTCATCTTTTCTTTAGTAGCATCCGAAGCCTGTTTACCAGTATGGACAATCTTCATTCTTTCTAATGTTATATCTGATACAGTAGTTCCTTTTCTAGCAGATGATCTTCCTGTTTGAGCCTTACTTAATTTTGCTTTAGTGATACCCGAATGATGTTTTCCTGCCATAGTAGCAGGCTGTGCAGCCCGTGCAATTCGTATTTTCTCTTTCGTTTCTTCCGAATGAATTGTACCTGCCCTAGACCATATTCCGTTTAGATTGCAATATTGGTTAAGACACTTTTCATCGTTTATATTTTTAGAAATTAGTTCTTGTTCGTAAATATAGCAGTTTTCCTTATTAGAATCTTTCAATAGTATATTACAATCAAACGAATCTGCACCGTATTGTTTTATGAGTGATTTAATTTTCTTAGATGAAGTGAAATATTTAATCCAGAGATCCTCTTCGGGGGTTCTTCTGTGGGTAATATTCCCACATCTGAATCCATAATAGTATTCGCCTGTAATTTTATGTGTAATTAAATAAGTGTATGCTAAATACATCGCTGATGCTCCTTAAAAGCGTTAGAGTAGTTGGATGACGTCAACATCGCGAACTACACTTATTTATCATTTTTCACGCCATCAAGTAAACAATTGACTTAGGGCCTTAGGTGTGTAATAATACATATTACATATCCAGGGATTTAGATTATGCCAGAAATTGAAGTCATTGAGAAGATAGATGAAACCATCAAAGTACAAATTCCAAAGATGTACAAGGTGTTGCTTCATAACGACGACAAAACCACATTTGATTTTGTAATTGCTGTATTAATGCGTATTTTTCATAAGACTGCTGAAGATGCTATTATTATAACAAAGGCAATTCACGAAACCGGCCAAGGTATCGCGGGTGCTCCTTATACACGAGAGGTGGCAGAAGAAAAAACACTCGAGACGGTAAGTTTCGCCAGAGCAAATAATTTTCCGTTAACTCCTACCTTTGAAGAATTATAACCATAAATATCTCGTAAGTGCGAGAAATAAATGTCAGAAAATCTAATACCAGTTAAAGCCTTTTTAGGGAAATATTATTCGGAACTATTATATTCGGCCGCACAGGACAAATATAAAGAAACAGGTCTGGATTCATTTTTTGAACAAAGATTTTATATCCAAAATAACAAAGTACAGATGATAGTTGATCCTGCTGTTAGCGGGTTGAATATTCTAGTATTTGGTAATGAAATTCACATTAGCAAAGAGCTATTTGATCATCCTAATGTTGTTGTTAGCAATTCTCTCGAGAATAACCAGATTACTAATCCGAGGAGTCTCTATAATCCCGAGACTTTTTCAACTATGGCATACTTAGTATGCCAAAATCATACCACATTACAGATAGTGGGTGAGATAGACGAACCTATCTATGTGAAATACAAATCCGATTATGAAACTTTCTATAGTTCAGTGCTTGTTTTTAATATTTCTAATGAAGTAGAAGTAGAAATAGTTGAAGAAATCGAAAGTCTTAGTGCGTTAAATGTTGTTACCAACTATGTATTGAGCCCGGATGCTAAACTCAACCTGACTACTTTTTACCAAAATCATATATCGGCGTTATCATTCTGCTATAGGAATGTCATTACACAAGATAATTCATCCTTTAATCATGTCTTATTTGGTAAAGGGTCATCCAATGTCATTGATGAAAATAAAATACATGCTTCGAGCAAATCAAAGACAGAGTTGCTCGGTATTGTAAATTCGGATGGTAAAGATTTTCATTCTATCTTATATGTAGAACCAGCCGCACAAGATTATAATATTGCTGTAAATTATAGGGATATTATATATGGTAAAGCAAAGGTAACTTACCTTCCTGTTATAATGGGTCAAGTTCCTGAGGGTGATACAGCAACTATTGAAGTTTCAAATATCACGCTCGAAGAGATTCCAAATGATAGGGTAGAAGAAGAAGTAAAGCAATTTGTGGCTGATATAGTTGGCCGCGCTACACTAGGAAGAATGATCGGGGTAAAGAGATTTTATGACAATAAGACTAAGTTTCTTAACTTTCAATAAATATACTAGTGCCTTTAAATAATTACATTGGAGAATAATATGTACAAAATAACAGATATACAAACATTAGGTACAGAATATACCGTTGCAGACCCTGCAGGTAATATTATTACAACCATACAGATAATACCTTTTACTGATTTATTATCAGCTACTATGGGTCCTTATACAGAGGAAATGGGGGATTATACGGCATATTTAGAAAAATGTGTTGCTGTATTATCGGGTTTTGAAGAAATTGACCCATATAAGGTTCTTTGGTATGCCACATCCGAGGATGAAGTAGTATTATCTGAAGTTATAGAATACGCAATCAAGAATGACTATGATAAGATTATTCTAGAACACCTAGAAGAATTAGAATAATACATGGAAGAAAAATATCAACAGATATGTACATGGGTAGGTGAGGGAGAAGGTTGCCGACATCCTACAATTTATGGAAAATCATATTGCGAGAAGCATCAAGATAGAATGTACCTCACATTATTACCGGAAATGGCGACATATATAATAGAAAAAGAGCTAGAATCTAGTAAGCAAGATACTAATTAACAATAAAAATAATACAGATGCTTTAAAAAGCTCCTTAGGCACCCCGGTGCCTTTTTTAATGGCCTCAAACCCTGACATCCATGATAAATAAGTACATTGAGTATAAAGGAGCCAGCAATGGATCAACGAGACGAATTTTCAAAATGGATGTCAGCGGTAGAGGAGGCCTTATCGAACGAAGGTAAAGAACTCGCAGAAGATGTACCAGCTGTCAACGAATGCGGATGCGGAAGTTGGGATTGTGCCACTTGCTTTCCTGCACAGGATGAAATGCCCGGTATGAATGGTGCATTAGATGGGATGGGTGGACATAATCCAGATTCAGCTATTGTTATTGGTGGTGTAGATGTTGCCGAGCCTGGCGAAGAGGATATTTGCCCTACATGCGGCCACGATCATGCCGAACACGAACACGGTGATGAATTTGCCGCCAGCATCGATGACGGAATGAATGATATTCAGTCAGATGATTTTAGCGGTTTTGAAGAAGCTGGTATGTTTGACGAAGACGACGAAGAGTTAGACGCATTTAAAGCAGGCGGCGGCCAAATTCAGACAGGCAAATATCACGAACCTCGCAAATTAGAAAATCCGGGTTTCGGTAGCAGACATATAGGCAGTATAACAGGACAAGGATCAAGAGGCCAGCAGCGCGGCGCAGGCGCTAATGTAAGCACCAAGGACCGTAATGTTCTACCTGTTGTCGGTAGTGGAAAGAATACTGTTGATGAAGAAGATATGGATTTCGAACAAGAAGAAAAACCACGTTCTGGCAAGGGTGTTAAACTAGGCGACATTGTAACCAAGACAGAATTTAAGAAAACAGGCGGAGAAAATTCGCCCATGACATATGGTGATGATAACTTAGATGAAGAACCAACTGGAATGGAAGTAAGTCAGCCCTTATTTGGTGAAGAAGATCCTAATGCTGATGATGCAATGGACATGATTTCGTCAATTAAGTATATGCAAGATATGGGTTTAAGTAAGGCATCACAATCTTACGATGAAAACAGACTAGCCAGCTTGAATATCGATCAGCTTAGAAAGTTCCATGACGAAGTTATGGGCGGTGTAACCAGTACTACATCTCAGGGTGGTCGATCAGTTAATACACCAACTGGAACAACTCATACAAATGCAGTTAAGGCTGATATGGGCATGGAGGAAGAAACAGATCCTGCGAAGCCTACTAGAACAAAAACCAAGAGCCATTTAGATGATTTAGATGATGTTCTTAATCCGAAACCTAGTCAACCATTAGCTAATTTTGGTGGAGACGAAGAAGGTGGAGAAATTGCCCCGGAAAAACCTATGTCTTTACCGGTAGCATCTAGAGATGCTACACAGAGTAGACTTCGCAATATGAATCCGTCCGATACAATGCGTGACTACATGAATCGTATCAATCCAGATATGGGTGCAACTGAGCCTGATTTACCAGATACTCCGCAAAATGAATTAGTTGTTAGAACAGCAAGAGATGTTCCATCGGTTATAAGTAATGCTATGCAAGCATCAGGTATGCAAACACCGGAATGGCACAATGTTAATAACTTACCGGGTTTCCAAGATAGGAATGTTCGTGGTATGGGTCGACAGGTATTTGGTATGTTTACAACCACGCCGGTAGAACAAATACAAACAATGGCTAATGTAGAGGGCCAAGGCCCGAATACAGATGCAGAAATGCGAGCTGTAGCAGGTTGGTTAAGAGATAATGCCGATGACTTGGGTGCAGTAGATTTAAGTCACGGGCAGGCTATTCCAGGTTATAGACCAGATGTTAAAGAATATAGAGCAAATGGAGTAAGATTCCATGTTGTAAGAGATCCGATGGGACAATACATATATGCTTATCCAGATCAAGACGCAAGATTAGGAGGCCCTCCACGCGGTGGACAAGGCCGCGTAGGTAACGGCGGAAATATGCCAAGATTAGGCGAATCTACAAGGGAAGAAGACATGCAATTAAACTTGAGACCAACATTGTTTGAGCAACTAAAATGGGACGAAGAAATCAAAGCGATTTTAAAAGAATCTATCATAGAAGAAGATGATTTAGATGAAAGTTCTTTAAGTAAATTAATTGGCGACCAAAAAGGCGGCCAGAAACTTGTACAATGGTTACATAGAAAACATAAATTAGGCAATTTAGCAGATTTACAACCACAACCGTTCAACGAAAGAATGTTGTGGAAAGAATTTAAGCGTAATCCTGATAACTTTGTTGTGGTTGCTGCTACAGATGGTGTAGCTGGTATTAAACCATACGAGAAGATGATTAGAGATAGAATGGAAGCAGCTAGAAAGAAAGGCAGAGAATATGATCCAGGCGGAGATAGTACGCTTCAATATCAGATTATTGCTTTTACCGGTGATGGACAACAAGTTGATCCAGCATTACTACAGCCTGCTCCGGTGCCAGGCGAGGAAAGAGAAACTGATCCTACGGTAATGAAAGCGAGAATGGGTAAAATTAGTGGAAAAGACACGCAAAACCCTGATAATGTTTTCAATCTATTAGCAGATCAAATTGGCGCATTAAGAACCGTATATTTTGCTGGTGGCGCAGTTGAAAGAGATAAGATGAAAGGCCGTGCTGACATGAAGAAGACAACGGATGTTAGCGAAGCAGATGCAGTGAAACAAATATTCAAGAGAGTTCGCCCTGTATTAAAGACATTAGCTAATCAAGCATTGAGCCAAATTAATAATAGAGCTAAACGATATATTGACGGCGGTAATTTTGAAGCTGCAACAAAGATTTCGCAGAGCGGTAATAAGTTAAAACAGTTTCTTGCTACTATTGACACTTCGGGAGATGTTAATCTTGATTCGAATTGGGGTAGTCAGACAAGAGACTTCACAAATCAAATTACAAAAGCTGTGCAAGCTGCATCTGGTTCACGTCCTGGAACACCAGAGTATAAGGATTTCTTAACTAGAGCTGCTAGTGGTAGTTCAATGGAATTAAAGCCTGTATTAGATGCATTAAGAGATAATTTAGTAGCATTAACATAATGAGTTATCTTAAGTCTCTTATTGAAGCCATTCTTAACGAAGCTGTTGCCTTAACAAAAGGTAGCCAGCGAGTATTAAATGACAAAAATTTAGTACTTAATCTTGCGGATGCTATCAGAGATGATTCACGTTCACACCCAGCAGCATTTCCTCCGGGGTTCAATAGAACATCTCAAAAGGCACCAGATCAACAGTTAGCAGAATGGTTCCTTGAAAATATTGATAAGATTGAGCGAGAAGGGTATGATGGTATTATTTATTCAAGAGATGGTGTTAATAGTGAATGGATAGCAAGACGTTACATCGCAGGCAGTCATAATTGGGAAGATTTAACAGGCGTTATGAATATGAATCTATGCGATTGGTATTTGTTGAAGAATCGCAATATGTTAGATCCAAATCACAAGGATTTACCGAAGTTTAATAGTGTTCGCGATATCGGCTATTATATGACTACTCACTATAAAGATAAGTTAGAGAAACTTAGAGATGCATCCAAGAATGCTGCCAGAAATAAAATGGCTAAAAGTGTTAAACTTATTGACAATGACGATTATAGAGTTTACACAACATTAAATAGAGCCGCCGGATGTGCATTGGGATTAGGAACACAATGGTGTACAGCTAATTCAGCCAGTGGTATGCATTACCATAGTTATAGTAATAGAGCTATGTTGTTTCAGCTATTTCCTTATGTGAAAGAAAAAGATAAGGAAGGTAAACTTACTAATGTGAAAGACGAAGACGGTAAAAAGGAATTAGATCAGAATGAAAAATATCAATTTGATGCGGGTGGCCCCAATTTCATGGATGTTACAGATCGGCCAGCGAGTGCTAAAGTCGTTTCAGAAAAATTTCCGTTTCTCTTTACCGATTTAGCTTCTGCATTGAAAGAGAAGAAGCTACAGATGGAAAAAGCCTTTGCTGATCTATCGCAGGACCCGACATTACAGGCTGATGACTTTAAAATTAAGACATACGAAATAGATGACGAAATAGAAAAACTGCATAAATTTGTAGATAGAGGATATTTTACAGATCAAGTTCGTAAGAAAGAAAAACCTGCAGATGAATTACCTGTTGAGCAATTACCGCAGATACAGGTTGAAGAAGAAGATCCATTAGACACAGGTGCAGATTTAGGATCAATGGGCGGCGGTGCTGGCCCAACTGGAGGTGGACAATATCCACCGGGCACAGCACCAACAATGCCGGAATCATTTAATCATAAAGGAAAAGAGATCATGGAAAATGTAGATAAAGATGTAGCAGCAATGCTTGGTAATTTAAAGAAGTATGACAAATTAGTCGAATCGTGCGCTCCGGTGCTAATGGCTCGTCCAAAGCCTTATGTGGCTGAAGAGAAAAAGGTTGAAGACAATGTAGAAGAATCCGAAGAAGAAAAATTAGAAGAGGAAGAAGATAAGAAAAAAAATAAAAATCCGTGGGAAGATCTCGGAAAAGATAAAGAAGAAGAGGAAGCAACGCCGGGCACCGAAACTACTACTCATAAAGGTGGTAAAGTAACTAAGACAAAAACGGGTCTAGTTCATAAGAAAGTAGATGAATCCGCCGATATTGCAGATCCGGAAATTCTTGAATGGATGAGTCGTTTCTCTAAACTCGGTAATATGAAAGGCTACGGTCGTTAATATGAACTTAGATGAATTTTCGAGAGGTAAGAAAAAGCCGATACCCGAAGCAACAGGCGATGCCAAGTTTGATAATATGCTCGGAAAAATTGCTGGCAATACGGAACCGCAAGGATTTGATGGTGCCAGAGCAGAAAGAGTTAAAGCTAGTGCAGAAAATCCGTCAGATGAAACCATTGATGCGTTAAATGAGATGATGTTCAATATGCATAAATCTATGCAGACCGCGAATGCATTATTACAGAAATTAACACGCGGTAGATAATATCTATTTCTCCACATAATGGCACTGCGGTGCCATTATTCTTGGCTGAATGTTTGACTTTCGTGTAAGTAAGCATTATACTTAAGTTTAACGGAGAAGATTGAATGTCACATAAAGAAGAATTTTTACAGAGTTGTCTTATTTTAGATACAGAGACCACTGGAAAAGATTACAAGACCGCTGAAATTATTGAAGCAGGATTTGTTATCCGCGAAGATAATAATTGGACAATCTTCCAAGAATTACATAAACCAATTGATGGTCCAATTCCGGCTATGGTAGAATCTATTTGTTATATTACAAATAAGATGGTAGAAGATAAATCAACCTTCATAGATTCGAGCGATACATTCCGTTCGGTAATAGACGGATACTCAAATGGCTATCTTGTAGCCCACAATCACTTTTATGATATGCGAGTATTAGAAAGACACAGTATCAATACAGAAAATCATACCTGGTTATGCACCTGGCGTATGTCAAAGAAATTATTCAACGGAATGGAAGGTATCGAAAATACAAATCTACCTTATTTGCGTTTTGCACTAGGTTTAGATGTCCCAATTGAATTACATTGCCATAGAGCAGGTAACGATTCCTTTATTACAGGGAAATTGTTAGAAGCATTAATTGATCTAATGGAATCCATCGGTTTACTTAATTTAGAAGAGCCATATGGTCCACAAATTATAAAATGGTTGGCTGAACCTGTAATATATGATAGATTCCCGTTTGGTAAACACAAAGGTGAATTATTAACTGATATTCCGCATAGCTACTGGCAATGGGCAATGAAGAATACAGATTGGTTCAACGAAGAAGCAGATAATTTCGATCCCGATTTAGCCGCAAGTATTCACAAGGCATTAGGAATCGAATAAGACTTACAATTTAGTCGATGCATAAGGCATTAAAAATTGAAAATAAACTAAAGGAAAATATATGTCAACATTACAATCGATCAGAGATGCTGTAGCAGCATTGGAAGTAGATGATGCAAAGTTTGTGGCTGGTAATGCCGCAGCAGGCACTCGTGCTCGTAAGGCATTGGGTGACTTAGCTAAGTTAGCTAAGGCTCGTCGTGCAGAAATTACTACTGAAAAGAACGCACGAAAAGAAGCAAAATAATTATTGCCCGTTATTGTTTCGGGCACCGTCCATGGTCTGCGATGCAAGCATCCTATTAGGGTTTGTTTCGTAGTCTTGGACATTATGATTATACGGCAATCCTGCAGCGGCAAGAGCATGTTGTAATCCTCTGTAACCAGGGGATTGAAGTTTGCTTTCCTTCGGTGCATTAGTGTATGCTGGCTGTGGCTTGTCTACCGGCTTTGTAAAAATAGGTACTATGTCCTCGTTGAACCACTTTTTAAAGTATTCATCGTAGTATTTAGAATTCTTTTCTTGATACTTAACGACTTCGGGGTTATAGAACTTTTCATAATCGTGCCCTGCTTCTTTATAGAAGCGAGCAACAACATCGGTGGGTGATTCTAACAAAATATCTTTTATCTTCATATCATTATTTATCATAGGAAAACAAAAATGCAAAATGCTTTGATCCCAATGGTCGTAGAACAGACCGCTCGCGGCGAACGCTCTTACGATCTTTATTCTCGTTTAATGAAGGAACGAGTAGTTTTCTTTACTGGAGAAGTAGAGACTCATATGTGTAATATTATCGTTGCACAACTTCTATTTTTGGAAGCAGAGAATCCAGAACAGCCGATAAATATGTATGTAAACTCTCCAGGTGGCAGTGTTTATGATGGTTTAGCAGTGTATGATGTTATGCAATATATCAAATGCCCGGTAGCAACTTATGTTACAGGAATGGCAGCTAGTATGGGCAGTTTTATCGCCCAAGCAGGTGCACCAGGCATGCGTTATTTATTGCCCCGCGCCATTACAATGATTCATCAACCGTCTTCGGGAACTAGAGGTAAAGTTTCCGATATGGAAATTGATTTAATTGAGAGTCTTCGTATTAAGAAAGAAATGACCGAACTTTATGTAAAGCACAATTCTAGAGGCACTACATACGAACGATTTGCAGAACTTATGGATAGAGACAAATGGTTGACAGCGCCGCAGGCTTTAGAGCTTGGTCTAGCAGATCATATTGTTGAAAAGAGAGTATGATAAAGATTTCTGATAAAGCAAGAAAAAGAATGATAGGAGTATTAAATGATGAAAAATCTCCTATCTTACGATTTGGCCTGCAAGGCGGCGGTTGCAACGGGTTCAGTTATTTCTTCTCGGTAGAAACAAGCCAAGAAGAAGATGATTTTGAATATGCACTAGATGATACTCATAAACTCGTTGTAGATGCAGCAAGTAATATGTATCTTGATGATGCCGAAATTGATTTCAAGAAAGATCTTATGGGTGAATCCTTTGTCTTTAATAATCCAAATGTAAAGAATACCTGCGGATGTGGGAGTAGTGTCGCCTTTTGATAAGTATGTTATACTACAAAGGATAACATATGGGCGTACCATCAAAGGCTCTTTTAGGCGTGGAAGGAATTAGAGCTGTATACGAGTACGGACTAGGTTGGCTATTAAATATGCCTCTACAATTTATTTCACCAAAAGGGGACGGACACCCTGTAATAGTCCTACCAGGCCTAGGAACAGCAGATGGTTCTACTCATTATATTCGCGGTTTCTTACATGATTTAGGTTATGATACACATCCGTGGGGATTAGGGAGAAATCTCGGCCCGCGTCATGGTATAGATAAACTACTTAATCAACTTATTGAACGCATACAGGTAATCTCCGACCAAGCCAGCGGCCAACAAGTTAGTATAATCGGTTGGAGTCTGGGTGGCATCTATGGAAGAGAAATTGCTAAGACAATACCCGATATTGTTAGGCAGGTAATTACTTTAGGTACCCCATTTAAGGGCGGTGATAGAACAAATGCTGCCTATCTATATGAATTATTGAGTAAAGATCACAGCCATAGAGATCCGGAAATAATTAAAAAGATTTCTACCCCGCCGTCTGTACCATTTACATCAATCTATAGTAAAACAGATGGTGTAGTTCATTGGGAATGTTCTATCGAGGATGAGGGTCCTATAAGCGAGAACATTGAGATCCCGGGCGCAAGTCATTTAGGATTAGGACATAACCCTATGGCAATGTATGTTATAGCAAACAGATTAACACAGAAGAAAGAATCATGGATGCCTTATAAAGAATAAGGATAATTTACAACCAATCAAGCCGGCCTAGTGCCGGCTTTTGTTTTGCTGTCAAAGTTGACAAAGTGTGAGTAAAATGCTACACTCGTATAACTTAGTACAGGAGAATATATGGATAAAAATAAGTATGTACCGATGAATGAGTTGATTCGGGATAAAGATACTACATGGACTTTCACTCATTTAAATATTCCGTATTTTGAAATTGCTAAGAGGGGCATTGTTGTATGGTGTGTTAAAAATTTAGAAGGCCGTTGGACTATGTTGGGCGGTAATAAATTTGGGTTCGAAGACGGTACCGATGCAACAATGTTTAAGATTCAATTCGGCCTTGGTGCTGAAATAACATAGAATATATTATGTCCTCAAATCAATCAAACAGTGTTGATATCTATACGCTTGAAAGTTTACTTAGATCGTATGCTGTTCTAACCAATATTAAGGTAGAACAAGATATGCATAATGTTACGGTAAACTACATGAATCATGCATTTCCGGGCCGCACTCGATCTATAAAGATGGATTTAAATTTTTATTCTAAGGATTCATTATTACAATTCACAGAAGATCTAAATCGCTTAGAAGAACTAAAGGAAGATACTCGTATTATACGGAACAATCCAACAGTTAAGCGAGCCTACGAAGAATATCAACTTTTATTAAAACTATCAAAATAATTAATGCTAAATATTGCCAAAACTATATATGCTGCTTGGGACATAACCGCAGCAAATCAAAAATACGAATTACCTGAAGCAGAAGTTATACCATTAGGTGAATCGGCAAACGAAAAAAAGAAACTTGCTAAAGTAACACAAAAATATCCTAATATAGCAGAGCATGATAATATTCCTTTGCCCGGATTCACACTTCATAAGACTGATCGCAGAAATTGGGGTTCAATTGATCAAACTTGGCTAGTAATTGATCCTAGGGGATTCTTAGTCAGAATTAGTTCTAAGAATCTCGAGGACATATTACATGTAACAGGTATCACGGAAGGGCTGATTCAGCAGAAGTGTGTTTGGGCAAGAGATAATACCGAAACTAAAATGATACTTGTACCAGTGAGTGCTAAGAACTATACTGAGGCTGTAGAAAATACTGAAATTTTTGAGAATAAGGTAGATATGAAGGATGTACAGATTGGTGATACTGTATTACTTCAAAATACATTAACGGGAACATATATGGGTGTAGCATCACTATATGGCCCGTTAAATGATTATTCCAGAACACCTGATTATGCACCACAATCATTCTTGCGTAGGCAGATTATCGAAGTTGCTCCGGGACAATATTTTTATCAAACTGATTTAAAAATTCTTAAGGTAGTTAAAAAAGCAGATGTTGTTATAACACGAGAAGAAGCAGTCAGTAAGATGAATAACCAAATTTCTATGGCAAATTCATATTTTAGCAGTTTACCGCAGATGACAGGTAATTACTACGGTACAAGCGGGATGATTAGATTAGTATCAACGAGTGCGGTCCCTAAGGTGTCAATGACTTTTGAGGAAATTGATGAGGTAGAAGCAACTAATCTTTATAATCAATCTTATATGACAACAGATTTCGGGGCTTTATTATTAGAAAATTCAAAAGGTGAAAGATTTGTAATTGACTTTCCATATAGTTTTTCGTCGAGCGCCAGCGCATTATCTAGTATCAACAGTTTTAAGATTTCTAAATTATTATCTTGTTCATTAGATAAGACAGAAAAGATTTCGTTGTATGATAAGAAAAGATCGACATTTGGTTATAGTAAGAATTTAGAACCAACCCATGGATTAGATAAGTTTACAAAATATTACAAAATAGTAAAACACGTTAAGAATGACACATATATTTAAGGAAAAGAAATGACAAAAAAAATTGATTTAAACAGATACACTAAATTTGTAGAAGGTGTAACAAGTACAGCAAGTAATGATCTAACAACCTTTATGGATTCGTTAGATAGGGTTGATGCAAATTTCGAAGTGTTTGATGGAGGGGCAACTGCTAAACATGGACCAGATGTTAATGTACCATTGCTTATTACAGCAGCAATGGGTATGTCTGGCGAGACAGGTGAGTTTTCTGAAATCGTAAAGAAAATTCTATTTCATGGTAAAAATCTTGATACAGATACACATAAGCATTTACAGAAGGAATTAGGTGATATAATTTGGTATTGGACAAATGCCTGCAGAGCGTTAGGTGTGGACCCAGATCAAGTCATTGCTGATAATGTATCTAAATTGGAATCACGCTACCCGGGCGGTAAGTTTGATGCATTCTATAGTGAAAATAGGAAAGACGGTGACATCTGATTTAAATGACTTTCGAAAGATAATGCTGCCTATGATCCGGCGGATTATCCCATCTATTGTTGCAGCTGAAATAATTGGGGTTCAGCCTATGGCTCCTTTTACTGATTATAAATATTTATTATTTAAGGATTATCTTGAGGTAGTAAGTAACATGATATCAGTACATACAGCCATCCGTCCATTTATGAGAGAGAATCAACTTGAGCCAAACCATCACTATAGACCGTGGTTAGAAGAGCATATTGGAGTGCAAGGTTTAGATTGGAATTGGGATATTCATAGTGTAAATGGTAACTTATTGGCAATAGATTTCGCAAATCAAGAAATGGCAACATTATTTGAGCTAACATGGCCATAAAATGAAAATCTATATATGCGATGCACTCGACGAAAAGATAAACGATATGATTGACTATTGTCATGAGAATAGTTTATCATTAGAAAAATTTGAAAATTTAGATGTAAGCGATGTGTCGGGTAGTTGGGATATGATAGCCACATTTGAATTCACAAACGAAGACGATGCGTTGGTATTTAAACTAAGATGGAGTAATAATGGGAATTAAACAAAGATTTAAACACGCAATTTACAACCTTATAAATTGGGCAAGATCAGATAATGTCGTAATGGAGCAGGCAACAGCCATCGGGCATAGTAAAAGTCAGGGACATTTATCTGATAGAAATCAAGGTATGAACTTCACTGTGTATAGTGCTATCGGTGGGAAAGTAATTCAAATTCACACCTATGATCCAACAACAGATAGAAGCCGTTCAACATTATATATTGTTACAGATAAGGAAGATATGGGAGAAGAACTTGGCCAGATTATTACCCGCGAAAGTTTAACACGATAATGGATGTTCTAAATAAAAAATGGGCAAGTCGTTTATTAAAAATGGCAAGAGATGTAGCAACCTGGTCCAAAGATGAATCTACCAAAGTTGGCGCAGTTATTACCACACTAGATGGATCTCCTGTTTCGTGGGGATTTAATGGTATGGCCAAAGGTATAGATGATACAGTGCCTGAGCGCAAAGAAAGACCACTTAAATATAAATGGATGTGCCATGCAGAACGCAATGCAATGGATTTATCTCCTCAGGGAGATTTAACTGATTGTGTTATGTTTGTTACATTTTCTCCTTGTTCAAATTGTGCTCAATCGATCATTCAGCGTGGCATCAGAACAGTTGTGATTGATGCAAACTATACAGCAGATAAGTCTCCCGAAAGATGGCAGGAAGATATGTTTATTGCATTAGAGATGATGAAAGAAGCTGGTGTAAATGTATTAGGTGCTTATCCGGATGCGCCAGTTGACAAGAATACAGACATAGTGTAAAATATATACTCAACAACCTACTTTTAGAAAGTGTAATATGATCAAAGTAATTTCCAAGGAACCTGTGAACCTTAAGGAAAAAAATGCAGCTCATACCTTCCGTGTTACGATCCGCGATCGTGAACATTTCTACAAACTTGTTAATTGGCTGAATACCAATGTCGGCAAAGGCGAAGACAAGTGGACTATGGAAGGTCGTGTTCTGAAAACCTTAAAGGGCGGCAAGACTGTTAGTCCAAAGATTTATATCTTTAATAGTGAATTCGATACATCTTCTTCACTATATCTTAGCCTATTGTAATGGCGAGTTATCCCTTCAATACTATTTCTACTACAACAGGTGAAAAAGTTCATCTTAAATTTATTGAATCTTTCAGAGAGATAAAATCTGAAGAGGACGAGATTATAGATAAACTTAAAGGCGATATAGGGGTTATTATACGCACTGTATCTGGTGCAGAATATATACTATCAATGAATAGTATAAAAATGGTAGTAGGAGATAAGGTAACATATAATGAGGCATTTAATGCCCTGTCCGAAAGATGGTCTACGATTCACATTATGAGATAACCAGGAGAAGTAAATGAAGCAACAAGGAAGATGCATTGTCGGTGACCCGGTAAGAATCGATAGCTATACTTCTGATTGGATGTCTGTAAGATTACACCCCGGTGTATTCTATCGCAGGCACGAAGAATTCCAGAAGGGGTTTAAAACTGTAAAAGGTTTATATGCTGAAATCGACATGGGCCAGTTTGTTGTTATTCGTTTCTCAGAAAAGGCTGATATGACAGCGTTCCATAAGAGACATCACGAGTATGTATGATTACGAAATTGTTACATACTCGTACTAAGATATTTTTCTCTAATCCCTATGTTATTAGAATAGAATATAAGGATAATCAGTCTGAGTCCGATATCAGGGCCGATTACAGAAAGATTACACGAAATGCCTATAAGTTAATAACGGGCACATGGGGATATTCTGAATTAGAACATGAATTTATTACCCCAAGATCGCCAAATCCTGCATTATTAGCAGGTAGTAATGGTACTTCAATGAATCAAGTTCTTTGGGCATTATCGGATGATTCGATTTTTGTATATCGTGGATATTTCTGTTTTAAAGATGAGCTTGATGCATTACAGTTTAGACTTACCATAGATACGCGAGCAATTCAAGTAAAAATGTGGCCCACCTTATGGTTCACTATCCATGAGATTGTAGAAATAGATGAATCTTGATTTATATACAGAGGAATTTAGGAACTTCAAATACCTGAAGTGCCCATCTGCGTATATTAATTATTATAAGAAAGTTTCACATCAGATAAATTCAGTTCAGTCCGGAACTGAAGCTAACGATCCTAATTTTGTTTGGCCTTGCCGTCTCGAATTTATAGAACAATTATTAGATTTACAAGATAGTATTGTTTATCTTGTAGAAGCAGGTATGCTTTATAATCAAAAAGATAGACAGATATATGACTATGAGGCTGCAAGATTATGTGAGATTATAAATCCCATAATTTATCAAGGCAGTATGTTATCACCCGAAACGGGAAGAATAGCAACATTAGAGGATATACCTATTATAGAAGATAAGAACAGAAATAAAGAATATATTCTATGTCCGGGAAAATATTATACTGATATGAAAGATTTTCAGGCATTTTCATTAGATCAAAACCCGTTAATACCTACTAACCTTATAACATATAATGCTATGTTTTATGATAAAGAAGTGGCCGAAAAGTATCAACTTGCAGTTACTATATTTCTCAGAAAGAATATTGGGGCCTTATCAGCAATAACGACATTGTTTTAATGCTTACATAAATATATAGAATTAAGGACACATAATGCACCCTTTTCTAGATGTAAGTAAATTAACTGATGAAGAAATTATCGAAAGGTTGGGTAAAGCCTATACTTATATGAATGCACAGGTAGCATTAGGTCATAACCCGACTGTATTTAGTATCAAAGAAGTAATCCAATCTCTAGAAGACGAGAGGCGAGATAGACAGCAGCGTAATATGGATGAAGAATTTAAGAAAAAATACCCTGATACAAATAAGCCTCTTGAATTAGGAAAATTGGAAGATTAAGGATTGTTATGATAAAAAAGGGTAGACATCTTATTAAAAGTCATATGACATTGGAATATGATTTTACAGGAATTAGAATTCAAGATGGTTCTTTAACTCCCGTTGATTGGAAATTAATGGTGAATCTTGTTGCTACTGGTAAGAAAGGAAAATCAAAAGAAGATATTGAATATGATGCGGGAACTACATTTCAGAAAATCTATTTTTGGTTAGATACGAATTTACCAAATATTGTTGTGGTTGATGTTGCAAATGAGGATGATTTGTATATTGCGAATCTATCAACAAATATAATGATGTATTGCCCGGATAGTCCGAGTGATGATTTATTAATACAGTTACTACATTCTAAAATATCTTCGTTAGCAGGCTCAGATTTAATTGTTGGTGAAATACAATTAAAAGGCAGTGATACATCATTAAGGTATACATATGATTGTCCTGATACAGGGTATCTATTACCGATGAGCACTGCTGAATACTATATAGAAGGTACAACAAGAGATAAAGATCCTTGGTGGACTAGAGATGACGGGTTTTGTTTCGAATTTGTCAGACCTACTGATAATAAACAAACAGATGAAGAATTGTTTAGTGACATTATTGATCCAATGGATGAATTTCAGCGTATTATTGCTGAAGTATCGGATATGCATATGGGGATAATGAGAGAACCAGCTAGAATAGTACAGGTAGAAAAATGGAAACCAAAGACGGTGTAGCAGTGAATATGTATGGTCAAGCCATACTATCTAGTAACAATCTAAGAGATCTTTTACTACAAGGTAAGAATATAAGTCACCTGAATGTTATACAGGATGAAGAAATAGATTTATTTCAGGAATATCAATCTACTCTATTACCAGAAGTAATTACATTTTTAGATGCGCCAGAAGAAAAGTTAACATTTGATGAATTTCACCAGGTATGTGCAGACGAATGGGTGTTTCCTGTAGTCTATCAACAAATAGATGTTCATACTTGGTTGCTTGATAAATGTAAGACGCAAGAAGAAATTGATCGTGTAAATGAAGAATATATCCTCTATGAAGAGCGTGATTTAGTTATGCTATTAAGGCTTTTTATATTTCTTGTTGATTATATGAGGAAGAACAAATTCATATGGGGTGTAGGTCGCGGATCCAGCGTTTCTTCCTACTGTTTATATTTGATAGGCGTTCATCGTGTGAATAGCTTACTCTATCAGCTCGATATTCACGATTATTTAAAGTAATCGGTGTTCACCGGATAAATACTATTATGATTTATTATGTTTATATTCTGCGAGATCCAAGGAAAGAGAATGAACCATTCTATGTTGGTAAAGGTAAGGACAAGAGAGCCAAATCTCATACAAACAGTAATAATGATGATAATCCATTTAAGACAAATGTTATTAACAAAATTAAGGCTGCAGGGTTGGAACCTATTATAGAGTACCATAGTGAAAATCTTACAGAGGGTATTGCATTTATACAAGAAATCTCGTTAATAAAAAAATATGGCCGCCGCGATTTAGGTCTTGGTCCGTTGACAAATCTTACAGATGGCGGCGAAGGGTCATCTGGTCATATAAGATCAGAGGAAGCACAGGAAAAGTGGTACAAAAGTAGGAAAGCCAGTGGATACAAACACTCAATTGATGTAATAGATAAGATAGCAAAATCGAACACAGGTAAGAGCAGATCGGAAGAAACAAAACGCAAATTATCGGAATCTCACATAGGTAAGATTCAAACAGCAGACTCTAATCAAAAACGATCAATCGCATTGAAGGGAAGAACTATTCCCGAAGAACAAAAATTATTTTTAAGCGAGAGCAGAATGGGAGAAAATAACCCTATGTTTGGAAAGGAGTCACCGATGAAAGGTAAGACTCACAGTGAAGAATCGAAGAATAAGATAAAAGAAGCGAGATCAAGACAGATTATAACAGAAGAGACAAAGAGAAAAATGTCTGAAGCACATAAACTCAGACATCAACTAAGAAAAGAAAAGGAAGTAATATGAACTCACGACAATATGCAAAAATGATGAAAGAGGCGTGTGACGAAACATTGACTAATGCAGGTATTCTCGAGTATAATACCGTATGTCTTAGTGCAGATCGAACTGAATACGAAGTCACATTTAAAGATGGATCTGTCAGGATTATCGAAAGCGGGTTTGAATACTTCGAAGATTAAATTAAAATAAGGAAAAGAAAATATGAGTCGACATGTAACATACCGCGGAACCACAATAGATATGGAATCTTTGAGCCGCGAAAATGAAAAAGTTCCGGCAATCGGAAATATGAAGGTTAATGCTAAGGGTGACCAGATTAATCGCGGAGTGGTAACGAAGACAGCAGATCAAATTGCGAGAGAAAATCACCGCGTTCAATCTGTTATTGTTAATACAGGATTAAAAGGTAAACAACCTGTTGCACCAGACGTTTCGGTGGAGCCACCGAAGCCTGCAAAAACTAAAGCACCGGTACCACCGAAAGCACCGGCAAAAACTCTACCTAAGGAAACAGAATTACCATCAGGTGATATTATTGTCGAAGGGGATTCTAGTGCAAATTAAAGCATTAAAAGGTAAGGTACTTGTTACAGATTTAGAACGTGGTTCTAGACTTATCAATGGAATTATTATTCCCGACGATAACGGTAAGAGCGAAGGCATCCGACCACGTTGGGGAAGAGTATATTCTGTAGGTGAAGATGTGACAGAAATTACTCCAGGACAATGGATTCTTATCGAAAATGGCCGTTGGACTAGAATGTTGAAGGTTAAAGAGGATGATGGATCTCATACTCAGGTATGGGGTGTAGAATGGCCCAAATCTGTTATGCTTGTATCAGACGAAGATCCAGAGATGAATATATTTTCGGTATTTACAACTTCACACGCATTTTAAGAAAGATTTATGGATCGAAATAATATGTTATTTTAGTCCATAGTGATAAATACCTCTATAGCTGGGGGTAATTATGAGCGCAGGCGGATGGAATAAAGGCATTAAGAATTCCACAGGTGTTGGCTTCAAAGGCAAACACCATTCTGAGGAATCTATAGAGAAATTAAAAAGCAGGCCTAAGGAAATTTATAAGAAACCACAGGCGTTTGATTATACAGGACAAGAGTTGTGTAATTATGGTTGTGGACAAGTAGCTAAATATCGGTTTAAGGGTGGTAAGTTATGTTGTTCGATATCGCATAACTCTTGTCCAAAGAAAAGATCAAACTTTAGTGACTTAGATGCCACAGAAAGATGTCGTAAATCATTGGCTGTGAGATTAGAATCTGGCGCAACAAAACGTGGTAGCGAAAAGGCACAAAAAACTATGAGAGAGAACGAAACATATAAACTTATAGGAGAAAAGAATAAATTAGCCTGGGAAAAAAATCCTTGGAATAATTTAGGACCACGCGGAGAATGGAAGATGTATAAAGACACAAATACCCCATATCAATCTACATATGAATATTGTTTCTTAGAGGACTTGGAAAATAAGAATGGGATCAAATGGATAATCGATAATGTTAGACGCGGCCCGTCAGTCTGGTATATAGATCCAAAGACATTAACAAAACGGTTGTATATAAGTGATTACATAATGTATAATACAATTTATGAGATAAAGAGTTCATATACGTGGAATCGAAAAGGTAAGGATTTAGATCTAGAAAATCTAAATAGAGCCAAATTAGATGAGTGTGTAACTCGGGGATATAAGGTTATATTGGTTTTAGATAAAAAGGATATAGAATATGCGCCAACTTTGGAGTGAGAAATATCGCCCCAGACATATTAAAGATTATGTCTTTAAAGATGAGAAACAGAAAAAGCAAATAGCTAAATGGATAGAAGGCGGCGCCTTACCACACATGCTATTATCGGGTTCGCCCGGAACTGGTAAATCTACACTTGTTAAAGTATTACTAAACGAGTTGAATGTAGACCCATTTGATGTGTTAGAAGTCAACGCTTCTAAAGACAACGGTGTAGATTTTATTAGAGAGAAAATTACTAATTTTTCTGAAACAATGGGTGTAGGAGAAATAAAATATATTTTCTTAGATGAGGCCGATGGCTTATCTCCGCCAGCGCAGGGTGTATTAAGGGGCACGTTAGAAAAATATGCCGCATCCGTGAGATTCCTTCTTACATGCAATTATCCGCATAAGATTATCGATGCAATTAAATCCCGTTGTGAAATAGGTCGTATGCATATTGAAAAATTAGATACAAGCGAATTTTACATGAGATTAGTTGATGTTTTAGATAGGGAAAGTGTTGATATCGATCCCGATGCGTTAGAGGCTATAGTGCAGAAGACATATCCTGACTTACGCCGTGGTATTAGCATGATTCAAGCTAATTCCTTTAATGGAAAACTAAATTCTCCAGATGCTGATAGTGAAGTTGTATCTGATTATAAAATAGATATGATTACACTGTTTAAAGCAGGTAGATATACAGAAGCTCGAAAACTAATATGTGAAAAAGTTGGAAGAGAAGAATACGAAGATATCTACACTTTCATGTATCAGAATTTAGATGTATGGGGCGAAAGCGATGAAAAACAGAATAAGTGTATCCTTACTATTAGAGATGGCTTGGTAAAACATACGATGTGTGCAGATGTAGAAATAAATCTTTCTGCTACACTTGTCGAACTTGAAATGGTTGCTAAAGGACTAATATGAGTAAAGAAAAGATTTTTATTGTGTTATCGCATAAACATAGCTTGAAGAAGGGTTCGCAGACTGAATGGGAACTTACTGAAACAGTTGAGTTTGTAAATCAACTAAGAAACAGACATATAAGTATGTCAGTTGCGATAGGAGACTATCTTAACAGAAAGATGCAGAGTGGCTCGCGTCACGGTATAGTGGACTACTCTAAGTTCGAAGATTACATTAGAACAAAGTATGGAAAACAATTAGCAGAACTCGATGCTGCATATAGAACTCAGCAGGTTGTAGAAGAACCAGGACAAGAGGTATTTTCGGATTCGTTTGGTAATATCCGCGCCCGCACAGTATTTGATCCTGCATAAATTATGAGTGATATTATTAGTGCCATACACGATGATATGGAAGAATATGAATATCTTTGTGAAAAATATAATGAACAACCTCAACATAAGCAAGACAATTGGGGTAACAAATTATTAGACTGCTATGGAGAACATGCGAAAGAATTACTCAACTGTAATAGGAAAGAATGGATAAAATAATTTTAACAGATGCCGATGGATGCTTAGTTGATTGGAATGCTGGCTTCAACAAGTTTATGGATAAGCGCGGTATGCCACAATTGCCTAATACAGACGACAAGTATCTACTTTCTCTTAGACACGGAATTTCTTCATCACTTGCTACAGAACTTGTTACAGAATTTAACGAAGGCCCGTGTATTGAAAATCTAGAACCCTTTGCAGATGCGGTTAAATATGTTAAGAAGCTTGCCGACAAAGGATTCAGATTTATTGTTGTCACAAGTATTAGTGATGCACCGCAAGCAAAAGTCTTTAGAACAAGAAACTTAACTGCTATTTTTGGTGATGTATTTGATGAAATCAACTGTATTGAAATGGGCGCAAGTAAGGCTCATATTTTAAAGAATTGGCAAGATACAGGTTATTTCTGGATCGAAGATCATATGCGGCAGGCCGAAGCTGGTTATGAAGCTGGACTACGCACAGCATTGATTAGCCATCCGTATAATTCGCACTATAAAACAGATCTATTCCCTACGGTTAGCTATAAGTCTCCATGGGAAGAAATATATAACATGGTATGTAAGGAATATAATCTGTAATGCTTATAAATGTATTTTCTTCTCATAGAACAGGGTCTACCTGGTGGGCACATTATCTTAGGAGTAAGAACCCCGGTAGCACTTTATATAACGAGACATTCAATCATCTTAGATACTATGCTAAGAATGAAGATGAAAATGTTAGACAAGAAGATGAATTTGAGCAGGGATATTTCTGGAAGGCGCCTGATGAAACTTGTAGAGAGATTATAAGTAATTATAGGGAATTAACACCAAAGGATAGTAATAGATTTAATAAATGGTTGAAGTTCTTAGAATTATCCCCTAATGTGAATATATGTCATACTCATCTTTCTCCTTTACAAGATAATAAGTATCTTACAGAATTGTGTAAGATGGGTGATAAGAATTATTATGTGTATAGAGAAAATTTATTAGAACAGTTAGCATCATTCATGATATTAGAACATACAAATGAATATACAGCATTCACTAAAGATAGATCTAATATTACTGAAAAATTTACATATCCTATTATTGATATGAAATCAGTAGAATGGAAGATACAGGAAATATTACATGCCGATGAATTCATAGAAAATAAATTATTTAATTATGAAAGAATTAAATACGAATCTATGCCATTTAACGAAACAATAGAGGGAATGCCATTAAAACAAAATGTATCAGCATTCGATAGATTGTGTATGATAGATCAGATATTATTAAAACAAATTTATGGGAGAACAAAAAATGTCAAATAAAATTCTTATTATGGGATTACCAGGATCTGGTAAAACATTCCTAGCAACAGCACTGAAAAAATATCTAGAAGAAAACGGTACGGCAAACAACATGTCGTTATCTCGTGCTATGACAACCGAGTTTCAGCTTGGCGATTATAAAGTAACTGTAGATTGGTTCAATGCAGATGAAATTCGCAAACGTTTTAATGACTGGGATTTTTCCCATGATGGCAGAATTCGCCAATCTTTGCGTATGGCAGAATTCGCTTTAAAGTCGTCAGGGGATTTTGTTATTGCAGATTTCGTTGCACCTTTGGTTGAGATGCGAAATAATTTTAAGGCAGATTGGACAATATGGATGGATACTATTGATCAAGGACGTTATGCTGACACAAATAAAGCATTCGTTCCGCCTGCATTGTATGATTTCCGAGTTACAGAACAAAATGCAGATAAATGGGCAGAATTTATTGGTCGGCACATACTTGATAATCAACGCCGTCCTGTATTCAACTGGCAGAAAGAGACAGTGCAAATGTTAGGCAGATGGCAACCTTGGCACAAAGGACATCGTATGTTATTTGAACGTGCCCTTGCAAAGACAGGTCAGGTTGTTATTCAGATACGAGATTGTCAGGGATGGAATGGGACAAACCCTTTTGCTATCGAACAGGTTAAAGATCTTATCCGCAGGGATTTGGATCCGTTGTTCCAAGGACAATACGAACTGCAGGTTGTTCCAAATATAGTTAATATAACATATGGTCGAGAAGTCGGTTATAAGATAGAACAGGAAACTTTCGACGATGAAACTCATTCAATCTCTGCTACAAAGATTCGTAAAGAGTTGGGCCTTAAATAAGGGTGAGTCAGGTCTCCGCAGTCTGGTTAAAGCGTACAGCTACCGGATGTGCGGAACTCTAACAACTATAACAATTTCGTATATGATAACAGGTGTAATTACTGTATCGTTAGCTATCGGCGCAACCGAAATTATTATCAAGCCATTTATATATTGGTGTCACGAACGGGTGTGGAATAAGATTAAGTGGGGAACCGATAAATAGTATGTTATCGGAGAACATACTATGCCAACAGTAGAAACAGTTAAAAACAATATATTGAAAGTAGCATTCGGATCTATAGGTTCCGTTATTGCTATAGTAGCAGCATTATTTGCAGTGGATGAAAGATATGCCCATGCTGCTGATGTTGGGAAAGACAAACTTCAAACACAAGATTTAATTCAGGACACTTCTCAGACATTGCGTAGACAATTATTAGAAGATAAACTTTTTGAATTAGATGTAAAGAAAGCACAAGCCAAAGATCAAAAGCTACCACCAATTGACGCAGCATTGAGAGAAAGATATCAACGTCAATTAGATGAAGTAAATACAGCCCAAACTAGAAGCAGAAATTTAAATCAGGCACTACCTAAAAACTAGTCATAAGAAAGCCCCTTACGGGGCTTTCTTTAGTTGTTAAGGTATTATTCGTCTTCCCCGTATACATCAAGCACTTCTGCGACAAGTTCATCACGTTCGATATGTTCTCTACCGAATGTACAAACCGCCATAGAACCTTTTCTATTTGCAGCAAATCTATCTAAGAAATCTTTTAAACCATTCCTATCAAATCCGCGATCATGCTGTCTTAAGTCGCCTGTGATAATCATACTACTACCTTCACCTATACGAGTAAGTAGCATCTTAGTTTGATCTGGTGTTGCATTCTGCATTTCATCAGCAATGACATATGCATGTTTGAAAGTACGTCCGCGCATAAATCCTAACGGTGCAATCTCTATAATGCCTTCCTCTAGCATTCTAGCAGTTTCCTGCAATCCGTAATATTCTTCAAATACATCAAAAATTGGGCGTGTCCAAGGCTCCATTTTTGCATTTAAGTCTCCTGGTAAGAATCCGTGTTTTTCATCAACACTAACTGCTGGCCGAGTTAATATAATTCTACTGACTTCTCCTTCACGTAGTGCTTTAATGGCTCTTAGTACAGCGAGCAATGTTTTACCTGTACCAGCGGGGCCGACAGCAAATACCATTCTTTTTTCTAGAAGGGCTTCTACATAAGTTTCTTGGGCAGTATTACGGGGAAGCATTTCTACTTTCCTATAATTTCTATTACCAAGTTTGACAACATTCGCCGTTTGTGTTGGTTCGCTACGTTGATATGCTGCACGAGACTGCGGCACCGATTTAGGTGCCATTTTGCGATTTTTGCTCAAAGTGATACTCCTTAATGAGTTATTTTGGATTGATGGGTCACAGGACAAGAATTGCCCGCCCGGAGGAACGTCGATTGTTTTATCGAGTGTATTTTGCATACAAGGATATTTATGATTTTTTAGAAACTTATCTTAATATAGAGAACCTTTTTCTAAACTTTACAAATCTTCTATATTACTGATAAATAATCAAAAGAGGGTAATAAATGACAACTGACTTAGACTCGATTAAGACAACACTTGTGAATATATCAAAGGGTAATGATATATTAAGCACCCTATTGGAATTTGAACGTACATTAGATAATGCTGAAATATTTGCCTATAAGAATTGGATTCTGGGCGAACTAGTCGAAGGACCGACTATTAGTCGATATTGGTACAAAACCGTTTGGATGTATCCGTATGCTATGATGCCAGATCCAAATGCAGGCCTGCGCCTTACTAAACTTGGTGCAAAAGTTAATTTTAGAGAAGGTGTATTTAAGAAGCCTGTTAAAGTTAGTGGTCCGCAAGATTGGGTTGATCCACAAACAAAAAGAGCTAAAATGGCCGAACATGAAATTTGGCTTGTTACTATTGAATTACCAATGAAGTATATCAACCGTGGATTAGAACAAACAGATGATATTATTCAAAGAGATATAGAAGATACCAATGCAGAATTGGCAGATGCATTCGATGATGAAATACCAGCTGAAGATGAACAAATGCCGCAAGAAGATACAGGTATGGGCCCAACAAGCGATATGGCTCCTCCAGAGGAAGAAGTATGAGCTTAAAGAATGGTGATCTAGCAGGTACTATATTACCTGATGTGTCTATAGATGAATTTGAACCTAAAGCAGGTAAAGATTTAGAAGTCATTGTTGTTGCATTTTACCTAGATGATGAAGCGCCAGCAGCAGATCTTAATACATTTATACAGCGTGGATTTATTGATACACTAGATGTTGAAGTAAGCCCTAGCACCGATGAAGAAGGTCGTTATCTTGTGTTCGTTGAAATGTCGAGAGATGATACATTCCCTAATAAATTCCAAGCACTATTAAAAGATGTAGGAAATTTAGCCGGTGATATGGATTGGCGTGTTAAGACTTACTTCTCTGATGGACAATCGTTTGCTTACAATGATCCGGAATTATACAAGTATGTTATTATCGATCCAGCAGATTATGTACCTAAGGATAAATTCAAAATGAAAGAAATAGAAGAAGCAATTGAAGATTTTTTTGGTGCTTCCTTAGTTACAAACTTGACAATTGATGGCAATGTTGTTACACTAGTAGGGAACGGTAGTAAGATAGTGGCCGAAGTGGTTGATGTCGGCGATTATGATACTGTTATTGGTAGGAACTTTTTAAGCGAATCTGCTTTTAGAGTAGGACAGAGTCCATACGAAGCTAAGGTGTTGAAAAGCATCTTAGGTAATTGTCAAATTCTGCCAATTGGAAAATACCTTTGCGTTAATAATGACGACAGGGTAATGTTACTTAAAGACACACAAATAGAATACGGGAACTAATAAATTGGCTAAAGATAGAGACGACATGATTGTTACAAAAGGGCGTATTACGGATGCAGCACCCGGAGCGCGATTTAAGGTAAAATTGGAAAACGGACATGTCATGAACGCCGTTATTAGTGGAAAGATTAGAAAGAATAATATTCAAATTCTACTAGATGATTTAGTAGAAGTTGAAATGAGTCCATATGATTTAAATCTAGGACGTATTACATACCGCTTTTAGAAAGCACATCAAATGAGCAAACGGGATTATTACGAGATCCTTGGCCTTGCGAAGAATTCGTCGGACAACGAGATTAAGAAAGCTTATAGACAGCTTGCTAGTAAATATCATCCCGATAAATTTCCAGGCGCAGATGATTCTCCTGAAAAGAAATCGGCTGAAGAGAAATTCAAAGAAGTTAGGGAAGCCTATGATATTCTCAGCGATAGCGAAAAGCGGAGTCTATACGATACTCAAGGCCACGCCGGACTAGATCCAACCAATCAGCGTGGAGCACAGCAATGGAACCATCGTACAGCAGGTAACGGTCAGTTTGAGGAAATGTTTAAGACATTCTTTTCGCAGGCCGGTGGATTCAATGAAGGTTTCTTTGGACAACAACCAAAACAACAGGTTATTCATATTGTAAATATTTCTCTTACAGATGCGTATATTGGCAAAACAATAAAAATAGATTCTAGCGTGACCATAAATATACCACAAGGTGCGAGATCTGGTACTAAGTTTTTTGCCGATAATAAATTATATCGACTTGATATACAACCACATTATAAATTTAAACGTGCAAACGATGATTTATTGGTTGATGTAGCAATTGGTGCAATTGAAGCCATGCTAGGCGTGGAGGCTATACTAGAGCACTTAGACGGTGTTAAACTACAGTTTACAATACCTGCAGGTATACAGGCCGGGCAGATAGTTAAATTATCCGGTAAGGGAATGAAAAATCCGGAAACAGATAGACAAGGTGATGTTTTGGTTCGCATCACTATTACTGTTCCAAGAACCCTAACTGATGCCGAGAAGACTACATTAAAGTCTATAACGCACAGTGAGTCAATTAATATTTAAGGAAGAAGATGGCTAAAAAAGTAGAAAAGATGATTGAACGTGCAGTTTCTATTGCAAACGATAATAATCATGAATATGTAACACTTGAGCATATACTATTATCTCTTTTACACGAGAAAGATGTAAATGAACTTATTTTAGCAATCGGCGGACAGCCTGCTAAAATTAAGACTGATTCCATACAATTTTTGGGTGATCCTGCACTAAAGAAGCCAGATGCACTCAAAGATGTACCAGCAAAGCGTACGGCCGTTTTAAATCGCACATTTCAGCGGGCACTCACACAACTTGTATTCAGCGGCAGAAATGAATTAAATAACGAATCAATTTTACTAAGTATTCTTAGTGAAGAAACTAGTCATGCTTATTATTTCTTAGGTAAGCACGGCGTATCGCGTGAAAAGATTATTGCATATCTACGCAAGACAGAAGAAAAACAAGGACCAGAGGAAACATTCCTTGATCATTTCGCTCGTAACTTAAATAAAGAAGCAGCAGATGGATCTATTGACCCTGTTATTGGCCGCGAAAAAGAAGTTATTGATACAATTGAAATTTTAGCTAGACGCAAAAAGAATAATGTAATCTATGTCGGCGAGCCAGGTGTTGGTAAAACAGCATTAGCAGAAGGACTTGCACTTAAGATTGTTAATAAAGAAGTTCCAAAAGCATTGCACGATAAGGTTGTGTATAGTTTGGACATCGGTGCATTACTTGCAGGAACTAAATTCCGTGGCGACTTTGAAGAGCGTTTAAAAGGCGTGCTTGAGCAAGTTAAGAAGATGGGCAATTGTATTATGTTCATCGACGAAATTCATATGATTCTGGGAGCAGGTGCAACAACAGGTAGTCAAATGGATGCAGGCAATTTGCTAAAACCGATGCTCGCTAAAGGTCAGTTAATGTGTGTTGGTGCAACCACATATGACGAATTTCACGAATACTTTGAAAAGGATAAGGCACTATTACGCCGCTTCCAAAAGTATGATATTGAACAACCTTCAGCAGAAGAAACAAAACTCATCCTAAAAGGTATTGCTTATCAATACGAGAAGTTCCACGGCGTTACATTTGAAGAAGGTGCTACCGATATGTGTGTTGATTTAGCTGATCGATATCTAAAATCAAAATACTTTCCAGATAAAGCAATTGATATTATGGACTCAGCAGGTGCAATCTCTAAGTTAAAAGAAGAAAAGATTGTAACAATAGATTGTGTTGTTCAACAAGCAGCAAAGATTGCACATATTCCTGCTGATATGATTGATATGAAGGAAAATACAGCATTAGAAAATCTTGCACCAAGAATGAAGGATAAAGTTTATGGTCAGGATGGCGCTATTGATAAGCTTGTAGAAGCTATCTTTATGTCTAAGGCAGGATTGCGTAACCCGAGCAAACCTATTGGTAGTTTCTTATTTACTGGACCAACAGGCACTGGTAAAACTTACACGGCCAAAAAGCTCGCAGAGACACTTGGCGTACATTTTGCACGATTTGACATGTCGGAATACATGGAAAAACATACCGTATCCAAGTTCATCGGCGCACCTCCCGGCTATGTAGGCCACGGCGAAGGCAAGATGGGAGAAGGACAACTTATTCAAACAATTGATACAAATCCAAATTGTGTATTATTGCTAGATGAAATTGAAAAGGCTAATCCGGATGTTATTACTGTGCTATTGCAGGTAATGGATGATGGTCGTCTAACTTCTGCTAAAGGTAAGACAGTTGATTTTTCAAATGTTGTTATTATTATGTCAGCTAATCTAGGTGCAGCAGATGCAGAAAAATTAAAGATTGGGTTTGGTAATCAAGATAACGAAGGCGCTGTCGAAGCTGAAATTAAACGATTCTTTAGTCCCGAGTTTAGAAATCGGTTAGATGCTACTGTTAAATTCAATAAGTTAACAATGAATGAGATGTTCTTAATTGTTAATTCTGAAGTTGAAAAGACAGAGGTTATGCTTACCCCTAAGAATATTTCACTCAATGTTACACAACAGGCTCGCGATTGGCTTGCTAAAAACGGTTACGATCCTAAGATGGGCGCCAGACCGTTTGAGAGACTATTTGAAGAACGGATTAAGAAACCATTATCCAAAGAAATATTGTTTGGTAAATTAAAGACTGGTGGCCGAGCAAATGTTGATTACGATATTATAACTGATGGAATTAAGGTAGAGGTACTAGATCCTATTATAGAACCTCAATTGATAATTTAATAGTACACTAAATACAGAACCGCCCCCAGAGGGCGGTTTTTTACGGGCTATAATTCTTGCCTATCTCTGATAAATAATAGAGAACAAGAAGGAATACTATGGCAATTAGAAAATCAGTCTTAATGATGACAAACACTGGAACTGAGTGGAATGTCATCGGCGAGCCAGTAAGGGCTGATGCATACTATGGATATACTGATGGCATCCATACCGTACAGGTAATTTATCAAAACTTCGTTGGTGGATTTGGACTTCAGGGTACCCTTGCATTAAATCCACAACCCGAAGATTGGTTCTGGATCAGATTAAATCCAAACGGTGATGTAAATACACCCTTTATACCGTTTCCGCTCGACCCTTATGCACCTACAGGTAATAACGGCGGTGATACAGGATCTATGGCAACAACATTCATTGGAAATTTTGTATTTCTTAGAGCAGTATTATCTAGAGATTACCTTCAACCATTACCGGTAAATCCGCAATGGCAAACTTGGCAATATGGCCAACTTGATAAAGTATTATTGAGCTTATAAGGAAAAGAAAAGATGGCAATTATAGGTCAAAATACGCTACTTAATCAATATGTACCAACCTTTCATATTAAGGATCTGCTTGATGGTCAAACATTAGTATATGATTCTACCAGAAGGGCATTTATTAATGCCGAAGGTAGTGGCACATCTGGCGCAAGTAAATTAGGCGAGTTACTTAATGTATCTCCTACAGTTGATAGTCCTTCCTTATCTTTACATACAGGGCAGGCATTAGTTTATAATTCATTTACAAGTCTATGGGAAAATACTTTCGTAGATTATAATACATTACTCAATAAGCCAGCCCCGGGTGGCTCAGTTACTTCTGTTTCTGTTACACCAGCTCACGGTATAAGTGGTGTTGTAGCAAACTCAACAACTACTCCTGCAATTACATTAACTTTAGGTGCAATTACACCTACAAGCGTTGCGGCAGTCGGGACAATTACAGGTTCGAATTTGAGCGGATCTGCTCACGGTACATTTACCGGTACAAGTTCGGGAATAAACACAGGTGATCAGACAATCACACTTACTGGTGATGTAACAGGTAGTGGAACTGGAAGTTTTGCAACCACACTGGCAACAGTGCCTATTGCAAAAGGCGGCACAGGACAGACTACTGCTAGTGCAGCATTTAATGCATTAGCACCATCTCAGACTGGTAATCTCGGGAAAGTCTTAATGACAAATGGGGTTACTATTTCGTGGATGGCACTGACCCCAGGTGCAACTGGTCCCGTTGGTGCAACTGGCCCCACCGGTCTTACTGGTGCTACAGGTCTAACAGGTGATGTAGGTGCTACCGGCCCTGTAGGTGCCACAGGTGCTACTGGATTAACCGGTGATGTAGGTGCTACTGGTGCTTCTGGATTAACTGGTGATGTAGGTGCTACTGGTCCTGTGGGTGCCACTG